CGGCACATGTGCAAGCATTCGCAACACTCCAACCCGGCGCTGTGCAACACCTTATTGTTTTTGTTGCTATCGCAATCTTTCAAATCGTATCCAAAAGCAAAACAAAACCCATCAAAGGAGTGCACAATCCCATATCAGAGTTAAGAAAAACCTTCAAGACCGGCTTCAAAGATTTCATCACACCAATGTTAGAATAAATGAATCTATATTAGGAGAAACCAATGATTCTGACTAAAACCCAATTTAATGTTAGCGGCCTGCAAAATCATGGCCTCTTAAATTGTGCCTTTGCTTTAAATAACGGACAACCAGGAATCGAACCTGGGACATTCTGCACAAAAGGCAAACGCTCTACCACTGAACTATTTTCATTCTAAAGACAAAGGGCTTAAGCTTTGGCATATCCATTAGGATTTAAACCTAAGTTTCATTCTCGTCAGAAGGTGTCTTAACCAGCTAGACGACAGATGTGCTTTGACAGTCTCTATCCTTGTTTCTCCCAACACTTAGATGGGTAAAAATAGAGGAGTTGTTAAAATGCACTTTCGTAATAACCAAGAACAGTTATGTGCGTAATTCTAGCAAAATCAGAGTTCCAGTCATGTTCAGCTGAGATTTCTTTTCTGATTTTGTCTTCAATAACGGTTGGGCTGGAGCTATTCATAACGTTTTCTGGGATTTGAATAAACATTGAATGTTTGTTTGTGCCTCTGTATTTTACGAAGCAGTTAAAATATTTCATGTTACGCTCCTATTCATCTTTTATACAGCGGCCCAGAATTACGATGTTTTCAATTATAACTCTTTCTTGGGTCTGAAGAGATTCTTTTAGTTTTTCATAGAGAATTTCTTCAAGTATCCATTCGTGTTTAGAATTTAAGACCTCTTCTTTGACCTGAATAACTGTACTTCCCGAAACACATGGATGTATATATTTCACAAACAGATTTAAATATACCATATTAAATCCTTAAAATTTTGGCGCGCCCGGTAGGACTCGAACCTACAACCATTGCCTTCGATAGCTTACGGTTTAGAGGACCGCTGTTCTGCCAATTGAACTACGAGCGCTTTATTTCGTTTTGACGTGTTCTTTTGCGATTGGGTTAGGCCGGAAACATGTACACGAAACCGGCCTAGTATTGCGCAATATCGGTTTAACTGGTTTATCACCGAAAGTTTTTATCTAGAATACCAGTACAATGCGGGAAACCACAAGGACTGCCGGGGCGGCCATTGTGTTTGTGCCTATTGGATGTAAGAGAATGGGCTAATAGGCATCCCCACTCAATATTCATTAAACCTCTGGGCGTTTTGCCATCATCGCCTGATTAAGATGCTTTATTTGGCAAGTGCCTTCTTGAGTTTTAATAAGAATTCTTTTACTTTTAAAAACAACGATTTAGCCGCATTTGATGTTTTTGTGACGTCTATCCTTGAGACTATTTCGCCACTATATTCGCCGTTTTCTTTTAATGCCCAAAACTTTCTGAGGGCCTCTTCTTTACTATCTGCCCAAATGCTGATAGCCCACGACTTATTGTCGAATCTGTATGAGAATGTATATTCTTTCATTTTTAACCTTTTCTGTCTATTGGCTCATCGTATTGTAAGCAATAGCAGATTTCTTTAGCAGTCAATTCTTGTTTGGCGTCCATTACTGAATAGGAGTCGCAATATTGTTTAACGCATTCAAGAATTTCCAAAGCGAACTGATTACATTCTTCCTCTGTTTGATTCCGCCCTTTTTCTACATAAGGCTTAGTTCGTTTTAAGAAGATATTGATATTAGAGAATTTATTTATTTCTTCCAATACCAAGTTTTTAAACGTTTCACTTCCGTCTCCATATTTTTGATTATAGAAGACAGATAAGATTAGCGGTCGGTCGGTAATGATGTACTTTACCTTACCATTCAACCTAAACATCCTATGTTGCTGCTTTGCAAACAAATACAGCTCATTTTTGAATGTTTCATTTCTTTGTTCCCAAACAAGTTCCTTTGCATATTCTGAAACGAGCTCTACATCAAAGCCTCTCCATTTCATCATTGCAAATAGTTCAGATGCTATCGTGCTTTTGCCTGTTCCAGGGAAACCAATAAGATTTATCACAACTGTTTGCATCTTTACTTCCTCGGATGTTCATTATTTTGAACATTTATTTAAATTTGAAGCGAAGAGCAGGATTCGAACTCGTATCTCCACTTTACCGCGGAAATTATCCACTTTAGGCCATTCCTTTTAGGAATTGGGCTATTGTCTTTCGATTAGCCCTTGTTCTAAAGTTTACATGGCGCTTTACCAATTAAGCTATCTTCGCATTAAAGAGGGCGGACGGTACAGGATTCGAACCTGTATCTTTTCATTATCAGTGAAAATGTAAATCTTATGGCATTCCCATAGGACAAAAATACAAGATTCCAATAATGTTTTCCCAATTAAACTAACCGTCCATGAAATTTTTGGTCTAGACGGGAGGATTTGAACCTCCGACCCCCTGCTTCCAAGGCAGGCACGCTAACCGAACTGCGCTACGACTAGACTATTTGGAGCAATTACAGCAATGGGCACACCAAAAGTAATACCCATCACTCTACCTACTCAGTAGAAAATTTCTCAAAGGAGAATTTATGCCACTGTAACTGTACTTAAAGTACACAAATTTGTTTTTAGAATCAAATATTTAGAGCTGAATGCTCTTAATTTGGTTCACCCAGAAATCTGAGAAACCTTCTGATTCAAAGAACATTGAAATGATTTGAAATACAGAGTCATTAAATCCGCCGATGTTCAGAACATATTCTTTCGGAATTGTCTGTGAACTTGAACCTGGAGTTATGTCGATGTTTATCATCCGTGTGTTCGGATTGATACGTCGGATTTCTTTCAGCTGCTCAATTGTTCCTGTATCTGTATTCCAAAAGTTCCTTGTTGTGCCCAACCAGGATTCATTGTCTGAAACCATAATGATGTTATCTGGCATACCTTTATCGGCATAACGCCGTTTAATGAACATCATGGCCGCGCCGCAGTTTGTTCCACCGTTTGCCATTCTAGAAAGCTCATTACTGATACCAAGCAAGGTTTTATTTTTCGGTTCGTACATAGATGCAGAGTCGTTAAATAAAACGATTTCCAGGTCTGGGTTTTTCTTTTTCAAAGCAGCAACAAGAACTGCTGCAATGTCCATTACGCGAATGGTTGAGCGGTAGTTAATTAGCGAAGTCATAGAGCCAGAACGGTCAATAGCAACAACCGTTTTGCCTTTTAGCCCTGGAACATTCTGTAAAGAGATTTCTGCAGCTACATTCAGAGCATCGCTGATTTTGTAATCGATGTTTTCTGCTTTCTTAAATGCAGAGAAAATTCCAAAAGGCATTGCTTTACTATGAACAATATCGCGTTCGGACATCAATTTTTCGGAAATTTTGTCTACGAATGTTTTATCCTGGAATACGCCATGACGCTCAAATGTAGCCAGATTCATACGGGTCTGGTTCCATGTTGCATTCTTAGCAATGTGTTTCCAGCCTTCTGTTGTTAGGTCCATAGAAGTGTACATTTGGAATGGCACATCTGGCAGTGATTCGGCGGATTCAGGATTACGTTTCAGTTTCAGATACAATTGAAGTTGTTCCGGAAGTTTGTCTTCTTGGTAGTCCATATCGCAGACCCAACGATAAAGCTGATTGCGATTTTCGTTTGGTGCTTTTGGATGGACCATCTTAATGATGTCCTTCAAAGAAGGGTCATTACCAATAGAAGCATTGATAATTGTTTTGTCTGTTGCGGTGTTTAACCAGTCTTGAATTTGGTATTTGGCATTTGTACCAAAACTTCGACTTCCGAATGTTCCTGAACGAATGATTTGCACAAAGGTTCTTAACATGCGGCCGTTTGTAATAACACGTTTAAAAATCGCATTAAACAGCGCTCGATTCTTTTTCATTAGATATCCCAACAACAAAGCTGGGGCATCTTTCATGAAGCCTTTTTCATGGGCATAAACTGCAACCTGTGCAACATATTCATCACTGCATTTCTGTGCCAACTCGAGAATACGAGAAAGTTGTGTCTTTCCGTCAACATGGAGATAGCCATCCAGCATCCCTGTTGTAGAGTATTGAGCCAGTGCATGTTCATGTGTCATGGCATAAGCAACACCGCCGGATTCGTTTGTCGTATTGACACGAACAGACGGAGTAGGAACAGTAGAACCAGCGGGGACACTGATACGAGAAGTCTTAAATAATGGTGATGCCATTTTATTTCCCTTTAGACAAAAATTCTAAACATTATCAGGCTTTTTGAGCCTGATACAAACAGTATTCACTTGTCCGGCAGGGCTAGAACATCTTTCTGCTAAACCTTCTTTACATAGTTTACGCATAATTGCTCTAGCCTTATCGTGTGAATATCTATACTTGTGGCAAAAGAAATATCCTTTTGTTTCAAGGATTTCTTTAATTTGTACCTCTTTAATTTTCCAGATTTTCATAATTCAATCTTTTAAATTTATACATAAAAGCAGCATCAAGGGTACATTCTTCTTGCTGCCAAATTGGGTAACTATGGAACGGGCTTAAATTTCTTTTCAAATTCAGAAGCAGGACAAACGCAATATTCATACGTTTGCTTATTAACATAAACTGCCATTAGAGATGAATCAGAGTCCATTTTGGCAATACAGACAAGTTCGTAATAACCGCCTTTGTCGTCCATATAATCAGTATCGGTTAGCATATTTAACCTTTGTTTAATAGTGGGAGAGTTACTCCCAGAGTTAAAGACAGCGGAATCGTCTAATACGAAACCGCTATCAGTGCATATACCTAAAAAGGACATGTGTTCATGGCTAAGACACCTAATATGCACGCTTCTATTGTTTTGGTGCTCTTTTACACAGCCTCATCTCGACCAATACAGGCTAATCTGTCCGCGCGTTCATTACCAGAATGTCCGCTATGACCTTTAACCCATGCGAATCTGACATCATGAAGCTTTATCGCCTCATCAAGTTCTTGCCACAAGTCAACATTCTTAACGTCCTTTTTATTGGATGTTTTCCAATTATTAGACTTCCATTTGGAAAGCCATCTGGTAATGCCGTCTCTGACATAAGTAGAGTCTGTTGTTAATAGAACTCTCCATTTGCCCGATGCTTTTGGTGTGATTGCATACAAAGCTTTAATGGCGGCGGTCAGTTCCATTCTATTATTGGTCGTATCTTTTTCACTTCCGTACAGTTCTTTTGTCTTTTCACCGTACTTCATGAATACGCCCCATCCGCCCGGGCCAGGATTGCCGCTACAGGCACCATCAGTGTACACATAAATAGTCTCAGCCATGATTAAATTCCTTTTAATTTATTACGCTTTGGTCAATTTGTATTTGTCGTCAACGTTAACAACCTCCCAATATGGAAGATTTTCTTCTTTTTTGGCTTTTATTTGGTTTTTCAAGAAGAGGGCATAGGCAGATGCGTCACGTTCTCTCAGTAGGTCTACGACCTTCTCTAAGCCTTCATGTCCAAATTCTTTTTCAACAGCCAAAAGAGCCATTTGATATCCATAGGTCTGATATTTAATTTCTTCTTGCATTGTATATCCTTTTTGATTAATTATTATTTTGTTATGGAAGAAATAAGCTTCTCCCATCCTTTCTCTTCGTCTTCAAATTTCGATAAGACATATTCATCGAAAAGCATATATAGTTGGGCAACTGTTTTTGCAAACTCTTGATGCTCTTCAGACTTAGCCAATTCTTCGATTTTATTTTCAAATTCAGTTCGCGTCATTTTGTTTTTCGCAATCTTTGTTTAAATTTATAACCTGGGGTTCGTTTCTATAGAAAAGAACCATCATTTCTTTCCCTTCAAGGCACACTTTTATGCTTTCAAATTTGTGGTCACGAACGAAAAATTTATTAGTTCTATCAGATAGTTCTTTTAACTCTGGGATTCTTTTAGATTCATTTTCTTCTTTTTCTTTTCTGCCTAATACTATAATAATAAAGACTAGCAGAAAGGCGGCTAAAAATCCTCCAAGAAACATTAAGATAAAAATATCTTTATCTCCAGATGAATCACTTTTCATCTTTTTCTACAAATACTAAAAGCTCTGGGATATAACTCTCAGGGCCCATTGTTTTAATCAGAGCATCACATCAATAGAGACATTATTACGAATATCGTCAATGCTCACAGTGTAAGCAATGCCGTTTTCAAAGACAACTTTCATACGGTCATCTTCAAAATCGCTATTTGCAGTTAACCCATCAATACAGATGTCGCCTACAACTTTAACACGGCCGCGAGGTGATTTCTTGCCACTATCTGTTTTAGGGTCTTTCATCAATAGATACTCCTGGCCACCTTGAATCGTAGACGTTGCCTTAATTGCAAAGCCCAGCGAATCGCGTGTTGGACCAGCATACGAAAAGCTGCCCACTCCAAACACTATGTTCGAAGAAGCGAAACCTTTTGCCTCAAGTCCGACAAAGATTTGTTCTGCCCGTTCAAGGGTGATAGAATCGCCGTAGATTGCACTGATATGCGGATCAAGGACTTTGTATCCTTTTTCATTGATAGTGCCCCCAAACGTCTCCCAGAGGGCCTGAATGAGGCCTTTCTCCTCGGCTGTTGAACCATCGCTTTCTGGAATGCCGCAAATCACATGAACGGGGTCCCCAGAATCTGGGCGAATCACTACGCGGCCATTGCGAGACATGATGTCGTTTTTCAAGACCGGTAATACATGTTCGACATTATGCCAGAAGTCATAGGTGTCTGATACGATAGAAACAAATCCTTTAGGATACACTTCTTTAATCAGGTATCGATAAGATTCGGTTTCATCGCGGCCACCGCCGGCGGCTTCTTGTTTTGCAAGCAGTGCACACATAACACTGTGTTCAGATGCTGGAATGCTAGTCGGATGGAAGTTCTTGGCAACTTGACCTTTGTAGTATTCGTCTACATAGGTAATTGCTGGAATCGTATCAGTGCCATTGAAGTACATTAAATGACCGAGACCTGAAAGTTGTGCTGATTCCAGACTGCTCATACCACGCATAGAGAAGTCATGGAATTGGAATTGCAAATAGTCTTTGTTGTCGCAAGTTATTTCTGCGAATTTGTAGCCCAATTGATAATACTTACGGCTAATAGAGGCAGAAGTCATTGGTTGCCATAAGCTACATGAAATCAGAGTTTCGAGGTAATTGGTTAACCATGCAAATCGAGGATGTGTGTTTTCGATTGACAGGATTGGTGCGCCAATAGGAACGGATTGTCCTTCTGGAATTGCTTTTACACGGAGCGGCAAGTAATCCAATTGATGCAGTTCGCGGATATGTGAACCATCGTCGTCAACACCCAATGTTCGTTTAATGAATTCGGAGTATTCTCGAACAACATCTTCTTCGGCGCGGGCAAAGAATGCTTGTTGGAAGAAGTCAACCAAATATTTGATTACAAAGCCGGAAATACCGGCAGAGACAACACGGTCTACTTTATTCAGGTACTTGTTACTACGAGGCACCATGATTGAATAGACATTTTCTGTGTCTTTGGGATATTGGTTACGATGTGAAACTTTATAAAAGTCACATACTAATGATGGAATGATTGAATACATTTTATTCCTTTTTAGTAATTGGTTATAACAAAACGGTTGGCCGGAGGATGTATTAGGTCTTTAAGCATGTTTAGATGCTCAACCATTGCCGGCATACTGTTTGTGCAGTAAACCTTGCCATTAAAGGGGCTATTTTCTTTAAAAAGCTCACCTTCAAAAATGGATGCTTCGCAGTGGGCAACAACTAAATTGATTACATAATCTTCATGGCCAATGTTCTCTTTAATTAATTTAGAAGCCAATAAGAATGTGCCGCCCTTAGAACAAATATCATCTACAATTACAACATTCTTTATATTCCAAAGAAACTCATCAGAGATGTTGCCACTTTTAACCAGCGTTGAAGAGATTATTTTGCCGGTTTGAAAATCATGCTCTTTATTTATTGATACGCTTTGATATTCCGAGAAAAGCTTTTTATATCGCTTAACAGCGGTTGCATCTGGGAATACCAAAAGCGTATCTGTATGGCTAAAATTCTTTTTAACCATATCAATTTGGGGCACATGATTAATTACTGGCGCGTCAAATACAGCTAATGTAACATCAGAATGTGCATCCAGACACTTAATACGCTTAGGCTTAATCAAATTGTTTACAAAACTAGCAAAAGATTTCAAAGATAATGAATCCGTTTTGCTTTCAATACGGTCCATACGAGAGTATGGGACATATGGCAAGTTCAATACAAATTCAGTATTAGGATTATTGCGAAGAATTGAATCCACTATACAAAGCAAATCAAAGAACTCGGAATCATCCTCATATATCATCGTAATATCTAAAATACCTTCTGCCGGAATTTCAGGTATCATATATTTCTTTTCGCCATTTGGAAATCTTTTAACAATGGGCATTGACGAATATGGATTCTCTAAGTCTGCTGAATCAATATAAATCATATATAATCCTTAAAAGACGTTGAATGGATTTAATCTGATTCTTTCAACAGGCTTACTAATTAGTTTTATGTCATGTTGAGAGAAAAGTTCAATCAATTCTTGTTTTGCAATCTCTGGCAATTTTTCGTTTAAATCTTTCATTGTACACAGAATTGAATCTACTGTATCTTCAATCTCTTCTGAGGAGAACCGTATATTATTAATAGATACATTTCTGCCCTTAATAGTTAAATCCATTTTTGAAATATCAAAATACAGGTAAATGGAATTCCCTGAAGATTTGCCGTTGTAATTCGCAGAGAACGAATAATCTATCAAGTTGATAGATTCTTTGATGTTGGTATTTGTTAAAGAAATTTCTTTCAAATCTAATGCAGAATGATTTGTTGCTCCACAATAATTAAAGTATTGCATACTCATTCCATGTTTAGTGAATATGTTTTTAATACAATCAATAAAATCACAGCCATTAACAAGAATTCTGCAATTTGAAGAGCCAAGTTCTTCAGAATAAAGCTCTGAATTATAGCCATGCATTAGTTGTTTAATTGTAAAATGTGGATACAGGTTTGCTTCTTGTGCAATACTGCAAACTACATCAAAAGAAGGTTCTTTTAAGTAGGATATTACCATTGAAATTTCTTCAACCCGATTTTTGTCATTCAATACGTCTTTGAGGATTTCCAATATAGTGTTGTCCGGCAAGGATTCATATTCATAAACATAACGGATTCGGCCCGGACGATTGAAAAAGAACCTATTAATTTTATTCTTTTCGTTTGCTGTAAACAGAAACAAATTACTTTTAGAGCTTGTTCCATCAATTATACTTAACAGTGCATCTTGATGCTCTGCTTTTTCAAACATCTTTTCAAATTCATCAATAAAGAATACACAACGGTCATCGATACTTTCAATGTATTTACCAATGATGTCGATATGTTCTGGCAATACGACGATAACTGGATGCTCTGCAGACAGTTCAATACAAACCTGTTTAGCTAACAGAGATTTGCCAGAACCAGATTCGCCGTAAAGCAGTACACCGAGATTTTTATCTGTTGCCTTAAAAGAGGTTATAATACGATTCATGCGTTCTGTTGAATCGCCATAAATTTTAGCAGGAATTTTCAAAGGGTCAGCTTGATTCAGGAAAATTTGACCCTGAGAAATCGCTGTTGTATAAAAACCTGCAGGCAGATTCTTTTTGAACAAATTCGGGTCAATATCTTTACCGAATTTAACAATGCCTTGGGCAACTTGGTATACGTTCTGCATATTATTACCTTTCTAATTCAATTTAACTGGACGCGGAATTCGGAGATATACATATTATTTCCTATTAGAATCTTTTAGCTTCTTATTCACAGACCTAATAATGGCTTCTAGGTCTATAAGTGCGCAACCTTGTGATTCTAAATACTTTATTACCCGTAAGAAATTCTGTGCACCCTAGTTCATTTTTCGTCGATAAGGGATTTTAATCTTTCAATTAGTTTTGTCCGATTAGATAAATATCGTTTTGTCACTTTAGAGTAAATCTCTTTGAGTTCCAAATCTCTTTTGTCTTGCCGCTGTTTTGCGATGTCTTCAATATAACTTTCAATTACATCAAAGTGTCCATTGATGTCTTTTATAGGTTCTTTATTGTTTAAATGATTTCTAATTTCGTTTAAACATTTTAAAACATAGGTTTTAGTTGAATTATTTTTGTCTGACATTTTTACACTCCTTTTCATTTTTCTCTCATAAAAGGACCGGCACCAATGCGGGTCCTTTAGAATTAATCTTTATATGTGATTTTAATACAGAATTTTTCAACTTTTGCTTTAATTGGATTTAAGCGTTTAATTAATTCATTCAGCATCTTTAAAGATTGTCTTCGTGTACGTCTTTTTAAATAAAGGTCAGTTAAATACATTATGGCTACTGCAAGAATTGCAGAGACAATAACGATTAGACTTAAAAAGGAAGAATAAGCTAAAAAGAAATCAAACCCCTTTAAAGCGTCTAAAGAATTATTGTATAAATCTAAAACAATAGAGGTTATGAATCCTACTGTCTCCATTATTAGTATGAATGCTATAATCAGAACTGGAATTAATTGCGGCGCGAATTCACAAATGTTGTCTGCTGGGTCATAATAAAGATTCATTATCCTATATAACCAGCTTTTACGACTTAATTCCATTTGATTCTTCTTTCAACTTTAGGGATTTGACAGTAATGATATTAGCATCATTTCCATTATTTCTTGCAATTTTCTTAGATTTATAAATATAGAAAGACTGGCCAACTTCACGGAATTTTATTCCACCAAGATTTTGAACAGGAATCTCTCTAACAAATTTGGTACATTTCAGTTTAACTGGCATTTGCTTGTCTTCAGTAAGTTTGTTAACTTCATATTCATTCCCATATTTGTCGACAACCTCTATGCCCATTTTAATGTCTTCTAATCTCATTTTTATCGTCTTTCTGAATTATTCTTCAAGCCCAAAATAATCAATAAGCCTATCCATTTTAGAAATGATATTCGCCGTGCCTATTGGATTTTGACTATGAACAGTGTATTCAAAGCCTTTTGGAAATTTGAAATTTCTATCAATAAGCTCATTTTCAAGTGCATTTATAAAGCTAATTACTGTATCCTGTCCTCCCAGGTCATGGTCAAATGCAATTTCTTGCGGTAGCCCATATAGCTCTAAGGCTTTAATTGCTTGGAAGCTATTGCGGGCTACAAACCAATCAGGAGTTACAGGAAAACGTTCATCATCTATGAAAAGACAATAAGTCATAATACCTCCAAAACTGTATTTATTATTTACAGATACATTGTGTTTTGTTGTCTTGTTTTACGTCTGCAGCCAATAGATAGACGCCACCCATTGACAACCAGATGACTGTTAACAAAATGAGGAATGTTTTGTCTTTCATTTTTGATTTCCTTTTAATATTTTTGAATTGCCAAATAACTTGAGAACAGAAGAACAAACATTAAGAATGCTAATACTGTGTATGCAATGAATTCAGGAACATCTTCGTTTTCGAAGAAGATAACCCAACAAACTATGGCTGTTGCAGATAAGTAAAACATTACTTGCACTCCTTGGAAGAGAATTGTAAATAGTTTTGATAAGACTCAATGTTGGAACTGTATGTATTTCCAATTTGAATTAATTGATACTTATGATTTGGAACCGGGATATTTGTAGTGCATTTATTAGGATATATTATTGTTATGTAATACATTTTTCCGGTTTGTGTTTTTTGTTCATATTTATTTTGGACAATAGAAGAATATGGGATTGATGTAATTTTATCTTCCGCCGCCGTTTGGATGTATCCTGTTGTCATCATCCCTAACATCGAAATTGCAATTAACCATAGGATTGATTGCAGTACTCCGTATTGTTTTAGTATGAAGTACGATAATGCTAAAGTTGTTATTATTAGAGTTGTTAGGTATCCAATCATAAAAACTAATGTAGGGTTGATAATCATTTTGTAGCCTCCTTAAAGCTATGATTATATTAAATAAATTGCTAAAATAATTATTGATAGCAGTGAATACCAGAAGCATATGTTTACCAATGTCAGTATTCTTTTATCGTGAGGATATATTAAAGGAAGTGCACATCCTATTGCTATTGTGAATGGTCCAATAGGGAATATTCCAAATAGTAGGATGTCTAGTAATATTTGAGGCATTTTGTTTTTGCTTTCTTGTTAATGAAATGTGCATCTAAATATTTGGTCTGCCAATTTAATGCATGTTCCGGGCCGCCCGTTTGAGTCAATCACTTCAATCTTTTCTCTTACAGGCAGCTCTTCTATTGTTTTGGAATCAGCTTGAAATACCAAATGTATACATACACATACAGCGAATATAAAAAGAAGAAATAACCCTTCTTTAATTTGATTTAGTTTTTCCATGTTGTTGATACAGTCTATTTTGTTTCGTGCCGGAAATGCCTAATTCGTCAGCCATTCTGCTCATTAAAAACAATTGGTTAAATACCATTAAGCATATAATGATGCATAACAGAATATCGAATGCATCAATCATTGTTTTCTTACTCATTTAATTAACCTTTATAGTTTTCTACAGTATGGCCAAATTCTCTTAAGATTTGTGCCGCTTCTGATGTGGTCTTGATTTTTGTTTCTGAAAAATCAGCATCAAGGTCTTCTGCAAATTCAATAAGTTCGGTCCAGTTTAACTTTTCACCATTAACGAGGTAACACTTTTCCATGATTTTCAACCTTTGGGTTTGGGTGGATTTTGAAGAATAAAAGCGCAATAAAGGCCATCGTGCAAACGATGGCCTCTTTAACTACATTAAGAAAAAACTTTCTGCAACAATGACTTACTACATTCTTCCACAACTTTATACCTGCAAACACGCGCCTTAGAACCATCATAGTCCCTAGGTACAGAAACAAAGTCTTTGGGGTTGATGCGAATTTTTACCAGCCGCCAATCATCACCTGTTTGACCGTAACCGCTTTCAATCAGATACCTTAATGATGCTGCATGAAGTCCATATGAACAAGTTTGGTTGTCGTCATCATCAACCTTTCCTCGCTCCATTTCAACCGTTGTGCCTGGGGCATTGTTAATTTTGCCTGTATATACATCCAGGAAATTATTTTTAATAACCTTATAGCAAATAACAAAGCCTTCTTCATCGATTTCGATGTCGTTATGACCAATAAAGGAATAGAGGTTGTTAATGGTTTTTCTTGAAGAGTTTTCTTTCAGGTGCGAAAGAAATGCAATCATACTCGGAATTGAAATTGAGTTGTTTTTGCCAATTGTACATTCGTTCTCAACGAACTTGACAACTTCCATTGCAAGTTTTTCAGGTAACGGTGAACCTTCAATCTGTGCCTTTTTAAGGCTGATACGCATTCCTCCAAAAATAACAATGTCTATATCATTGATTGCATTGAAAATTTCTTCAGAATTTTTACCTTGATACCACTTAGAAATAATGGAATCGAATTGGTTTTCCGTAATTTGATTTCGAATCAGCTTTACGGTTTTTAATTCATCATTCTCATATTTTGTGGCCATAATGAATTTATTTTCATCTACTGCCAGATGACAACTCATTTTTAATCCTTTCTATATACTGAGCATAGACTTCTCTGATATTATTCCATAACGGGAATTTTCGGTTTAACTCTTCAGTAACCATTTGTCTAATTAATAAGACCCCCATATAGGTAATAAAGCTGTCTTTTTCTACGCTTTCAGAGGTACGATACTCTTTTGATATTTTTTGAATTGTTTCGTCTATATAGTCCTTAAGTGCATTTTCATATGAACTTACCAATTTATGGCCATAGATAAATTCACCAGTGAATAAGTTTCCTCCGAAGGTCTTAGCCTCTGGACTTTTATCTTCTGTGTCTGATTCATATAACATAGCGGCGGCATGAGAAACACACAAAGCCTTTTCTTCCTCATTCAGGCAGGACAACAGGTGGCTTGAAGCATATCTAACAACACCAGGGTCAATAATAACAATGTTGTCTCTTTTGATTTGGCTCGCGGCTAACAACCCTTTTGGTGTTGGTCTTCCCACATAGAGGTTCTTGTTTTTGAATAATGGCAGAATAAACTTAAACAATTCGCGATACATTAAGCGGTTATCGCCTTCCTGAACTATAACAAACAAATCTTTGTCTGTTATGTCTTCAGGTTTATACGATAAATTGGCGCTTCCTGTATTGGTAACCAGATAATCCGAAGAGAATTTGATAGGGTCGCCTTCTTCTGCCTTTAAAACACGTCTTGATTTCAAAGCTCCTTTGAATGTAGGATTATCTACGCCTACATAAACCAGATTGAAACCTAGTTCATTAACTATAGACTCAAGCTCTTCTTTGCTTTTATCAGAAACAAGAATAACATCTTTGCTCAATTTAGAGGCTGGATATATAAATTCATCTGCAGAAAATAGCTCTGAACTGTAAACAACTATTGTTTTTGTTTCCAATACACGCTTAAGGTTATGAGGGCTAAATGCCAACTTCGGATTGTCATGTGTGCTGGTGTATTTTTTAGACCATCTTTTATAAAGAAAATAGTCAAAGTAACCGAAGAATAATCCTTTTAGCTTTTCAAGTCCAATTGAATTATAGATATGGTTTGTAATTTCCCTTAAGAATGAACCATTTGCAGACATCAAGTTCGGAATAAAATCACATGATAAGAGTTCTTCCTTTGGCATAGCCTTGATGCTTTCAATGATTTGAGGCATTGCTTTGTCTATAATTGTCGAAGTGTACCCCAGGATATCTGGTTCATTAGACAGGCTTTCTCTTGATAAAGACACTTCTGCTTTATCAATAGGGATGTCTATGATAACTGTTTTATCCAGAAATCTTTTCATCCTGTTGATTTCATATACCGGCCCGCCGACTGAAACGAGCGACCTTCTGTGCGAATAATAATGGTCATCACTGCATTCATCTGCAACTACTCTTACATTATCAGCTAATTGAATAATTTTAGGATATCTAAATTTAAGTTCAAAATTAGCAGTTAATGTTGGCAAAGGTATAAAACCTATTAGCTCTTGGCTATAGGCAAATATAATCCTATCTAAGTCTTGGTTTTTGATTGGGATTTTAATAATAGTGCCATTGCCTTCGTCTGTTGGAATATCTTGGGCCAAGATTTGATAAGTTGGAACATTATCATTTTTTGAGGTTACGATTACGTTTTTAAATCCGTCTTTAACGGAAATTGCAGTGAATAAATCTGCATAAGCTAATGGACTTTTAGAGCCGATGCCAAATCCGCCGATGTCCGTATTGCTGGTGTCTTTTGTTGACTTAAAAAACGTTGTATAGACGCTTTTCATGTCGTCTAGGGACATACCTATGCCGTGGTCTTTAATTTCGATATACGATGAATATAGGCCCTCTCTGTGCACATATATTTCAACAGGGCCGTCATATCCCGCCCGTTTGTTTGCATCTTGTGCGTTTGCTACGATTTCACGAATCATAGACTCGAACGGTTTGGCATACAAATCACCAAATAAAGACTTAAAGGTCTTGCCGGAAATTTCAATTTCGTATTTATTTTCGCCCGTACTTGTTACGGTTGAATCTTCTTTTATAATCATTGTTTCCGCCTTGGAAAGATAAATATGGAATTAAAATAATAGCGGATAGGTTTTACCCTATCCGCATTTTAATTAAAGGATTGATATATCCAAATCGTTGTTTTCTTCTTCTTTAATCTCTTCTTGGGCTTCTATTGCTAATTGCCCAATACATTGATTATAGATATCAAAAACTGGTTTAATCATACTACCTATGAATGTCTTTTCTACAATCAGATTGAACCATTTGGAGATTTCAGGGTTCTTTAAATCAATAGCAACGCCTGAGTTGTCTACTGTCTGACCTTTATTGTGCATTCTTAGGAAGTCGCCGCTAAGCTTAATCAGATTATGCTGTTCTGCCCATATAGCTATGTTTACGATGTTCATAGCTGTTTGACGGCTATAACCCATTTCTTTGGTAATTGTTTCTAGCACTTTTTTATGGGCCTTTTGGTCTGCACCTAAAGTTGATAGCATAAACTTTTGATGTTGAGTCGCGCCGCCCTTGATATGTTTGATTGCATTGATTACATACCGTTCGTTTGTTTCGGTATATACATGGTCACATTCTTGAGCAGATTGTTCTGACAGATTTATCTTAACAAATTCTTTACCTGTTTTACCTGATATTGTTTGGTTTGCAAGCTCTGAATTCTCTTCTAATAATGCAAGGTACAGCTCGATGAGCATACCGAACTGCCAGCTGTTGTTGGTCCCTGGGCCAACGGCTTTCTTGGCATTAGCAGAGTTAGTGATTAAATCTATATAACTTTCATCACCAGGTCGTTTACAATGGGTCGGCGTGTAATGCAACCTGTACGGTTTCTTCCAGTCCAGCTTTTTAATGCTGTCATACTCTGACCGCAGGAAATCTTCGTCCCATTGATACATTTTCTCGGTGATGTTCGTCAGTTCGAACTCTTTCATCATTTCTTGTGCCTCTTCCGGCAATACGGTGATTTGTAGTAAATCTCCGTCGATATCGGAATGACTTCCTTTGATGATATCTTTGCTGATTAAAGCACAATGCAGGTTTGCTTTTACATCCAAGTAGCTGTCCAAGCTGAAGCCATAGTTTTGTTTAAGATGAGTGTCAAACTTGTCGTAGTCCCAAATTTCGCTGATAATCATCTGGTTCTTCCATAAGAACGGAGAACGCAATGTGAAGGCGTACATTGGTTTGAATGCCTGTACAAGTGCCTCTGTGATATACATATCCTTTGTAGGGTATACGTATTCATGTAGCTCTTGGTAAATGCGATTATTCAGGATTACAACTACACCTTCTGGTACGTAAATGTCGTGCATTTGTTTCATATTCACGCCCCGCAGTTTTGGTGTAATCATGGTTTGGATAAGCGTTTGACCCATCATTTCTGAGGAGTAAATCATAGACTTCAGTGCAGTCATGTAGTTGCCGTATGCACTTGGCCTATTTTGACTGGCTTCTGTTCTTGTAGGTACAATACGGTAATAGTATTGTTTTCCCAATAAAGCGTTTTGGATTATTTTTGATACTTCAATAAGGATGCCGGGATATACATATTTGCCATTGGTCTGTTTGCTGCAAAATAGCCCTAATGTTTTTGCATCTGGGATGCGTACCATCAGATTAGACCGTTGCTCTCCTAGGTTAATATAGAAGCCTTTGTTAAAGTCCTCGTCTATTAGCTTAGAGTATAATGGGAATATGGAACTATGTTCCAGGATTAAGTCTTTTTCTGAGAAATGTTTTCCTAAGCTGCTAATTGTATATACAGGCTTGTTTTCTGCATGTACGAAGCGGCGGCTCGTATCGTTCAAACACTTCATCAATTCAATAACAGCATCCTTTTCATCAGGGTCTATACAGTTATCCATGATATACTTCGCAAGACCTGAATCTTTTGTCTGTGAAATATATCTTAAAGCGTTAAAGCTAAGCTTTTGATTACGAATAACCGTAAAATGACTACCTATTTCGGTGTAATTGATTTGAACCAAACCATAGAGCTTGGTCTTTCTTTCAATTACCTTACCTTCACGCTCCATATAGAATGTTGCTTCAGGAATAGAATCTGCCGCTGCATTGATTTTCTCTTCGTCCATAGAACAAAGCAGTTTATCGCCCGACTGTGGTTTGTAATAACCATACTTTAATGCAAATGCTGCTTGCATTAAGCGTATAGTATTTTCTTTGGCTTTAATGCTATTGACACCGGTAATAATGTCTACATCAATATCAAAATCATCTGTTTTTAGTCTGCCGCAAGTTGACATTGTTTTGGTTACACCTTTTAATCCTGTGTGGGATGTAATCCTTGAATTACCTACTTTGTAATAGGCAACAAAATCAATACGGACGGAATTGTTATATCCGTTTTGGGATATTTTGGTAACTTCGATTTTAAGAACGTTATCAATAATAATCGGACGGTTATCATATTTGCCAAGAAGGATTGAACCTTTATTGGCTGTATATGTTTTTCCTTCTTCAACCAGAATTTCATCAAACTCTGTTTCTTTATGGCGATTCATATATACGATTTGATTGCCAATACGTGAATTAACTTCTAAGTCGCCGCCGACTTGGTGATAACTTTCCAGGTCAATATCGTTATAAACAACGATAGCATTAAATCCTCCATTGTCCAAAGGAAGATGTTCGCCGTTTTCATCAAACAGGAACTCACCGTTTTTATCAACTGCTGCATCTTCAATGAACAAAGGATTAGCAGGATTCAAAACGCCAAAGTAGTTTCCGTTCACATGGGTTTTCAATCGCGCCGGTAATGCCGATGCACGAGGAAAGATTGAATAGAAACCGACGATTTCATCTTTATGATTATAATCAAAACCAAATCCTGTGCATGAAATTTCTGCATCTCCGTCAGTAACAACAATTTTGTTGCTTTCGGATAACATAGTTTCTGAACCCGGCATAAGGTTGAAGCAGTTAGATGCTGCAATGATTGCTTCTTTGGTAGGATTGGTAATGACTCTTCTATGGATTAAATCTCCAATAGGAAGATTCTGGTCTATGTACACTAAAGATGTACCCATATTTGTACGATATGGAGACCATAAAACCAGAAGATTTGATGATTTTACATTGGCATTAAATGCATTTGGGCTAATATATTCAACAAAGTTTGTAATCAGCTTAATGTCGCGTCGGATGTAGGTTGTGAATATTTCTTGGCTTTTGAGAGAATACTCAAATCGTTCTGCCAATACGAAATATAGCATTTCGAGATGGTTAATCACTTCAATCGGCGCGGCCTTATTGATATGTTTAGAACAAAAACAAAAATCAGGCCAATGATTCTTAGGATTAAAGAATGCTTCAGGAATAATAAACTCCGTTTCAACATTCTGTCCTGCAATATTATTTATAATCTTAAAACTAAAAGTATTTTCTTTCAGTTCAAATTCAATGCGTCCTTCCGTAGTTAATCGTTCACGAAAGATAGCATAGGCTTCTGACGGCGCAGAGTCTTTACGGATTACGGGGATATCTCCATTGGAAATTCTTAATTTCATATTACTGTCTTTCTGAGCACTAAATTAAATTAACGGCTTTACTGAGCCAAGAAAAAGCCGACACTTTTCTAAGTGTCGGCCCTATTTATTTCCTTTTGATTTGTTGATAGCAGCAACCTGTGCCCTTACCTTCTGTAAACCAAAAGTGTTTCGTCTTAATCTTTGTGTTCGCATTTACTTTCTGTTCCTTGTGTTTCTTTAACTATCGAATGAACCATTTCTTTGCAACATCCGCAGCATGTTGTCGCTCCGGTCTTGTTTGCAATGCAATTAACAGTATTGCCTTCTGAAGCTAACTGCTTGATTATTTTATCATTTATATTATTACAAATACAAATTACCATATTCTATACCTTTCGTGTAGCCTTTAAAAACACAAAGAAGTTTAGCCCCGACATTAAGTGCCGGGGCGTAACTCTTGAAGGAGCCGTCTTTCCGTTGTCCTTCGTCAATTGGCAAAACCAAGCAGTCAAGAAAGGTCGTAATATGTCCTAAGGTTTTTCAGGAGAGCGGATAACCTTAGAAACCGCTGAACACGCCGTCTGTGTTTGATTCAAACCGCGATGTGGTATAGAGGGCTATAAAGGCAAGGAGGAAACCTTTATAGCCAATGGTTGAGACATCAGACGTATCCAATTCGGCTGCCAAAAATGAATAAAAGTGCTGCTTAGAATACGAATATGCTTTAGCCTGGTCAATGGCATCAGAAACCAACTGTTATTTTAGACCTAAAGGAAGTTTGAAGTAGCGGTTAAACTACATTTGCTTTGTTTTGTTATTCAAAAGGCAGGTTCGCCATTAAGAAAGATGCCTTTGACTTTCATTTCACGTTTACCGTAATCTTCATCATTGATTTCGATTGTGCCTTCATCCCATTCGATGTCTTCTTTGAGCATCTTTTGGATATATGGTGGAATCTCTACGATACGCTTACCTTCTTTGGTGAGGGTAATAATGCATTCGAGGTCATAGAGATCTTCGTCTGACATATTGGCAATGTTTTGAATGTCTTCTTTGGTAAGTATGACAGCTTGTGTCTTTTTGAGTTCTTCTTCAACAATACGGCGGAACTCTTTATCATTGCCGCCGCTGAAGATTGTTTCTTTTGCTACGCTCATGCCGAACTTGGCATATGCTTTATACAATGCGTTTGGAGAAGTATTCATAATTTTTCTTTCTTTTTGATTGTTGTTTTAAGTCTTTTTAGGCTTAAGTTTATAAAAGACGTGTTTACCAATACGGAATGGGTTAATAGCGCGTCCTGCAGGCCTTCTGCCGTTAGATGAGAAGAAGATTGAACCATTGGTATTATCTGCTCTCTTATTCGCTCTGTGAGCGTTATAGACGGCTTGTGCGAGGTCTTCTGTTTCCTTAGTATACGAGCTGTTAGCTCTTAACTTTTTATTACGGTACCATTGGAATTGGCCGCGCTGGGCTATTACTGCCCTTACTGTATTGGGAAACTCTTTGTGTTTAACACGATTCATGATTACGTTAGCAACTGCCTTCTTACCGGCCAATGACTCGCCGCGAGCCTCATGATGGATAGCTGTAGCAAGTGCTCTAATTTCGTGTAAATTATGTTTTGTATGGTTTGTAGCAATAGCATTAGTAGAAATAATGCTAATAGCCAATATGAATAGCTTTGATTTCATGTCGCTCCTTTTCTTTGTAATGGTTTTGTTATTTTATTTTTAACGGAAAGCACTTTTCTTATTAGCTTCCGTATTGCTAAGGTTAGAAGTAAAAGCATAAGTGCCTCCGTTTTGTGTTTTAGTCTTCGATTGTATCTAGGATTTGTCCAATACGACGAAGAAGGTTGGTGTAATAGATGACGCGGCCTATGAAGCGTTTTGTTTGTTTACAGTTCTTATAGACATTTAGAATGATGTCTTCTACAGTTCCGTAAGACCTTAAGCGGTGTTTATCTGCTTCGTAATAATAACGCAGCAGAATTCGTTCATTTATTCGCTTCATGTCCTGCAATTTGATATTATGGACATAGATACTTTCTGGTTTAATAAGCTCCCAGACTGTAATTTTTTCCTTAATACCGGCCGCGCGCCTATTGTTTAGCCTGATTTGGTTAAACTTTAAAGTCCTAAGCAAGTCCTCAAAAGAGAAGACATTGTCTAAGAACCTTTCATTAAACCTTTGGTTTTTAGTCTTCATTTTGATGGCTCTTTATCAGGAAGTTGCTCCAATGCAGGGACGGCCTGTGGTTCTATCTTCTCTGATACTTCAATAATCTTGTTGATGTATTGATGAACCATTTCTTCGTAGCGGTTCTTGTGAATAACTCTACACAAGGAAGTTACTTCTTGGCCGGGAACTGTATTTTTAACACATTCCTGATAGGTGTTTGTGCCGTCTCTTGCGGTGTGCACTTCTAACCAATGGCCAGAGTTAATGTAGATTCGTTTATTGGATTCACTTCTTGTGTGAATGGCATAATTGATGCCTACACCAATAGAAGCGGCGGCTAAGATGCCTAATGCAATTCCAACTTTCATTTTCATTTTAATTTCCTTTTAATTGTTACGGTAAAAGTCTCTCACTTCCATGAGTGCTTCACCGAGAAGATTCCGGCCGCGCCATTTGTTACGGTCAAGGATTTCATCACTTCGCCAATCTAATTTAACGCCCCAAATAGCGTCATACGGAGAACCTTCAACCAGTTCGCGTTCGCCAGTATCTAAAAGAATCTTCTTTAGATGAGGACTGGCAAATTTAGCTTTTAGGATTTCAACCATGATTCCATAGCGTTCATTGTCCCATTTCTGCGGACAAAAGTTTTGAATAGAGCGTCCTAAAGCCTTTGCGTCTTTTGAAGTCCTTGCTCTTGCAATCAATGGCGCTTTACTAGGCTCGAACATCAATGTTTTTCAATCATGAATGCATATTCGCTGCTTTTAACAACATAACCTTCTCATTCGAAAGCAGTTGCATAGAAATTACTAAACGGCGCATTACTACCAAAGAACGTTACCATATCATCAGTGTAACGCATTCCTAAAATGATTTTATCCATTCGTACCTTTCTATTGTTTAATAAATTTCACAAGAACTTTTAACAGCGCTAAAGACAGCCAATAGAGTAGACCTACGAATAGACTTAGAGGCCAAACACATGAAGACATTATCTCTATTAAGATATGGAATGATAGAAATGATTCCTGCGTTTCGAGGCTTGATTTCCTCAAGGTTCCTTGGCGAATAAAAGCTACTACAAAAGCAATATGGACAGCAAGGTAAATTGCCATACCAATAAAATATAAATAAGCTATAATTAAGCCTTCTAAATGAATTTTGAAAGGAATGTTGAAGAGCCTATTATTGCAAAGAATATCGCGGCGCTAATTATAGCTATAGGCCACACAAATGTAGATAGTATGCCAACTGTAATTATATAAGCAACATATAGCTTATCTATAGCTTCATTCGGCTTTTCTATACTTTCGTGTCTAATAAAGAACGCTGCTAATATAAGATAAACTACGAGATATATCGGCATCCCGATGATGTAAATCTGTTCCATGATTCAATCTTTTTATTTATTTGCCGATAGATTACCGACACTTATTCTTCTACAATATGCAAATTCGGAAGGCTACTTCCATCGGTTTCGCGTTTCCAGGAGCCATTATACAGCATAAAGGTGTCTCTAAAGTACATCTTTTTAACATCCCAAACGGAGTTTTCTCCGTATTCGTCAGAATCCCATTGTACCTTTAACCCTCTCTTTGCTGCTTGTATTAAAATTGGCATATTTTTAAATAGCTCTAACTCATTGTCATCAAGAATACCGATGATATCTATTCTTTCTTCTGGCAAAGAACTTTTACCTTCATAATTCCAGTACCTTGCAAAGCATAGCCAGTCATTGTCAAAAACTAGGCCAACCAGCGGTTCAGGAGGCTTAGGATGAATGCGTGTATCAGCATTAGCATCTAAAAGTAGTAAAACATATATACCATTAGCAGCTTTGCATATCTTATTTTCTAGGGCTTCTTTGTAATTAAACGGCTTCATATTTAAATGCCTTTCTAGTATTAAAATTGCCTGCGTTTATACTCCGCAGGCAAGAGTAGAGTAACGTTCAAAAGGTCGTGTTGTCATCCCTAGTCAGAAGCAGCATTTCAGCTACTAGCTTTTGTGACGAAATCATTGGCTCCATTTAGAATCTGATTCTAAACCATCATAGAATTATTTTTCAACAATACGAAGGCCCTTAAGGTCATGTGCAAATACTTTCTTTTTCCAGCCTTTACAAGAAAGTTTAAATATGCCCCAATTAATCATTTCTTTGACCTTTATTGGACCTTCGATTCGAGAATTATCCCAATCGATAGGAAGTTTTTCTTTCATAGCCTTGTGTATCAATTTGGTATTGTCAATTCTCTCTAATTCACTATCTTCAAGAATACCTACAATGTAAAAATCACGATGACCTGTAGTCCCGTCATATTTCCAGGTCATCGGAATAGGCGAAGCGACATTATTAAATACAACACCAAATAAAGGATAGTCTTCTGAGAATTTATAATGTTCGTTCTTAGTTACGTCTGCAGTAATAATTACAAAACCGTTGCTCTGAGTCTTGCAGACTTTACCCTTTAAGGCTTCGTTATAATCGAATGGCAACATTTTATTGTCCTTATTAAAATATTTTAATAACTTCTAAGTCCTTAAATTCAGATGGGTTCATATCTTTGGTATGTTCACCAAAATCTAAAGTAAATGTACCGTTTTTATTCTTTCTAATGACTTTAACTGGATTTTTAAAGCCAGATGTGGATACTCGGCAATGGTTATTATGATACCAGGCGTGATATAGCATTTTGTAGTTTTCAAAAACTTGCAGTTCATGAGGCTCTAAAATACCTACAATGTCATATGGGCCGGGAGAAAAATGAGTAAGGCCATCTATTTTCCATGTATTTTTATCTGGTGTTGAACCATTAGGGAATACAATTCCAACCAGAACATATTCTTTATTCTCTGTATCAATATAAGGATTCGTCCTCATATCCATGTAAATTTGTGCAAACATTCCGTTGCGCAATTGACATAGTTTGCCTTTGAGCGCTTCTTCTAAGGTAAATGGCAGCGTATTAAACCTTTCTTTGGTTTTATTGAGGTTGCCTACATTTAGACTCTGCAGGCTCGAGTTTTTGTGCTTTGGTCTTTGGGAGCGGGAGTCACCCCGCGAATGGTTCTAGGGCTCATAACACCTATTATCATCCGTAAAAACACCGACACTTTTATCTAAGGTAGCGGCGCTTTCTTTACGCATTGTCTTTCAGCCAATATTGTTTAAAGAAATATTTAATCTTAGACAATAGAAAGGTTAATAAAGCAAAAATAACAATAGGAAGAGAAACAAAACAGATTAAGACTATGCAATAAATAACCACTATTGCTAAGATAAATATTACTGGAATAGAGATTATTCCTTTAAACATTGTCTTGCAGCCAATACCAATAGAAGAAAGATACTTAATCATAGATGATGTCTCCGTTTTTATAGATGTTCACTTCAACACCATCGGGCCGCGCGGGAGTGTAGATTTGCAAATACAAAACACCATTAAAATTACGAACCCAAGAAACAACAAAACCAGAAGCAGCACTCATAATAGTAAACCTAGTATACGGAATCCCTTCTTCATCCCTAATAAAATCAGACAAAACAGGAATATTAAAACTAGATTCCATATAAGCTAAACCCAATTAAGCTTAATATATAAACTAGCTTCAGGTTCACTTAAATCAATATACCGAACCGCCGCATTAAATATAGGTTCAGAAGCCAAATCATTTAAATTAGAAGCACTAATAGCTTTAAGAATAAAAATCTTCAATAGAACGAATATCAGATACGTTCCATCTGAATGTACTGCCTTTAGAAAACAAACGAACAAAGGAATCAATAGAGAACATATCAAACATCCTTAGAAAAAGAATAGAACAAGGGCGGCCGAACCTTGTGATTTACACACAACAAGAAACGCCGCCCCATAACAAAGAAGAGCAAGAACTAAAAGAACCTTAATCTTCTATTGGTTCACTATCACCAGAACCAGAACCAACAACTGAATTAACTAAACCAACTATAATAGGACTAATAATATACAAAATAAAACCAAAAACAACCAAACCAGTAATAAACGAAGCAAAAGCCTGATTATTAACAAAACAAATAATAGAAACACCAAAAATAATAGATACCTTAAACAAAGATAACCTACCATTAGAATCATAGAACAAACGTCCTAAAATAGACTTAAACAAAGCATTCATGAGAAATGTCCTTTAAAATGAATTAAATTCATGTACAAATACCATTGCGATATAAGCCAACTGTAAGTGCTTATAAATATTCATATTTTTTATACAAAGCAACCAAAGACCACTTCGGCGGAAAATAAACCCATTTGCCATTCACTAATTTACTATAGCCAATGAATTTCTTCAATAAAAACAAAGACGTACCAAAGATAAGACCAGTCGCCGCACCTATTACAAAGCCACTCATAGTGCCAGATACACCACAAGCAAGTCCAATCAGCAAAGAAAAGACCAAATCAACATACGCTTCATAGCCTAACACCTTGAATAATAAGGATAAATTTGTCTTTGCAAGGATAGAAAGAATAGCCAGGGACGTAATCACCGAGCCAAATAAAATCATAGAAATCATAGTTCACTCCAACAAAAATTGAAACATTTATCAAATAAAAACCGACACAAAATCTAAAGAAAACAAAGACTTAAGTTAAATATAGGCTCCAATAAGCATATAGAGCACTGCTAATATAAGCATTAATACCATAGACAATAATAAATAGTTTACGGACATTTATAAAATTGAGCACTTATAAGCTTTTGAACTTATTTTAGACACCAATAAAGCTTTTGGACTGCTTTTTTGGGTCTATTGTTCTTGGACTTCAGGACTATAGCTCTATTATGTCCAATAGGAGAAATGTCCTTTATTATTAATGGTTTACATTATATTATTGCTGTCTATATTCTTTTTCGGCGCCGGTCTATCTAGGTCCATGAGGACCACTTTTCTTAGGCGCCTTGTATATTATAGGCGTCTATTAAGCCTATTGGTGTCTGTACTTATATTAATGCCTGTATTATAGCTATAGTCTATATTAGGGCTATTGTATATATATTAGGGAGATTCTTGTCTTTGTTCTCCAATAGGGAAAATGTCCTTTTTATTAGTTTTAGGACACATTTTTCATTGCGCCGGCCCTTGTTTGTGTCCATTTTTCACTCTTTTTGAAGTCCATTATTTTAGGATAGCAAAATCTGCTTATTTTATAGGCAAAAATAGGCCTATAATCACAAAAGTTATCTTTTTGTGAATTCCTTTATAATCAACAACTTAGTCTACTTTGCTCCCTATCCGGATACAAGTGTTTTAGCCTTGAAATACATTCATTTTGGTGCTTTTCCCTAAAATACAGATTCCTTTAAAATCAATAACTTAAGATTTTAGCCTTCTCCTTGTCTCTAAAACACTGCGAAATTGCTTATATTCCACCAGGAATTGACTAAATTATAGGCACTAATTGCTTATTTCTTAGGCAAATATAGTGCTATCTTAACAAAAATTAACAAATCAGGAAATCTATATAAATCAATCACTTAGTCTAATTCGCTCCTAAGGAAACGTCAACACCTAAAAAGCAATTGTTAAGAAATCTTTACATTCCGCTAGGAATTGATTACATTCTGTTTAGGTCTATAAAATAAACATTTTCGCAAGCTCAAATATCCTCTAAAACAGTCTAAAATAGCTGTTTGGGCCATAGAAATACCGACACTTTGGTCTGTTTGGTGTCTATTAGCCGTAGAATAATGTCTATTATCTCTGTATTAGGTTTATATGGTTTATTACTAATATAGGGATATGCTTTATTAGGGTTATTATTTATTTAATCAATAGGGATGTTGTGTATTCTTTGTCACTGTGGGTTATTACTTATTAAGGCCGCGCCCTTGTTACATATGGCCTTTTATTAGCTATGGTATGTACCTATATCACTGTAGTCTGTGTATATAGCTATATTCTAGTTTGTATTTATTCTAAGCTTTGTGCTTAGGTATAATGGCCCGCGCCTATTGTGCTTTTGTTTACAGAGGACAATGTTTATAGCTGTAGTCTATTATGGTGCTCTATTATTGGTGTTTATTAGTGGATAATTGGTATGCCTATATTCTTTATCCAATAGAGGAATTATGGTTTCTTTTCTTTTTTCTCCCGCCGCGCGGGAAGTGCATTCCTGTGATTGCATCTATCTTTGCTATTGTTCGTATTAGCTTCTATTTTGCGTTTATAGGGCTATATGAGCTTATCCCTAGGGCAGGTATTGTCTTCACTGCTAAATGCTCTGCAGAGCGTTGTTTTGGGCCTTTATGAGCTATATTGTATATTAGGGCCCTTACCAATAAAAGCCGACACGTTATCTGTATTGTAGTCCGTATTATATTAGGCCGCTTTGTATCTACTGGGCTGTGTGCCCTTATCTTTTAGTTGCGGCCGGATTGTTATTGCCTCTAGTTTAGACTGTACTTATGGGCTTTTCTAATCCCGCGCCTTATTGCTTTTGTCTACAGGGATATATCCTATTACTGAGATATGTCCTTAAGCAATTTTATTGCTCGTTTACTATCTATTGGTTACTGTTTATTGCTTAATCCATATATAGGGTTATTAGCATTTTATTTTTAATACAATAAGGAATTTTGCATTTTGTTGTTTACGGACATGTTTACTACTGGCCGCGCCCTTGTTATTCATGTCTATAATTCTCTATTGGTTATGGTCTATTACTATAGCTAGGGTCTATTATTAAGTTATATTTATTATTGTACTTAGTAATAGCCTGAGTTTATTATTTCTTATCAAGTCGCGCCGGTTCTTGCTATCGTTCATTAAGTTTATAACGGAGTAAGTGTCCATTATAGTCTATGTCTATTGTTAAGAGCCTCTAATTATATACAAGTCTGTCATTTTGTTCTTTTCCTCTATTAGTGTCTTTTAGTATTATCCAGGGTCTTTAATCAATAGGGACTAGGACTCTTTACTTCCCGCCGCGCCAGTCTTCTCATACACAACTCCCTCATTCCTCTATTGTTCCATTCATACTTCCAAGAACATCTCAACCATTCTTAAAATAAACAAAAAAGATACCAGTGCACCTTTTTACAGTGTACACCAGTATCTTCTATTCACTTATCAGAACGGTTCGTCGCTTTTCACTTCAGCGGCAGGCTTAGCTTGACCACGGCGGCGAGTGTTCTTCGCTTTCGGAGCTTCTTCTTGCTCTTCCACTACAACCTTCGCAGTGTCAGCAAAGATATCAACTTCACCAAGGTCCAATTCGCCTTCACCAATGCTGTCCAAATCAACTTCAACTACAGCTGCACTAACAGCAGTGTCTCCATTGGATACACGATAACCATCCATGTTAATGCGGGCAGTTACAATCCAAGGTTGACCGTCTTCTTCATCTTCCAGAGGTGTGCGGCTTTCAAAACCGAGCACATTGCCTTCAGTAAAGAAGATATCACTTGCATTGGCACTTACGTTTTCAAATGCTTCTGCACGTGTTTGTCCACGTCCATTAGTGCTGTTGCTGTACATTACTGCACGAACAGTAATAGCATTGCCACGGCTGCCTGTGAAGTTCACAAACTTGCGGCAATATTGTGTTGCATTGTCACCGGTAGTCATTTGGACACCAGCCAAGTAGCCTTCATGCAGTTGGTCTGCTTCGAGGTCTGTGATGTCTGCTTCACCTGTAATGGACAGATGGTAATTGGGTTTTACACGGCCGTATGCACGTGGTGTTGTACGGACATCTTTGCCGCCGTTTGCTTTGTAGACTGCATTGGCAATCGGAACAATACAAGGGCTGATACCATTTGCACCGACGTAGATTGCGGTTGAAGTCGCTAATGCACCTTTACCGATAAGGTCTTTCACTTCGGTATTGTATGCAACAACGATTTTCTTCATCATTTCACGAAGATGGTCTTCGCTCATGGTGACACGTGTGCCGTTTTCGTCTTCGTTAGCTGTAACGATGTTTTTGTCATGGCTAATAAAGGCGGCGCCGGACAGCAGTGCATCAAAACCTTTGTAGAGGCTCAATGCTTTCATTGCCAGCCCGTTTGCTTTTGCATACCATTCCTGGCCGAATTTAGGGCCTACAGGAACAGGGAAGTGGGCCAGCTTACCATTGCTAATGCTTAAGCCGTTAAAGCCTGCATTGAGGAATTCCATAGCATTTGCATTGCTGTTACGGACGGCAGCTACGATTTGGTTAGTAGTCATGCCTTCAGTGTATTCAACACCGTCGTCTGCATTGGTTGCAATCCAACATGCCCGGCCATTGCTTCGGCTCATAGGAATATTGGCTACCATGTGTACCAGTTTGTATACGGATATACGATAACCCAGTGCTTGACCTTCGTCTGGTTTTGCGTCCAATACGAAGAATGTGCGGCGGTTTGCTTCCATAGGCAATGCCACTTGACCGTTGATGCTGTGGAATTTGTTACGGCCTACATTCAGGTTGCCGGTTTCGATTTCGTTCATGATTTTTCCTTTACGGTTGAGTTTAATTAAAGAGTCTTTCGGCTTAGAGTTTAGCCATAGGATTGTTTTGTAATGAGGTCAATCCTGTTTCCTCATAAAAATACCGACACAACCAATTAAGGCCGCGCCGGTATCCTTGCTACCTGACTTTAACATAACGAAGAAATGAATCAGCAATATTTAATTCACGGTCTACATAAACAACAGTAGGGTCATTAAGTCCAGTAACATTATTTAAGCTATCAGATAATACAATACAGCCAGGGAATTGTTCCTTAGCGAACCTAATTGCTTCCAGTTCGGCTACATTGTTGTCTTTAGCTTTAATTTGTTTATGCGCAGAGTGTTGCATAGTTACATCACAACAGCCTATTTGCCATCTGTTATGTGTAATTCTTCTTGCATCTGCATAGATTTTATTTGGCATTTTCTAACAGAACGCCGGGTTTACCGGACTTGCCAAAGTCAGCAGTCGTAGCAGCATCAATCAGGGACAGCACTTTGCCTATTGTATAGGAAGCAATTTCCTTAGCTGTACACAAAATCTTAGTAACGCCATTGTAGACGTATTTAACTACGCCCAGGGCTACATCAATAACAATTGCGCCGCCTTCTTTAGCACCAATCCAGAGCTTGCTTGTTAACCCTTCTTTTTCTTCAGGGTCCAAGTGTTCTGCTACGGCAGATGCAAACTTAGCAAACTTCACAGATGTTTCTTCAGAGCAATTCTGCAATTCTTGATAGAACAGGTTGGCTGCTTCATTCAGAACTTTGTTGTCCGAAGTGGCAGTTGACAGGTTGGTGCTGTCTGTTTTGCGTGCATAGTGCATTTGAGCCGTCAAATAGCGTGCTACAGCGCGATAAAGCTCTGGTGTGACCTCTTCCCCTTGGAAGTCCACAATCGTCTGTTTAGAGTCCTCTACGGCCTCTTTATAGCCTTTGTGTTCAAAGGATGCGATTGCTTGGTCAATCAGGCCCTGAGTTTGGGCTAAAGTTTCTTGTAAAGATTCGTTCATTTTGTTTGCCTCCTGTTGGCTAAGTTCTGCTACCCTATTAAAGGTAGCTGTGGTGACTTCCCCGATTTCTTCAGGGCTCTTCAATTGAATATTGTCTATGGTCATATTATCGGAGATGTAGCCTTTGTGTTTGCTTTGGTCCAATACGAACAACCAAAGGGCGGCGGCTTCTGCTATTGTCTTTTCCATAGCCTCTTTATGTAAACCATGCAATCCTTTATATTGCTGCTCCATACCATAGAGTTTTCGTTGCATCTGAAGCAAAACTTTCTTTGCTTGTTTTTGCGATTTAATTTCCATAGGACGATTCCTTTCAATGGAATTACTTTCGTAAAATAACCGACACTTTGCTTGACATCCCGGGCCGGATAGGAGTAGACTTTGTCCTATTGGAACCCTAGACAAGATTAATAATAATAAGAAAAGGATATACAAATGGGTAATTCAATAGAAGAAGTGATGAATATAGTTGAAGGGATTAAGGAATGTGTGGGCTTTGATGGGTATGATACGGAAGATGCACTGTTTGAACTTGAAGTGATGATTGGGCTACTTCAACAATGCCGGGATGAATTGAAGGGTTGATATTAGGTTTTGGTTGATTTAAGGGTGAAGCGTTTGCTTCCCCTTTTTGTTTGGCCTTTTGATTTGTTTGTTTGTTGGGATTTGTTTGGCCTTTAAACTTGCCACAACAATAAAAAGGTTGTTGTTTGAATGGTTGATGTTAGGGAATGTTTGGGTTTTTGACTGTTACGTTTCTTTTGGGCGCAAGTTGTCATTAGACCCTATGTGGTACTAACACTAAAGAAGTTAGAAAGAGATATGTGAAACCTTTTATTTCCCGCCGCCAGTGTTATTACAATCAGAACTACAATACAACCAGAACTAAATAATAAATAACTACAACAAGAATAAAAAGGTTGGAATCCTATTTAGGATTCCTAAATTAGATTCTACTTCTTACAGGGGCAGTAGTAATTAACTACCACAACAGCTATTGATATCTTAAACTATAGTGAGTACCTAAACTATAGTCTAGTTGCATCTATTAGCAATCAACGCAACAAACAAGGTAAGCTGTATCCGGACTAATGGGTTCCGGGCCATCTTCTATCTGCTAAGATAATATCTGAAGCATTCCCGTTATATGTCCCTTCCCTATTGATAACTTGTTTATCAATGTATATTGATTAGGAAGGCTGCATACTACAATTTTGTTACTGCTTTATCAGGGGTCTCCTGTAACGTCGGGACGAATACGGTGGCAGAGCTTGGTTCGGTTAGGTCACCAAGGAAACCGGTAAGATTTGCATCAATCGGAGTCGAGCACCACAAACCCTGTTTATATCCATTTCTGGATGGTTCGGTCTAAATAACCGCAATAACAATAAGGGCAATTCCGTATGTTAAAGTCTTTCCATCATTTATTTCACTTCGGTAGCGACTTAACTATCGAGGTCTGGGACTATCTGTCCGATATAGAACAGATGTATGTACCAGCCGGAATTAACAGCACCAATTATATAGGCTTTAATAACAAAGTTCAAGCCCTATTTACAAAACTTTACAATAGAACAGCTGTAAATTAGTAAACAACCAAAACGCTTCAATTTGCGCTTTAACAAGGTTTAGGTCCTAGGTAATGGGTTAGTATTCCCTAGTGCTTCAAATCGCTTCTGTGACGTTCTATGGCCAAAAGAAAGACCGACACAACCAAAACTGGCGGCCGGCCGATTCCTTTTTCTGTTTTGATTTAATTCAAATCAAAACAAGGGTCATAAACAGAACCAGACAACACCCATTTACCATTAACTAGGTGGTAAATCGTAACTGTTTGACCTTGATGCCAATCCAATGCGAAAAGACGCACTTCATTAACACCTAACTTCATCAAGGCCCTATCATTAGAGCCTTTAGAAACATGGTTATAGACGTCTACAAATTCGCCTTCTACACGATTGATGTCTGCAATCAGGGCTACTTGACGTCCCGCCGCAAAGTGCTGTACAGACCTCAACAGCGAACGAATGGAAGCTGCTTTCTTTGCCATAGTTTAACTCAGATAAATAAAATCAATCATGGCCCATTGTAATATTATTTACATACAACAGACCCTTAATCATGTTATTCGGCTACAACAGAAGTAGCTTGGACTTGCTGTTCACTGGTCGCGCCGGAAGTCTTTGATTCAATTTGATAAGTCAGCAAAGACTCCATTTCTTCTTCCAAAGCAACATGAGACTTCTTAATCCGATAGCCCCAAACCATACAGGCCGGAACAATAGATAAAATCAAATCAAAAGTGTCTTCATAGACATCTTTAATAAGACCGGTGACTTTACAAACCCAGTCTTCACGAACAGAAACGGCAATGCTGTATTGGCCATCTTGGGCAGTTTTTTCGAAACTTTCAACAGCCGCACCTGCTACAGCGTGGGCCTTTTCAACTGTCCGGCCGCCAAACAATTTGGAAATCATATTCACTTTGCCTTCAATCATATCGCGGAAACCTTTGAAAGCATCAAATTCTTTCTGGTTAAATTCAATCTTAATCTTCATAATAAAATCCTCCAAGAGAAACAAAACAAAAACAAAATGGAACGAACCCATTCGTTCCTTCATAAAACAACCGACACAAACGGTTGATGGACTGCGATGGTCAGAGACGCCGGAAAAATAAAGCCCCCAGATAAAAAGAATGGATTAGCACTCCAAAAAGAGCACTAATCCACTAAAGTTAAGTTACAAAGGAGGATATCAAGCAAACCGTTACAGTTTACCATAAAAGAACCGACACCATTAGAAAGCACATCCACGGAGACAAGAGTCTCTGGTTCACGGACATGCTCACTTTCACTGGACGGGCGGCCCTTTTCTTTGCATTGATTAAGAACAAAAACCCTTAAATTTCCAAGAGTTATGGTCAGGAACATAAACACCTGAACAACCACTAAGAAACTTAACCTTAACTTCAGAACAATCACGATAACGACAACTGAAATCATTATCCAGGTAAGGGTCACTCAAAGACACTTCCAATAAGGAAGCCTGAAATTCAACCCTACCTCCCAAAGTTAATAAAGAAACTGCTTCAACTTCAGGAAGTTCCCGAAGCAAAGAATAAACAGAAGGAATCATAACAACCTCCAATAACAATAATTATGTGCACCAATGATGGACCGACACTAAATGGGCCGGCCCTTCTGTATTGTTTAGTTAACAAGAACAACAAGAAATAGCATCACTACTATCAAAAGTTAAAAAAACCATCAGAACCCTTAATCCAAAAAGCACGCTCACCAGTTTCAGTATCAATAGCCTTAACATAACCAGGATACTCTTTTATCTCTACAAAAGGGTCATTCTCTTCGAAATACGCAGTCAAAACTTCAACATTAGCAAAATTAACATGAGGAACAAACATGATATAACCTCCATAAATGGCTGATTTTTAATAGAATATAATCAATTACTAGCGGAATGTACAACCACAAGGGAACCGACACAAAACAGAAACCCGAGGATGTAGCCCTATGTCTCTACGGAGCTGCATCCAACGGGAAGTCTATTCTGTATTGGTTGGTTGTGTGGGTACGGAGTTTTTGGTTGTGAATGTTATTTGGATGCGGAGTTAAACTCACAGCATATCAATAGCTGCATCCATATCAACTTCGTGGTAAACCTCAGACTCAACAGCTTCACCATTAGCCAAAGCTTCAGCCTCAGCAGCTTTCACCTCGGCCAGAGTTTGAATCTGAACCAAGACTTCACGATGCAAAGACATCAGTAAGAAGCTAACAGGAGACATACCATTTCTGTCAATCACACTCATAACAGCATCACGGTTATCCATACCAAAGAATGTGGTCGTATTATAAATAGCAGCCGGGTTCTTAAAGAAGACATCAAAGTGAATGTTCTTCCAAGTGGATGTATGGGCCACACGAACGATGTTAGATTTGTTCCAACGATAACCCTCTGTGTTATGGCTACGTTTATCTTCCTCGAACAGCGATACGAACACCTTAGCAATTTCGTAGGCCATTGCATCATCCTCGATAAACATCAGTTCGAATGCTTTTTCGAAGGCCTCTGTTATATGTTCTAGGCCTGTTTCTTTGTTTCTCAGGTTCAGATATTCGCAGAAACGAACACGGCCATTGCTGTGCTTCATGTTCTCAACGACCTCTTTTTGAAGCAAGATACCCATAGCATCAATAGCCAGGTTGCCCATATCGCTATAACCCAGTTTATTACGAATCAGATGAGTTAAAGCGATGAGGTTGTTTGTCTCAGAGCCTACACCAGTCTTGGCTGCAACGATTTCTTCTACCGCCGGCTGGATGTCAGCTTTGTCCCATACCAATACAGATTTCGCATTGATTTCTTTGGTGTTCAGAGAAGACAGTTCATCTTCTACATAAGACAGCTGCTGTTTGGCACTGTTGCAAGCCAACAGTTTAGACTCAGACCATTGCTCTTGACCTTCATAACCTTTAGCCCAGAACAGAGTCATACGGTCACCGTCAGCGTCATCCCTATTAGCCATGTGCGAAAGGGCATCCACAAATACAACGCTCTCACAAATAAAGCGGTTCAATTCCAATTCAGCCTCAGATTCAAAACTCATCAGGGTCTTAACCTGAGTCTCATACAGACGGAAGTTGTTTTCCATCAGAATTGGGAATTTGATAGCACCCACTTCGCCACGTTTAGCAGCTTCTTTGTAGCTACGGTCTGCAGTGATGACTTTAAACCCTTGCTCAAAGTGATAGCTAACAGGTAAAGAACGGCCCTTGGGAAGATTGAACTTCAGACCACGATGAGCACCGAAGCTTTCCTCGATTGCCAAGATGTGTTTGGCATGGGTCTTAACTGCACCAGCGGCTTCCCAAGTTTTAGTACCACGAGTCTTAGCCATCAACAGGATAGAAGCGAATGATTTGAAGAAATCACCACCAGTGAACTGTAAACATGATACATGGTCACCAGAGATGGTTTCAGGTTTATCCCAATAAGCAGCGCCAGGGAATACGAAACTTAAGTCACCTACTTTAACTTCAAAACCACGAGGCATATTCAATAGGCCAGGGAATGCACCTTTACCATTAAACAGATTAGTCAAGAACTGCTTCATAACAGACTCAGCTGTCTCGTCACCTACCAGAGCTATACGTTTAACTTGCTCTACAGACAGAGAGCCATTGCCTGTAAACATAACCGCAAATTTGTCTGAGTACCAAGATTTAGTCATAGCAAGCAATTCATTAGCTGTTACAGCCCAATCAACAGACTTAGCTGCAGCAATTGCCTTAGCCGTGTTTTTGCCAGTACGGCCTGTAATAAACCCTTTAAACAGGCTTTCACCGTATTGGCGAATCATTTGGTCCGCTAACAATACACCACCTTCAGCAGAATGGCCGACTGATTCAACTAAACCCTCACGTTTCATCTCCAGCAAACGAACAACTGGAGAATAGGTTGTATCACCTGCTTTCAATTCGGACAGCAATTCATTCATCAGAGTCATCTCAGGGTTCTCAATTTCTACACCCTGGATTTTGTCGTTGACTGTAATCTCAGGGCCAACCCGTTTGTGACCTTGCAGACTATAGAAATCAGACACATAGATTTCTTCTTCGATTACGGCAAAGCTGTACACTAAATCATCAACCACCACACGTTTAGTATTCACGGCAATCACTGCGTTTGCTTCGTCACGGAAGGCTTGGTCTTCTAACAGGCGTTGCATAAACACCGGCAGGTCATCACCCATGAGTGCATGAGCAACGCCTACCATTTTGGATTTCAACATTGGAGAAATAATATCAACGCCCAGCAGAGAGATTAACTCATCCATTTCAGCCACGTTTATTACAACGCCCTTAGCGTGGTGAAAGCTTACAATCCTCATTGCGCCGTACTGTTGAATCAATTCCTTACGGGCATAACAAGCACCACCTGCTAAGTTCATAGCCAGAGGATGAGATTTAACATCATCCAGAGTTGAAACCTTCTCACCGTTCTCATTGGTAACAGACAGTAATACAGCCATCTTACGGACACCAATGCTAACTTTAGTGTCTAAATCAGGATTCAGGATGCCACGAGCAATGGCCTTTTTCACATCATAGACACTTATGTACTTACCAGCTTCTTCCGGATGATTAACCGCAACCATAGTATCTGCCGATTTACGGGAAATAAACATTGCCTCACCAACAGGCATACCCAACTTCCAAGAGGTGTCTGGGGAAATGTTATTCAAATCACCATGCTGCACTTTTACACCTTTAGGAGCGGATTTATCTGCCTTAACTACGACAACGCCTCCTTGTTTACGTTTTAATGCATCTACCAGTTTGACGCCCTCAGTGTTAATGCCGGCCATCCAGTCAATCAGAACCTCGATGCTTTCTGTAACAGATACGATGCCGTTTTTGTAGGTAACAAAACCATGGCGTGCTACTGTTTCACGACCATTGGGAGAGTTAATCAAAGCTGTAGACAAAGTGCCACGCTGAGCAACGACACGTACACTGCCTTTGCTTGGGCGGCGGATGTTAATATCTACCTTACCTACGATTGGCAAGCTTTCACCGGCTTTAACAGTGCAGATTGTTCTTGCCCAGTCCTTCATGTCCGCCAGTTCTTCTTTGCTAGGCTCTTTGCCAGCTTGAACATGGTCGATGCGTTGTACATTAACAGGAACCTGTTCTGTTTCGAAGCTGTAAGTTGACTCTTTCTCTTTGTTGCTGTTCAACACCAAAGCCTCCAATTCTGCATTGATTCTAATCAGGGCCTCTGTTCTAGAGCCCACCTCAAAAACTTTAACGGGGGCGCCATCTTTAACGATGACCACTACCTGGGGTTTCATAGCCGCTGCTTTACTATCAGAGAGTACAATTACGTCTACACCTGGCACTTGATGAATACCTGAACGAATGTGAGCATAGAACTCATACTCTGTTTGTGCAGCTTCGTAAGCAGCAGCAACTTTGGCGTTTACAGAAGAGGTGAAAGATTTGAAAGTAACGATATTTGTCATGATATGACTCCTTTTTGTATAAATAATAAAATAAAGATTAACTGTTTCGGATGTTTTCATCCATCATCAGCAGAGACACACATCTCTGGACAGGAGCAGTTTATAGTCATGCTCAGGACATAAGATAGTTACTCTGGGATATAGCCTGTTAATTGGCCACATTCAGATTTGGATAGTTTCGTCGTTGCTAGACAGTGACGATAGTCCGATGGCTTCAAGACTCTATCAAGAGAGACAGTAGCAATAACGATGAATGCAATAATAGCTAAGATGTGACGGATTTTCATGATATAACTCCTATTGGTGAATAAATAATAAATAAAAACAAAAAGATAAGACACTATTATCCTATCCAGAAGAGCACTCTTTACAAGGAATGCTCTTGAAGATAAGATAACAATAAGAGGCTAAGGGTTAATACTTAATCCTCTATTGTTTGCTAGGAGTTTCACCTAGCTGAGCATAAGTGACCTAGATGTTGTCACAAATGCCCTTGTTCTTTTTACACCACGATGCAGTGGTGTTTTGAGAGCCAGCTTTTTCAGCCGCGTCTTTGCCTTTGATGAAAGAGCAGCTGTAAGCAACTGCTACGGTTACGATGATTGCGATAATAGATTTGATGGACATTATTTCATTCCTTTTTAATGTTAAAAGTTTATTGTTCTTTTGCCCCAGGGGGCTCGTTTCGATGTATCCCCTATGGTGGAGATACCATAGATAGACACCAGGTAGTCCCATTCATTTTTACTTCATAATCTCTGAAAAATGCGTTCAACTACCTATCTCTCTAATCTCTTCATAGGTTCCATAAATTTAATTCCATCCACATTCTTACTCGAATCTCATCCGTAGCAACTCTCATTTGTACCCCAGGGGGCTCTTTGGCCCGCCTGGGGATTCTTTTTGTCCCGCCGCCCGTCTTTGAAAATTTTCCATGTTTTTCAAGAACATTGTGCATTGACTTTTTTGACTGTTTCTGATGTAATGACTTCACACTGCATTGTTTTCAGGGTTCAGGGTCGCTCCCTGTTCCTTTTTGGCAGTTTTTAGATTTTTAAAAAGCTTTTTGAGAATGGAATCCTTTTATGGCGAATTTAAGACAGTCTGTTTACGGAGGAATTTCTGAGTTTTTGATTCGTTCTGAGAAGCAGGCTCAATTCACTGCTGCTGCGGCGGCTGGTGCTGCTGTTTTTGGTGGCTATGGTGTTTTGAAAGGTGCTGTTTCTGATAACACGACCATGTTTGGTGGTGGTGTTGGCGGTGCGACTTTTGGTGCTGTTGCTGGGGCTGGTTTGGCTCAGGCTGTGAGTGGTCAAAAGGGCAAGGCCTTTCGGAATGTTCTTCGAAATTTGAACAATAAGATGTCTGGGGTTGACCTTGCTGGAGAAGATTTTTCCAGAAGGTCTCATGTTTACAAGCAGTCTCCTCAAGATTGGGAGGCTGGGGCCCGGGCTAAGAAGACTTATAAGTATGGCGGCATGGAATACAATGTTGATGATTTGATTTTCTCTAAGAAGATGAACCGTGGGTATCGAAACATTGCTTTTGATGGGAAGAAAGATTGGGAACAGTGGTTTGATACAGTTTAGGAGTTTATCTTATGGGAATGTTTAATTCTTTGAAAAAAGAGATGTCTGCTTACAAAAACGCTATGCGGGCGGCAGACAATTCTCTTCGTTCGAAACGTGCTATGGAGAATGCAGGCTTTATGCTTGCTAAAGATGTGAGAGGAAGACTTGCTTCAAAGTCTTTGGCGACAGGTGCTATGTTTGGTGCTGTTGGTTATGCTTACAATACTGCAACTGGAAATGATAGTCTGAGTGGGGCTGTTTCTGGTTTTGGTGCCGGAGCTATGGTTGGTGGTGCCCTTGCTGCCGCAAGGTTGTCTAGGGCCGGGCGGGATGGTCGGATTATCAACTCCATCTCTGAGTTTAACAACCGCGCCACAGACCCTTCTGCAAAGATGAAGACTCACTCCTTCACCTCTGCATTGTTTCATGGTTTAGACAGTGGTCCGACTGGTCAGTTCAATGGTGCCAATAGGAGTTCTGTCAACAACGCTTCTCGTGCTGCTAAAGCTGCGAGTGCATCTGGTTCCGGAAGCGGAAACACCTATGCAGGCTATAATGCCCGGGTTGTCGGTGATTCTATTCTGAATCGGTATGGAAACGCTCCTAACGGAGCAAACAACATTAAATGGGGAAAATAGGATGTCTGAAAAAGACGATGTTACAGTTCTTGGTCTCAGCATTCCCAGAAGTATTGGGATTGCAACTGTTTTCGCCGGTTTGTGTTCATGTGTTTATAGCGCATGGATTGTTGCCGGGACTTTTACAAGGATGGAATCTCAACAGGCTGTTATGGCTGCAAACATCGAGCAAATCAAAGCTGAGCTTGTGACCAAGAATGAATTTGAATCGCGTGTTCAATTGGTTAACAGTGCTATTGAAAGAAACAGGGAAGACATTCGTCGTCATGAGGAACGTCTTGCCCGTCTTGAAGACAATCAGCACAGATTTCACGAAAAATAAAAGAAAGGAGGCCTTGTGGGAACTCTAAAAGGAAACCTCGTGGCCTTTGTATCTAGAAAACTATTCTTCTCCTTGACCATTTTTGGTGTTTGTGCATGGTTGTTGTTTGTTGGAAGGCTTGAATCTGGAGCCTTTGAGACAATCACAATTTCGGTTGTAGCTGTGTATCTGACATCGAACATAGCGACCAGGTACACTGTTGAAAAAGGAAGGCTGATTGCAGAACCTCCAGGCCGGAATGATAAGAACAGGTATCCGGAAGAGTACGAGGAATATGTTGAAGAAATTCCTGATGAACCTCCTAGAGGTTGATTTGTAGTTTTCTTTTTAATCCAATGCAGGAAAGATAATGCTATTAGAACGTTTGAAACAGAACTCTGCGATACGGCGCCAGTTTGGTGTTCACGGCCGAATCTTGCTTCGGTTCAATGACGGTAAGCAGGCTTATATTTACACACTTGAATCGCCATGGGACTTTAATCAAGACGAACCGAACGGCATTGTCGGTCTTAGTTGTATTAAAGATGGCAGCTATCAAATCCAAATAGAAGAGTCGCCGGTCCATAAGGTTAAGCTTCCTTTTCTTGTGAATCCAAGTAACGGCGTTCAGTTTAAGCAGAAAGTTAATGCTACGGACAGGTGCGGATATGCCTTTTGTCATATCATAGACAAGGATATTTATAGCATTTATGGCCGGTACATTCTAATCGGGGCGGATACAAAATATAATAATCAGGGCTTCTATGAGCCCGTTGACGGATACAAAGCTTATTCCTTATTGATGAAATATCTTGAGGAATCCGGAGATAAAGAGGTTAAAATTTCATGGCTCAATTGATTAAAGAAGTCAGTAAAAATGGAGTTGCACTCATTAAGCACTTCGAAGGTTTTTCTGCTACAAAGTATGATGACGGTGTCGGTGTGATGACAATCGGATATGGACACGCCATTAAAAAGACAGAGGTTTTCAATAAGCCGATTTCAATGCAGGAAGCAGAAGCTATTCTGGTGAAAGACCTGGCCGCTGTTGATGCTGCTATTTCAAAATGGGTGACTGTTCCTTTGAATCAGAACCAATACGATGCCATAGGTTCATTTATTTTTAATTTAGGCGCAGGAAACTTTGCAGGCTCTACCTTACTTAAGAAACTTAATGCAAAAGACTACGAAGGTGCATCTAAAGAGTTTATTAGATGGAACAAGGGCCGGGTTAATGGTGCTTTAGTTGAGATGCCCGGCTTGACACGTAGAAGACTTGCAGAACAAAAACTCTTTACGACTGGGCCTGAAGTTCAAGACCCTTTGAAAAATATCCTTAAATAAAAAGAAGCTCCGAGGTTTTCGCCCCGGAGCTTTTCTGTTTTTCTGTCAATTGAAAGGATTTGAACGGAATGATGTTTTGAATGCTTCCATCACTTCTCTGTAAGTCATAGGAAGATTCTTCGCCATTCTGCATTCTGTTGTGTCATCAACTTCTTTGATTCTGAGATTTTCAACAGATAGTTTGTTGCTCATGTCTCGTATTGATTCTTCACCATACTCCATTTTCATGAAGTCTACAAGAGAAGTTGTAGAACGGAATGGATTATTTTCTCCATCTTTTAGCGAGTCCTCGATTTCTGCTACTAAGGTTTTAGGCATACAAAGATTGATTTTGATATCTTTGTGAGGAACCCATTTCATTGCTCTATTGTAGTTGATTGCTGTATTGACCAGCATTGCAACGATTTCTTTTTGAGGAACAACGTATCCGTCTAGGCTTTGTTCTACAATAGCAACGTAGTTTGTTTGATAGGTTGCTACTCTTGATTCTTTTAGGGCCCGTTTCCCCATAACTTTCAGGTCATCGTATTCGATATCGTAGACGTGTCTGAATGTAGGGTATTCAATCAGTACGGCACTCAGGTAATATTTGTTTTCCAGTTCTTCAATGCCGCGCATTGAATTTCTTTCGCTAACACTGACATTGTAAATAACAGGGTAGACATTGACTTCTTTGCACTCATGGTAAGGGCTTTTCATTTTTGTTTCGTAAAACAGTTTGCCCATTTCGATGTTGACTGTTTCGTTTGAAGCCCAAACATCACGAACGCCTGTTGATTCGTCGTAGGCAATTCGTGGGGTTAGGCACATAGCACATGTTGAACCTAGATTGTAGTAGGTGATTCGTTCTGGTTGTGCTTGAAAAAATTGGTCTTGAATGAATTCGCTTTTGCTCATTTGTTGTATCCTTGCAACTTTATTGTTATTATTATTTTGCTTTGCTTGACTAAATTTCTTTTTAGTCATTGATGTAGGAGCGGATTATATACAGTTCCAATAAGAATGTCAAGGGTTATTGTGAAACTTTGTTTTCTTTAAAAACAAGAACTTGTGAAAAACTCTTAAAATAGTGCTTGAAAAATATCTGCCGCGCCTATATAATAATGTTGCATTAAAACAACGCACATAAAATATTTTTAAAATAATTTGAAATTAGGTGTTGCATTGTTTTAAAAAGCATTGTATAATTCGTTTTGTAGTGTTGATGAAGAGGTCAACCGTGTCGGGATAATCTACGGCGTCCGGTCCCTTGGAAACATTACCTTACTGTGAACTAGCACTTTGGGAAACCATGAATAACCTCTAGAGGGAGGTCGTGTGAGACAGTAATGAAACTCCTAGACGTGGGCAAGCCTAACCAAAGGAGCAATCGAAAACTCGATGATGAAGCAGCGTAAGCTCCCTGATATACAACTCCCTGATTCAAAGTTTATATTAAAGTAATACGAGAGGTGGCGAGTATAAATAAATTTCCTGTTATGCAGCGGATTGCAACCGAAACACGATATTAGTAGGCCGCATGGGAAGATAGATACATCTCTGGTCTTGTAGAGATAGCATATTGAGCTACAAGATGATACTTAAACAAGTATGACTGTAAATGGAAGCGCCGGGGTTTTGATACCACACAGGTATCATGGCATCAAGATGGGTGTAAGAGCCTAGGGGATAACTCTCTTGCAATTAGAGTTATACCAGTAAGATGTCTTAACGTTACGCAACTATGGTAGATTGGGTTGGTCTTTATGACCCGAGACGATATCGTTTTAATGTCTCATACCTAGCTATGTTAGGCCCAACTGTATCTGTAAGAAACGTAATAAACGTTAAGGCCTATACATCTATACTTTAAGTAAGTTACTTTAGGTTACAGACTTTAACAAAAACGGCCTTAACAAAAAGAGTAAGGTAGGCCACTCACTAGTGGCCCTGAACTAGATGATTAGTAATCTCCAATAGGGAAGTAGTAAACAACAGTAAGATTGTTTATTACGTTTCTAAGTTACTTAGGATAATATCCTAAAGTAATTAGTAATTATCTAAGTTTAAGTTAAATAATAAATAAATATCCTAAACTATAGTAATAGGATATTATCCCTATTGTTCTATATTTTATTAGAACCAATAGAAAAGTAATATAATCTAAGATAACTAAAGTAGAACCTTAACTTTAGGATTCTACAGTTAAATAGTTATAGTCTAAAATAAATTAGACCTTATTAAGGTTGCTAAAGCAACCCTATAATCAATAGAAAAGTAATAATTAACTAAGACTAAGTTTTCTTAACTAGAGACTAAAAACTTAGGAATCTACAGTAACTTTGGATAATAACTCAGGCTGCTTAAGCAGCCATAATAAACAATAGGAAAAGGAATCTACAGTTAAGATAGTTACTTAAGCTTAATTACTTAGGTCTATAGTTAAGTCTATAGCTGCAGTAAGTTATTAAACTAAGGTAATTATTATTTATTCTGCTATTGGATATAACTAAACAATTTCCGGAAATATAATTGGAGGTAGCTTTGATGCTACCTCCTTTTATTTTGTCTACAGTAATTAAGTATTCTTCTATTGGTTATTTATATTAAAGGAAGTTACCTATGAAGCTGCTTTAGACAAGGTAGCTAAATCGTGGGAAGTAATATGCCCTACCTTAGATTACATTCCTGGTTGTTGTCTATAACCATGATTTAGCCTATACTAAATTATTCGGAAGTAATTAATAATTCATAGTTTCTAAATCTATATCATACGTATCTTTCCCTCATATATTTCCTTTCGTTCTGTTTTTAGTATTGTAGGGTTAGAACAAACAAGAATAATAAATCTACTACAGGATAATTTAAACCAGATGGAACATCCAAATAAAGATATCCAAGAACTATTTAATCTTTCTGCGGGTATCATATCCGCGAATGAATTACGCAAACAAGAATTAAAAGAACCTACAGTTGTAGAAAAAACAATATCTGAGATACAACAAGAAAACCAGGAAACAAGAAAAACTATTCCGATTTTGTTTTCTTCTCAGGGAATAAAAGTCTCAGACGGGAAGATTACAAGAGCAAGGTATCTAGATGCAATATCCCTAGATTCCAAGTTATACGAAAATATCGTACTTACTGAATCCGAAGCTAGGTCATTTAGTGCAAGCCTAAGAAGGTCCTCCGATGGAGGTATCTCAGCATACTCACCTATGGTTTGTCGTGGAGACAAATGCAAAGTAAAAGAGACATGCTTAACCGGAGATTCCATCATTTCCATGTACGATGGTAAAGGCGTAAGACTGGATAGAATCAAAGAGGGAGATAAAATTATCTCCTTCAATACATCCACTAAAAGAATCGAAGAAGACTATGTTTGCGGCAAGGTCTACACTGGAGACTTCCCCGTTTATGAAATCGAAACCTCCGCAGGTCATGTTATCAAGGCTACGTCAAATCATAAGTTCTACGGCATCAAGGGCCGAGGAAAGAAACCTCGGTTCATTTCCATAGACGACGGACTATCAGTCGGCAGTAAGCTTGTATACGAAGATTCATTCTGTACTGACGACGACTGTGAGACTTACGGAGACTGCCTGTTTACAACAATCGTATCAATAGAGCAGTTAGGTGTATTACCTGTTTACGATATTCAGGTAAGAAACAATTCAAACTTCTTTGCAGAGGGCCTATTGGTCCATAATTGCCACCTATATAACATAGGTAAGGCACCTGTTGGGGCACCGTGTATTTATGAACAAGATTTCTTGCGCAACCAGACGGAAAAATACTTCGAAGAATTTAATGTCCAGCCAGACAGCCCGACGGAAATGCATATGGTTGCTGAGCTCGCAGAAATCGACCTCTACGAAAGAAGGGTTACACAAATCCTCTCGTTAACCCATCAGGACTTCAGCCAGGACATCATAACAAGCTTTGATGTTAGCGGCAATCCTATTGTTAATGAGGACATCTCAAGATACCTCAATATCAAAGACAAATTAAAATCCAGAAGAGATAAACTATTAACATCTCTAATGGCTACAAGAAAAGAACGTGCGAAAATAGCCGTCCAGGCATCAGGCGCCGCTATGATGTCTGGAAGTGCATCTCTAAAAGACAAACTGGACGCAATCACAGCTTCATCCAGAGGAAAGTACGTAGACCCTTCTGTTGGGGATATCATTGATGGTAACTCAAAAAAGAAAGACCAAAAGTAAAAGACATAAGCCCAATCTGGGCGAGCTTACAAAAGAGCAGAAGGCTAGAGGTAGGCACATTAAAAACAATGGCGCCTACTTCAATAAGGATAAAAAATACAAGACTGGAAGATTCTATTCTAAAAAGGCCGGAAAACCAGTTGACTACAGGTCTTCATACGAATACGCTTTCTACAAAGGAATGGACACGGATACACGTGTCCTTAAGTACATAGTAGAGCCAATGAAGATTCCGTACACAGATAACGCAGGAATTAATAGAATCTATATTCCAGATGTCCTTGTATTGTACACAACAGGAGAGATGGAACTCTGCGAAATAAAACCATCATCAGCATTAAGGGCGGTCAATGTTCAGCTAAAAGCAAGAGCAACAGTTGCGTACATAAATGATAACAACCTTAATGTTAAATATAGGTTCATAACAGAAAAAGACATCTTCGAGAAATCGGGCGACTATAGAAAACTTCTGGAAAGAATGAAATGAATAAATTCGGCAACGTCATGTCCCTTGACTTTGAAACGACATCAACGAGTCCTGACTCATACCTAAAAAGTGTAAAGAGAGGCGTTGTTGAAAATAAACATAAAGCAAGAATATGGTCTATCGGTATAGCAACAAGAGACTCCGGAACAGAGGCTATCTTTAAGCCAAGCAAAGAACAACTCTCTTCAGAATCTGATATACTAAGCGGAAACAAATTCTACGCAGGCAGTACTGAATGGGCCTCCTACGTATCAGGCGGCAAGAAGGCTACTTCCAATATGCTAGAATTCGATGCAACCGATAGGAACATCCTAAAACACATGGATGACTCCTTTGCCTTTGGTAAGTCCGGAATGGTCCTAGTCCAAAACCTAGGATTTGAAAGGTCATTCTTTTCCGCATTGGAAGGTTCTTCAGATTCAAAATTCATAGAGAGATTGCTAGAACAATCTCCCGATGGCAACACTAAATTATACACTCCCTCATCTGTCACAAAAGCAAAGGCCGAAGCTAAGGACGCTAGAACACTCCAGGAGCTCGATAAGGCCATGGATAAGGTAATGGCAGCCTACGAGTCCGTTGACGCATCTGTGGCCAAATACGAGGCACAGAGAGCCAATCACGGTGGACTTCCAAAACTGTATGCGGCAGACTTAATGGATTTCACAAAAGCAACCTTCACAAAGGCAGCAGCACAAGGCCATATCCCAGAGATATACTCCGAAATGGGCCATAATGTAGAATTCCTAGCAAAGCTGTTTTTAGGAGAGGAAGAGGTCCACGGTGCACTGTCAGATGCCAGACAGCAAATAAGAATCTTTGATAAGCTGATAGGCATGAGAGATGAGATGATTGCAGGTCAAATCTCTGATGAAACAACCGGAATCTTCAACAAAATGAAGACAGCTTCCGGAACGGTCAGAGAAATGCAGGCAATGAAATCCGTTCTATCAAACATAGAAAAGTTTAAAGAATCTGGAAAATGGGATTCAAAGGAACTTGTCGATACAGCCGTAGTTCCGTATATCAACACGCTAACAGGTGAATCTGGCAACATAAAAGTTCCAAGATACAATAGGAATATCTCCAACGACAGAGGATTCGCTAATTTCGTAGCAATGATAAATAGTCGTTATAGCGGAACTTCTGCACAAAAGAAACTGGAAGAAATCATTTCATCCGCAGAAGGTAATATAGAAGTTGCACAGGATTTGCTCAGAAATGAACATGCTTTTGCAAACGAGAGCCTAAGAGTCAAGGGTAACGCCGAGATTATGAATAAGGTCATCTCTGACGAAAGGGTGACAACAGAAGAGCTTGCAAGACTAAGGCAGGTAAACATCTCTCAGGGAACACAAAGGTCAATTCCTCAAATAGCAGAAGACACCTACAATAAGGTAAGAAGCAGCAACGAGATTCTTCAGTCCATCCTTCCAGAGAATCATAAAGTCGGCATCCCGGCAATAGGACTTGCAGCAGCTGGCGGACTACTATACCTTATGGGTGACTCATTTGATGATAACCTAAGGGTTAAGCAGCTAAGAGAAAGACAAGAACGCCTAAACTTCAAACAGTATAACGACCCTACATTTAACAGATTCTCCGCATTGGACTACTCAATGGTAATTCCTGCAGGATATGCAGAGGCACAATACAACGAAGCGAGAAGGGCTCATGAGTATTAACAGAAACGAACTATGGGAACAAATAGGCCTAGAATCAAAAGACGGCCTTTTTACAGGCCTGAACTCAAGAAGCAGACATGCCGCAAAGACATCAAGAAGGCTCTTTGAAGACAGCCTTGCAAACGAAAACATCAAGCCACAGTGGTCAGAAGACATATATACATCTGTTAATGGTAAAGCCTACAGAGATGTAAGAAAAACGCTCAGAGAGACAGACCCTTTAAGTAAAGGCTCTATTGGCACTGCACTAAAAGCAGAAGCAATAACAAACTCAAGAAACAGAACTGCAGCAGAAAGAATCTTCGGAGCCATGCCAGGCTCCGATAAATTCAATTCTACCCAACCAGTAAGGGGCGGCGGAATTAATAACATGTATGCGTTCAATAGTTTTGAATCATTTGCAACAGCAGGTATGACAGACCACCTTGGTAGAGCATCAAAATTTGCAATGGGATACGGTCTCCGTGATGACCTTATGAACTCCATAGGCTTAATGACAAGACATCAAAAGTCAATTATCTCCTCATCTGCAACCAAGATGTCAGATAAGCTATTCACAGGTCTTGCACCGGTAATGGGCGGAGCATTTGCATTATCAGAAGCATCTGATTACATTCTGGGAAATAAAGAGTCTACACTAACAGACAACGCAGCTACATCAATAGCAGGAATGGCACTTTCTGCGGCGGCAGGAACATACGGATTCAGGGTAGGCAAAGAACTGACACATGCAGGCACATCCCTATTGAAAGCCGTACCAAAAGTCGGCAAAGTTGGTATCGGAGAGGCTGGAAAAGCACTAGGTGCAGCAGGTAGAATCAGAGGTGCTGCAAAACTCACAGCAGGTTCTGTTGGAGGACTTGTAACAGGCGCGGGCCTAATGTTAGCAACAGACAGCATAATCAATGTTGCTAAAACAATGGCCGATAGAGATAACAACATTATTAAAATGAGACAATCTTTATTCTCCCCAGGGGCAGCATCAACATCTGTCAATACAGCACAGTTAGCTACAAGCAGACAGAGGGCCTTTGCGAAACTATCCAAGTCCTCACTAAATGACAAAGGATACATCCTAGGTAATGAAGCCGCCATCCTGAAGGGAATCTATTAGTATGGAAGAGCAAAATCTAAATAACGACTACATTCGTAAAGATATTCCTGAAGACGATAACAGAACCCCCACGTCGTCCTTAATCCAACTGTACGAGATGCCGTGGAGAGAGTATCTAAAGCATAAGAATTACGACACAGACATTAAAAATATGTGCAGTAATTGCCAAAAAGAACAAATCCGCAAGTACGGCAAAATAACAATAAAATGTTCCGGACCAAAAGACATAAGTGTAGTTGACCCAGAGATAGTTGCACAGCTAAACAAAGAAGAGGTTGAAGAAGTCAAACAGGCTATAAGTCCCGTATATTGGGCAGAAAAGAATATCGATATACTTCAAACGGACCCAAATAAAAGGCTGTATATTCCAAGATGGTACCAATCTATGATTCTAACCTGCTCCGCGTCTAAAAAGGCAATTAGATGCGGACGACGTTCAGGTAAATCGTACGGCCTTGCCATTGATATAGCGAATAGGCTTGTTCAAAACACAAACTACCAAATCCTTGTTGTAACACCGTTCCTGTCTCAAGCAAAAGAACTGACACTTATAGTCAAGAAAATCCTTCGCTCACTTGGTGCTACAATAGGAACATGGGACGAGCTAGTAGAACGCTCCGTAACTTCTCCTTATCAAGAAATCCAGATGAGGAACGGCTCTACATTCAAGGCCTTTACAGCCGGCAACGATAACGCAAACGCTGTCCGTGGCCAAGGTGCACACTTAATCATTATTGACGAGGCGGACTTCTTAACTCAGGAAGCGTTCGACTCCATTACCGCAATCCTGATGGATAAACCGAACACAGAAATCATTTGTACATCAACACCAATGGGCGAGGGCCTATTGTACAAGTTTTCAAACTCAAAAGACTACAAGGAGTTTCACTTCCCGTCATTCTGTATCCCACACTACAATGATGATATGGATAAAGAGTTCAGAAACTCATTATCCATGATGGCATACATTCAAGAAATCATGTCAGAATTCGGGATTTCCGATAACTCTGTATTTGATATAGACCTAGTCAATCAAAGTAGAACCATAGAGCCGATTAGGAATCTGAACGATGTAATCCACAATAGAGAAAGATATATTCTTTCGCTAGGATGTGACTGGAACGCGGATAAGGTTGGTACAAGAATCTGTATTATCGCTTACGATAAAGTCGAAAAACATGTATTTATCGCAAACTTATCTAATGTTAGAAGAGAAGGATGGACACAGGTTGCAGCAGTTGAAAAGATTGTCGAGCTTAATAGGCTCTACAGGCCGGATTATATCTATGTAGACGAAGGCTTTGGAGAAGCAAACGTTCAGCAATTAAAACTTGTTGCAGTTAATGGCTTTGGTAAAATCCCAATGGACCATCCTGACTTACTGCTAAGAAACGTAACAGCAGTAAACTTCGCATCTACATTAGAATTAAAAGATGTGATGACCGGAGAGATTCGTAAGAAATACTTTAAGAACTTTATCGTAGAGACAACAAAACGTGCCCTAGAAACGAGGTCATTAGCATTTGGCAATTCACTTGCTGACCCTATTGTAGAGCAAATGAAAAACTACATCATAAAAGGTCGCTCTTCAAATGGTCGTGAAACATACGAGGCTAAAAATCACGAGATTGGTGACCATGACCTAGATGCCTTTATGATAGCTCTTGCCGGGCTTCATCTTAACGAAAATTCTATCCTTGATACAAGGAGATACTCTAACGTTACGATATTACCACTTGAAAAACGTGGCTCTGAGATATATAATGGCTCGAATAAAATAGAAAAACGTTCTTATTCCAATGAGGACAAATATAACAGAACCACCCGTATGAACTCCGGAGTAAGCAGACGTTCAGAGCTAAGTCGCGGGCCGACAGGAAGGGGTTCTATATCAAGAGATACAGCATCTAGCTTTATGAGTAGATACCGAAGCACAATGAGGTCAAGGCCCAGATAGAAGGATTTTCAATATAATGGATTACAATCTAATCAATATTACTGATAGCACCGTATTATCGGATGCCGGTATTTGCTACTATGACCCGATAGAAGAGGTTATCAAAGAAATTGGTTCTGGATACATGATGGGGACTAACCCAAAGTCCCCTGTAATCCATAAGCTAATGTTGGTAATTAAAAACGGGCAAATCAGTAAAGTAAAAGTTAGGGCCGTCAAGAATAACGACCTTGAGGCCCTATTTGACGTGAAGGTACTTCCAGGAACATCAACTCCTGGACTATCCTCATTTGACGAAGTTGATTCATACAACAGTCTGGAAATAACAGAAGGACTACAGCCCCATTCGTTAATTCCGTTTCATGTTTACATCAAGCCAAAGGGCCCGATTAATGCCCTATTGAACATGCCATTGGAGCTTACCTATGAGTTCTAATTTTACTGTAAAAGAAATTACAAGCATCCTAGAGGAACTTGTATCGGCAAAATCTCAACTCCTAGACAAACTAAAAGACCTTAAGGTTGCAGTATCGGAGGAAAGAGACCCGGATGTAGTTACTGCAATTAAATCCCTCTACGGCAATGACTATATAAAAGACGGTAAAGCAACCATTACATTCGAGATGGTCGCACAATGTGTAGATATAGTCAGAAGGGCCGGAAGGGCAAAAGCATCGGAGCTTATTAAATGATTGACTTATGGGGCTCTGCAACTCAAAACACCATTGTTGACCAACAAAGGTCAGAGTTATATATGAGGATATTCCAATATGCCTCAGAGGACTTTGCAAACAACCAGGACATGCAAACGTTTGCAAACGACATAGTTCAATGGGCATCATCAGTTGAAAACAGGATGAAGAAACTTGAGGCAGAGCTAAATACCCATACTCATCAAGTTCCTGCACATACGCATCAGGTGCCTCCTCATACACACCTGATAATGCCGCATACTCATCCGACCTCTATGGGGCCTAGCGGGCCTAATATACCAACACCAACAGATACGGGAACACTGGCAGTTACCGGAACAAACGCAACATTCGACACATTAAAGCCAACAAAAGAGCTTAAGTGGCAAGAAGGACAAATTCCTAAGCCATACCAGAATACATCTGGTGCAATAACAAACCTTAACAACAAATTATCCGCAAGCTCAGGAATTATCGGAGACCCTATTGTCCACCCAAGACGTTCAGTTCCATTACCAAAATCAGTTGCGCCAAATATCCCTCCATATCTGTTGCCAATACCAGTATAGGAAATAAATGGAATTAAGTAGAAAAGTAAACCCTACGGCAGGAACAACATATGCTGTTGCATATGCACAGCTTATTGTTGACCACTTCTCAAAGGCCTTACAGGAAAATGGCTGCTTAATCCAAGTTCCTGTTGGCCTTTATATCCAATTTGACGACCAATATAACAGATTAGTAGATTACATAGATAGTGCGATAAATGCTGGAAATATTGATAATGACGGTGCTGGCGGGCAATCTGACAGCGTCGTTTCTCCTAACGGGGCTATTGACCCTGGACACATATCGGCGATAAAGAACGCCATAAGAAAAGCAAGTAACGATTGCTTTGCCTGTAACATAGAAAAGCCAAAGTTCGACTTCTCGGGCATATTTGGCAATCTTATGGGCGACATTACAACATCGCTAGACCAGTTTAAGAACCTTGGTAAGTACAATAAGGCATCCGTATGCCAGTATGCATTCTTCCTTTCGTACTTATGTATCCCAGACCTTCTTAAACTAATAGCCCTTATACTTGCAGCAATAGTTAAGGTTACACAAAACATTCAACTACCAAGATTAACCGTCGCAGTATTCATTAATGCAATCCTCGGCGCCATCATAGAGGTTCTTGTTAAGAACATTTCAATCTTGGCCAGATTTGCACTTACTCCAGTATTATGTATCCTTGATTCAATTGACTCCATTATCGACCAATTGCCAACTCCTGAAAATATCCGCAACACAAGTGCAAAAGAATTAGAGCAACTTGGTGCAAGCAAGAAGTTCATGGAAGGTAAATACGATACTAACCTTAAAAAGAAAACACAAAAAATAAGGGAGCAGTACGTATCAAGAGTCAATGGTCTTTCAGATGCTGCAGAACAAAATACACGCAAGTATGTAGAAGAAATAATGGGTCCTCTTCAGGAAACCATCAATAAAAGCGTTGAGTCTTTAAACAATTCTATTTCCGAATTGACAGGGCTCTTGAATCACTTTAGTTGTGAACCTGCGAGAAGCGGACTATCTGTTTCTCAATACCTAAGTAACCTTTCAGAGCTAATGGCTCTTGCAAACTTGCTAAGATACATTGTTAGAATGAAGTCCGGCAAGGCTGCATTAGAGAAACTGTGTAATGCACCAGGAAACGATAACTTCGGCCAAGATAACGATACCTCAGGAGTAGATGGCATTCTGTCACTCAATAATATTGGTTCTGCCATCGCCGACACAATCGGTTCCGACATCGAACTGATAACAGACGGCAAGGGCAATGCTATCGCCGTAGCAATAAAAGATGACAGCGAGGGAAACAAGGACAATCTATCATTCTTCTCATGTAATCTTGATGAGTTTGCAAGGTCAGTAACCGTACCGGGCCTAATCCAAGAGATTGCGAAATACGATTTCCCTCATATCAACGTGGACGAGTGGAATCCTTCTCCGTGGAAGGTAACAGTAGTTCCGGATTCAAAATACGACTACGGCCGGCCTAATACTTCTATTGTTCCATTAGTAATTAATACAGACGACCCTAATTGGAGTATCCCAAAACACATCCAAACAGTCGTAGGTTTTATAGATAAATACAATGGAGCAACAGACCCGGCAAGAACATCAAACGAAATCACATTCGTAGATGAAGACTTAAATAGAATCCTGAAACAAAGATATATCAAAACAGAGGACGACAATATCGTCGAAGGATTAACAGATTCCTCTGTCAGAATCGTCAATGAAGACGGAAGCATTAAGATAATAGATTCAACTGGACGAATCCAGTCAAATAACGGCTCACCAACACCCACCGCAGTAGAAAGCGTAGAGAGGATGATATCCAGCTTCAAAGGCGGCACTGGGCTCTTAGATTGTGTGACTGATATAGACAACGTCCTTAATAAACTCGGAGACATTAAATGAAGGACGAAGAACTAACGGTGCTATTAAGTACCAACTATTCTTCAAACCCAAGGGAAATTAAGGACGCCCTAAGCAGAAAGGCTGTTGGCATTAAAAGACACTCTGTCTTAAATCCTGGCCTCTCTTACTTTGGGAAAAGAACAGGCTCTCTTGAAGATACAGTCTTTAGCGGTTTTAAGAATCACGAGTATGACCTTTACGAATACTCAAGAATTATAGATACAGAAGCAATTGTCGCCAAAGCATTTGAACGGCAGCGGGCCCTGATATTCAAAAACGGATTCTACTTCGAATCAGATAACACTGAAAATATCGAATATATTAAATCAAGAATCCGCGAAATCGAATACGTAACAGGAATAACATTCCGCACATTTATCGAGGAAATGGCATATAACCTTGTTATGTTCCATAACTCCTATATCCTATTGGTAAGAAACGAAGACAAGTCCACAGGTGAAACTGTGAACGTAGGTAACAAAGAACTCCAGCCAATAGCAGGATGGTTTAATCTTCCAACAGAATCCATCCAGAGAAAAATCAAAGAAAACGGCGACATCGAAATGTATAAGCAATACATTGATGCAGCTACATTCAGAATTTTCTCTCCCGAAAAGGTTAGACACCTTAAGTACAATTCCCGTTCAGGCTTCACTATGGGGACACCTCCATTAGAGGCAGTAAAAGACGACATCCTGGCCCTAAGAAGAATTGAAGAATCTGTAGAGACACTCATCTACAAGGGAATCTTCCCCATGATTCACATTAAGGTCGGAAGCGAAATGCGTCCTGCATCCGTACTTATGGACGGAAGAGATGAAGTTGAAGCAATGAGCCATCTAATGAGAGAGCTTGACGAGTTTGGCGGAATTACTACAAGCGAACGTGTAGAAGTCAAAGCAATTGGTTCAGAATCACTTGCGCTTCGTGTTGAAAGCTACCTCGAATACTTCAAAGACCGAGTTATGCTTGGCCTTGGCGTATCAGACATCGACATGGGTATCGGTGACTCTTCCGGCCGGGCAACAGGACAAATAGTTTCACAAACACTAAAAGAAGCAGTTATCAATAAACAAGATACACTATCCGAGTTTATTACACATTATCTGCTTAAGCCTCTATTGGTTGAGTCCGGCAAATACAATGCAGAATACGAAATCCCAGAAGAGGATTTAGTTAAATTCAGATTCAATCATGTAGACCAAGATGCCCGCATTAAGATAGAGTCCCACATCCTAAATATGTTTAATAGTGGGCTTATCTCTATCAATGAGGCAAGAACAGAAATCGGATACAAAGAGATTAGTGACAGAGATGTTTCTAAGATTGGTAAGGACAAGGAAAGAATCCTCCCGTCCTATCAGGTAGAGACAGCAAAAGCAGCCGCAGCAGCATCGGCCGCCGGAAAAGAAAATAGCTCCGGCAATAAAACAAAAGCACAAGGTTCACAAAAAGCCTCTGCTTCAATCACTAATCCAAAAAACCAATTCTCTGACAGTAAGCCTGCATCTTCTAAATTATTCCCTATTGAAAATATCAGAAAAATATCTGATAATAAAACGCTACTATATGAATATATTGAGAATCATATAAAATCGATTGTTGACATATCAGATTCTCAAAAGGATAATAGCGTAAAAGATATTGCTTCTGTCTTCTCTAATTCAATCGGCCTCATGTGTGAATCTGAAGAAATATCAGACTCGGACATCGAAGATGCATTGCTTGAGATGTACAGACTAGCCGGAGAAATTTAGTGACAGACTTTAACGACCGCTTTGAAGCGACGGCAAGGGTCAGCGTAGATGAGGAGATTCAACAAAGAATCTCCGATTCTCTATCTAACGGTGCAAAAATAAAAAGTATAACCGTAAAGATGGAAGCAACCCACTCTGGCCGACCAAATGGAAACAACTGGATATACACACCATCAGGGATGATGGCCGGTCATAAAACATTCGTAACGCCGGTATATAAACCAGTCACAGAAGAGCATCGTCCAGATTCAAGAACACTTGGGCGCGTCATCTCTTCAGAGTATATTCAATACCAGGAGTTCAAAGATTCATTCAGTAAACTTTCTCCTGTAGAATACCTAAGTCAGGCAAAAGAATCCGGACTTGATAAAAAATACCGCTCAAGAGCCTACAAAGGTCTTGGGCATATCGAACTTGTAGCAAAAATAACAGACAAAGAAGCGATTGACAAAATCCTTGACGGGGAATTTGGATTTGTTTCTGTCGACGGGCGCGTAGAAGATGCCTATTGTTCAATCTGTTCAACAAAGGTTAATTCCCCAAACAGATGCGAACATAAGCGCGGTGTCAAATACGGGAACGACAAATGCTACTACGTCGGAGGCAAAATGCACTTCGACCACATATCATATGTTGCAAACCCTGCAGATACAAATGCCAGAGCAACATTGATTCGGGATAGTAAAAATAGTCAATCCCACCTACAGATATTAGATTTTGAAATAGAAAAAGGTAAACAGATGACAGTAAAAATCGAAGACATCAATAAGTCTAGCGAGGCACTTGTCGAATATGCCAAAACTCTAGGGATTAAAGACTATCAGCTTCCCTCTGAGGAAGGCCTAACTATCCTGGATTACGTTTTTGGCGAACAAAAGACCTATCCGATTTCAGACAAACTGTCTGCATCTTTGGCGATGTCTTTCTTCTCTACAAAAATTGAAGATTCAGCAGACAAAGAACCAATCGTCACTCTAATCGAAGACAAGCTAAAAGAGCTTGAAGTTGAAGATTACGAGGCGGTCATTGCAGAAGCTGTCGAGGCGAGCAAAGAAACTGCCGAAAAAGTTTCTGACAATACGGAAACAGGTATTGTACAGGGCGGATTTGACGTAGATGCACACGCAGACAGAATTGCAACCGCAATCTCCGATAAGCTTCAGGCTGTAATCTCAGGCAATGCAGGCGGATACCTTGCTTCTCAAAACAAAGTCCTGAGACAAGAGCTGGCTAATAAAACCGTCGAGCTTGCACAAATTCGTGATATGCTAAAAGAATCAATCGTTTCCCAGATTTCAACCATTGAGAAAATCTCGGACTCTGCTAAAATTGACGAATTGAAAAAACGAACAATCGAGTCGCTTTCAGACAAACTGAAAGACCTTCAAGCTTCAGCAGCAGAACAGCCTCAGGCAACACCGGAACCTGTTAAAGACTCCGTAGAGGAGCCTAAACAACCTCTTGAGCCAGGTTCTGTAAAAATCGAAGACTCTGCCGAAGGCGAAGGCAAGGACAAAGAAAAAGAAGAAAACCTAACCGTTCAAGACGGACTGGAATTTGGCAGCAAAGAAGAATGCTATGCCCAGTTCATGTCTATCCTGAACACACAGGGCATTGCGGCAGCTAAACAGTTTGCCGAAAAAGCTAAAATCAAGGCGTAAGCTTAACAAACTGGAGAGAAATCCATAATGTTTCAATATCAAAACACAGCTGCTACTACCCCTAAAACCAAACACTACTCTAAGGCCAACTGGTCAACTCCGGCCGTAATGTTCTCCGAGGGTATTCACCCTGCTGGACAATTTATGCCGGCCCCGTACCTGCCGTTGATTCGTGTTCCTTCAAAAGACATTAAAACCCACGTTGTAATCTCAACTGGTAAAGTTGTTGCATTGGACAGCAACGGCTATGTAGTTCCGGCCGGTCTAGCTGACTCTGATGCAGAATACACCCAAGTCGACGTTGATGAAGGCGTAATCGGGCCTGATGGTCAACCCGTAACTGCAGGTCAAAAAGTTAAAGACAAATTGACTGCCGCTAATCTGACAATCTCAGCGCCTGTTGGTGTTGCATTGTACGATTTCTGGCGTCATCCAGGTGGCGATGGTATCAATCCGGCACACTTCAATTACAAAAACCTGAACTACCAACACCGTGTTCAATTCGTATGTGACTACATGATTGAATTGCCATTGGTTACTTCAGATGCCGAATACGCCAAAGCTCCTCTGAAAGGCATTTCTGCATTCATCGCAGCTAAAGGTCCTAGCACCGGAAGCGGCACTCTGGCAGACTTTACCACAGTTAAACCTGGTGACTTTGTTACTTTCGACAAAAACTCAAATATGATTGTAGCCCAATCAACTACCGAAAAAGAAAAAATTCTTGGACAAGTTCTGCAAGTTGTTGCTCCTGAAAGTGACAGCCTGTTGAAACTGACCCGTACAAGTTCTGCCGGTGGTCATGACTTAGACAAAATGCCCGGTACTGCAACTGGCGGCCTAGAACACAAAATTGCATACTCTAACGGTTACGGACTTGTTCGTATCAACTTGATTAACCGCTAATAAACAACCATAGGAATAATTTACAACTATGTCTAAAAAATTCGACGAAGTATACGCAAAAGAAAAAGAAAGCATTCAGTTTATCCGTGGCCTGTTTGACAATAGCGGCAAAACCGCAGATGGTGCATCAGTTTCAATCAGCGATGCTCTGACCGGCAATATCCCGGAACTGAAATTCTCAGATGCCTTCGCTACTCCGAACTTCCCAATCGCATTCAAGCGAGTTGTTGAAGAATTCGTTATCAGCGCTGTTGAGCCAAACCTTATTGGCCAACGTCTGTTGCAGAAAATCTACATTGACCCGAATATCACTCAGGTCAACGTAAGCACCTACGGCGCTATTGAAGTTCATGACAACTCTGTTGCAGAGGGTGGCGAATACCCTGAAGTCAGCACCACTAACGGTGGTGGACAATTGTTTGCTGGTGTTGGTAAATACGGTAACCGTATCCGCATTACTGACGAAATGCTGCGCAACTCCCAATGGGACGTTGTTGCATTCCACTTGACCCGTCTGGGCCAAGCAATGGCTCGCGCCAAAGAGCAAAACATCTTCCGTATGATTAACTCTGCCGGTGTTACCGTATTCGACAACGACAATCCTAGCCAGTCTATCTTGGGCCGCACTACCGGTCGTGATATCTCTGGTGCAGGTAACGGTTCTTTCACCGCAGACGACATGTATGATATGTACGCTAACATGCTGGAACGTGGTTACAAACCTAATGTAATCCTGTGCCATCCTTTGGCTTGGGCAACCTTCACCAAAGACCCGGTTATGCGTGAATACGCTCTGAAAAACGGCTCTCTGGACAACTGGTTCACCTCTATGCCACAAGAAGGCCTGTCTGGTTCGGTATCAGAAGCATTCCGCCGCTTTGGCCGTATGTCTGGTCAGCCAGCTACTCCTCTGACAGAAAATGAACGTGTTGGCACTCAGAACACTCCGTTCAAGTTCCCGGCATACTTCCCTGGAACTAAAGGTCTGACCATTATCGCTTCTCCGTTCGTTCCGTTTGATGCGGCTAAGAAAACCACTTCTATTATTATGCTGGACACTACCGAACTGGGTGCAATCTTCGTTCAGGAAGAACCGACCGTTGAGCAATGGGATGACCCAGCACGCGATATCCAAAATATCAAAATTCGTGAACGTTACGGCTTGGCATTGTTCAATGATGGTCAAGCAGTATCTATCGCCAAAAACGTTAGCATCGAACCTAACGAAATCGTTCTGCCTCCTCAGGCTATCGTTAGCGACTTGCCACGAATTCAACGCAAGTAATTTCCTAAAACTAGGTATATAATATACTCATAGTTGAGTAACAACATGGGGGTAGGGCTAAAACTCCCTGCCCCCATTTTTTATTGGTGAATAAATGAAAGCAATTCAAGCAAAAGTAAAACTGCTAACGCAGATGTTCCTATTCGGAGAAAAGATTAGTCTCAAGCGCGGAGAAGAAACAGTTTTCGATATTTCAAAACTTGGAATCGGAGACTTGGAGATTCTGGCCCATCACATTCGTCGTGGTGAAATCGAATCAAATGTTTCGTCCGACCGCTTCTACGAACGGGCCACCACACTTAGAAAAGAAGTGACTCAGGGCAAATACGATAACGTCCTTAAACTTGAGGATATTCAAGAAGTTAGAGTTCTTGAAGCAGAAATCGAACTTGAGGATGGCACTAAGACAACTCTTGCTGCATTGGAAGAAGCCCAGAAAGCTGACCCACGAATTCAGTTCGTAACTGATAAAATCCTAGATGCAGCTACATCAGTTGCCATGATTGCAGTTAAGAACATCCCTGATGTAACTTTGGAAATTCTGGAATTCGCAAAAGAATCAGAAACCAGAGGTAAAAACCGTCGTGGCGTTATCACTACAATCGAATCTGAAATCGCTCGTCTGAAAGAGGCTCCTGCAGAAGAAGAAGCTCAAGAGTCAGACAAAAAAGAAACCGAGAAATAACCTAGAAACGGGCGGCATACAATGTCAGGAAAACTAATAGTAGAAAAGGCTCTAAACACAGAAGAGCAGCTTAGCTTTATGCCTCTAAAGGGGTCTTTAAAACTAAAGTTATCTGAACCTGTAGCAGTAGAGACACTTAAGAAACACATTGCCGTCCTAAGGGTCGGTAAAACAACCGGACTAAAAGAGAATGTAAAATCATATAGCGATGCGTTCAGAATGGACCGCTCTGCTTATGTAGAAACAGAAATCTCTGTTGATGGAACAGAAGTTACCATCACTCCGGTAAACTCATTTGAAGAGATGTCGGATTATGTCCTTTACATCACAAGAGACATAACTTCGGTATCAATGGAAATCCTTATTGACGGTCAGCCCGCCGGAGATAAGATTAGCGTCAATCCTCCTATTGAAAAAACAATAGAAATCAAACCAATCAGTAGGCCAATAACAAGGAGCGGGACCAAAGTTATTCTTGCTGATGTTTATATTGATGGCGCTAAGGTAGTAGAAAAGGGCGTGTATTCCTTAGATAGCGGCATAGAGGTTGAAGGGTCTACAATAACAATAAAAGACCCTTCTATTTCTATAGGCATCATCAAGGTTATCCCTACGGTAACGTCGAAATCCGAAGATGATTATTCTCTTAAATTTAGCACCGGAAGAAAACATCCCGTAGAAGACAAAACTCCGGAAGCAACATCATCAAGAATAACAGCAGAAAAGCTGTACGACTTCTATAAAAATCCGTACGAGATGATTCTCCATACGTCAGGAGGAAAATCACAGGTACAACAGCAAGGACAGCAAACAGGGCAGGCGGGCCAAAATGAAGAACAGCCCCAACCTGAAATTGAAGTAAAACTCCCAAATAAAATCATCTTCAATTTTAACAAAACCCTTGCCGATATCCCTATTGATTTAGCTAACTTCAACTTTGAAATGACAGAAGCCTTCAATAATAATCATCTTGCACCAATGGGCTTCTTTAAAGAGGACACATCTTACATCCTAGAGTTTTCTACAATAAGAAATAATAAATCTATTATGATAGAAGTTGTCGAGAATGATGATGAAGAGCCTCACGACAAGTACGAATTAAGATGGAAGAATTAAAATGGCACTTATCCATAGTAACACACTTGCGGGAAAGAATTGGAAAGTTCCAGACAGTAACACAGGCATCCAGCCAAAGCGTGTTTACAATGTTGAAGGCACATTTGCAATTCCATCCGTACATTTATCATTTGATGGCTTTGAAGGCCCAAAGAAGAACAAGCTTCTCATTTATGATGAAAAGCCCGGCCGCAAGAAAAGACTCATAAAGACCGACTTAACGTATAGAGAACCGATTCACTCGTTTAAATATTTCGAGGCATTAGGCTCTACATACGGAATGCACGAAATCATAAATGAGCGTGAAACAATGGGCGAGGACCCTTCTCCTATTATAGACCGGTGGAAATCCGAACCTATCTTCATTGAAAGATATGATTCAATCAGACCATCTATTCCATTAAACTATAACAACAGCTCAGAAGACATCTGCGCGTTTATGTGTGAGATAGAGAAATCAAATGAAGCAAAAGACGATGGATTTAAGGTTTCCTTTGAAGAGTTGGCAAAAGAAATTGACGGCAAGAAGTATATAGAATTTCATATCGGAGAGTTTCATCTTCTTCCTAATACACCTCTAGCAATTCACAGATGCAATCTTTCTGCAGATGTAGTAACATTCAAAAAAGGGTTTAAAGCATTTAAGGATAGTTCGACGCTAAAATCCGATACTGTCCAAATCCCAAGAATCTCACCAACATCAAATCACTTCGTAGAGTTCTACATCGGTATCTCTAGGATGAAAGACTCTTCGGTTAGGCCAAGAGAGTTCAATCGGGATGATTTGAACATCAGGCATCCTAATAATCTAGAGGGCGGCGCACAAATAAGGTGGAAATCTCTTGCAGATTCATGTATGGCATGGATTAGAGTCTATGACGGAACAGACCTAAAAAGACTTCTAGATAAAGAGATTTTCTATTCCGGCCACTATGTGCTAAATACCAAATGCCGTATTGATTTAGACAAACTAAAGCAATATCTCAAAAAACTAGACTTAGCACACGAATCTCAACTACTAATACATCCACCATCATTCAATATACTAGGATATGACACCTTATCAAGACTTACAGAACCAAGACATGCAAGAATGATTAGAAGACTAGACAAGGTTGAATTTGATGTCCAAAGAAACTACAAGAGTAACGGCGGATTCCACCACAAGATAACTGTCCTTAACGAAGACAAAAGTATCGTTCTGTTTTCGGACGAAACAGAAGGCAGTAAACCTCCTTTTATATACAATGGCCAAGGTACCAAAGAACTTAAAGGAACCTGGAGATGGTCTAAAATTGATAATGAAGACATAGGAAACAAGCCAATTCCATTCAGTCATTCATATGTCAGAGGCGCCGGTATTGATACAGAACAATATGGAAAAGTAACATACACTTTTAATGAGTCAGTATCAGAAATCCTGAGCCGAAATCGTAAGATATACATCACATTAGAAACAAACGACGGAACCTTATCAAATGGCTAATATCGAAATTAGACTTTCTACAGGAAGTACCACATCAACAAACTTAGTTGAGCCCAACAAATCAATCGGTGGCAAGATGGCACAATCTGCCAACGAAGGCGTGTCATACATCATCAGTCAAAACGGCATGCAGATGAACTCCCTGTGGGACGACATTACACAACAGGACGGAGAAAGCAAAACTCCAGACTACCGCTGCATCTACGTCTACAATAATCCAGTTGGTTCGAGGAAAGGCTCAATCATCGGCCTTAAAGCATATCTTGGCGGAAGCTCATATGCTAAGCACCAACTAGGCAAAGCATCTCTCCCTAATACAGACGCAAATATCATAACCGATGAACTTCAAGCTCCGGCAGGCATCCAGTTTGAAGACCATCCTAAAGGAAGCCCGCTTGTTCTTGGAACATTGAATCCTGGTGAGTATTATGCAATCTGGATTAAACGTACACCAACAAACGTATCTGGGGCAGGAGAAGTCCGCGAGTTCATGGATTTAATCTTAACTGGTAATAGCTAATAGGAGTGGCCGGGATGGCAACAATACTAGAAAATATCCAAGATGATGTTAATATTAACGGGATTCTAGAGCGTTATTTCGACATTTATCTCCCGGCCAATCTTGACGACCAGATGGACGACAAAGGGGATAACCCATACCTCCGAATTGACGGACTGATAGACTCAAACGACCAAACAAACATTAATAATATCCGAGAAGTAGTCAACATCACAGAAGGCTACTTTAAGGATATATTAAATCCTAAAACATACGATTATTTTATTGCAGACGGCCCCAACTCTAAGAAGTATATCTTTCAAAGGGCGGGTTCTATCATAGATACAAAAGTCCTATCAAATACCGGTGCACAGTCAAACGACGAACACAAGTACGCCTTCGAGGGCGACAACCAATTCATATCTTACACAGATATGGCTAGAGAGTCCGGCCCAACATATTCACAGGCTCAAAAAATAGACTACGACCGTCAGGCAAAATACGATGCCAGGGTTGTTACAAGAAAAACATTCTCCCCAGGGGGCACTGCTAATGACCGCTCTCATTATGTAAAAATAAGTGGAGATGATGTAGGTAAGTTCTTCCTAGAGATTCCTCTGCTAATAATGAGGAACTCTACGCCCATGACACCAGAAGACCTTGAAAAGTTGAAGTCTTATAGCCAGAAGGTTAACGGCGGCAAGCTTGAATTAGAAGTATCGGTAAGCCCATACACCGTATTGTATGTAGAAGAAGTGCCCGGTTCAGAATCAGAAATCTCAAGACCAACTTCTCCTGATGACCACGAGGGCGTAAGGCTATACGGCGGCGGAAGATTTAAATCTAAAAAAGACTTTATAATTCGCGCCGCAGATGGACTTGTTTCAGACATTCTTTCAGGCAAAAGGGATAATGAAATCACCAATAGTGATTTGCTAAATGCAGTAAAAGAAATCTTTTCTTCAGGCCAAGACGTCAGATTGATGGGCTCCTCTAATGCATACGAAGCACAGGCCTTCATAGATAATGTTTATGAAGAGTCTGACACAATTAGAATCAGAGTTAAGTCGTCTGCATCTGTAACAAGCAATCCGTTTAAAATATATCCATTAAGCGGAACAGACAGCGAAGTTCTTGCCATAGCAATCCCAAGTGCAAGGGTAGGTATAACATCTCACGCCGCAACAGGTAAGGCCGGAAGAAAAAAGGCCAGAGGTGCAAAAGGCACTGCTGCTAATGCTGTGAATATTTACAGTGCCACAGAAAACCGTTCAGATGCACTCAATCCGTTTGAAAGACAATTTCTCGGCCCTAAGTATATTGACGTTGCAAACAGAATCAAAACCGAGAAAGAGCAACAGGCTGCAGCAAGACGCGCCGCAGCGGAAAGAAACAGAAAGCGGTACTCGTTTGTTTCTTCCCAATACACTCAGCCTCCTATTGATTACCAAGACATACTCATAGACGGATTCAATAGTCTTACAGATGCATTTGCCGGAGATAATGAAACGGTAATAAACCGAAAATTCAACGAAATTGCCACTCCTAAACTAAGGGAAGACCGAGACAAATTCTTTGAATTAATATCAACTAAAATATCTCCAAAGGAATCAATAGAATCCTCCCTAAAAGATTTATACATGGCAGATTCTACATCAATAAGATTCCTAAAAGCACTGGATATAGCAGCAATCAAAATAAACATCCTATATAATCCATACATGACATATCTTCCGGACGGAAGAAGAATACAAAGGGAATCAAATTCCTCATTAAATGTATTTGACCTATCCGGAGTAAAAATAGGGTTCAGAATAGCCAAGTAGAGGTCTAAAGTGATTACAATATTCCATTCGGCTTTGAGTGAAACGCTTAAAGACCTCGCAAAATACCAAAATAACACCGTGAGAATTCCTCTTACAGTTTATTTTGACAGAGTGGAAGAGTTTAAGTTTTCCACAGGGTATACAGTCCATACTCTAGAGCCTGTTAAGGTATCAGTAAGAGATTACTATTGGATTAACAAACCGCCCAAACCTATGATGTATAGATTTGGGTACTATATAAATAAAAAACAGCCTCCTTTCCTTACCGTATTCTCCTTCGGATATAAAATGAAATTCAGTGATGAATTTTATCTGAATGTAAGGTCTCCATATAAAAGGAGGTTTTTCTTTGGAGATAGGCTCAATGCGCATTATCGCGCCGGATACAAAGTAAGACTAGGTTACACTCAGTTTAAAAATACATATAGAGCCGGATACAAAGTCAAAAACTTTAAGAGCGATGAATTTATTCTCAACTATAAGTTTCCTTATTTGGTTGAAAGAATAGGCAGCTTTAACATAAGGCTCTCCACAGGTTATAGCGTTCAGCTAACAAGCCAGGAAGAATACACTTATAGGTTCTGGTACAGAAACAGTGTCTCTAAATTTATTTTCCCAAGGAAGTACAATCAGAACGCCGCAGGTGCTAACACATCAATAGCGGAACTGATAAAACCGTGGAAAGTAATCAAGCAGAAAGACGGCACAAGTGGAATCAGAATTTCCCTAGATAAAGAGAAGTTAGACCTAGGTTCAGACGGATTAAGAATCTATCTAAACATGCCGCCGAAGTATATCAACTATTGCGTATTGTTAAGAAATAAGTTTAGTAAACTTCCAGATTCTCCATCTCGGCCCGTTCCAGCATTGCCGATAGTAGAGGAAACACCGGCACAGCCTCCAACTCCTCCGGCTCCTCCGCCAAGCCAACCTCCGGCGCCACCTCCAGAAAATAATCCGGACGATTTCCCAGACGATACTCCTATAAACGGAGGAGGAACAGAGGGTGTAGCTCCCTATGACCCAAGCAGAGAAAATAATCCCTGAGGTAAAATATGCCAAACAATAACAACGGACAAGACCAAGGAGACACCAGGAATCAGGGTCAGGATTCTCAGGTAGATAGCAAACTCTCTATCTCTGAATATGCTAAATATGGAGATGTCCCGTTTATAGCAGAAGATAACGATGGGATGTTTCTATACATCCCATCCGTAATCCCCGCAGAGTATTCAGCAACAGAGGAAAAGATTTCAGAGTTACTCAGGACAATAGCCCCGATATCAATTTCCTTGTACAGGTATAACAGTAGGCCAGTAGATACCACAACCATCATCAGGGGCGAGAAATGGGTTGATGAGAAGGTTTACGACCCTGGCGTACTGTATAACCTGGAAGCCAAGAAAATAGACATCAAAGAAGAGAGTATAGTTTTATCTGAGTCTACAAAAAGAGGACTTGATTCTGACTCCTTCGAGGCCAAGTTCTCAGAAGCAAATTCTTGCTGTCTTGATAAGCCAGTTCTCACAAAAGATTCCGCAGAATCTTGTACTATTACTAGAACCGAAGTTGAATACAAGGTTACAGGCGGAAACTACGACCCATCTGTTATATGTTCTAGAATTGAGGCCAAAGACTTTATTGATAGCCTTAATTCTATCGGTGTAATCATAGGCATTCAGGACGGATTTAATGTCGGAGGAATAGAATGGTGGATGATTGATGCAGGCAAGGTCACAGACAAAGACGGCAATGTCGTTAGATATCCAGACCAGTTTGCAACAACCCAGTCTTACGATTTTGACCCGGGCGACGCATTTAAAGAAGATAAACGTCAATCCGATATTAAGATTGTTCCTACGCCTCCTAGCCCTAGCCAAGAGTTTGACCCAAGAGAACCATCTAAGGTTGTCCCAGAGAAACCAAAACCGCTCAGTACGGATGACGAAGACAAGAGAAGGTTTACTAACCTAGACTTTGTAAGAGACCCATACCTACCAGGATTTAGGCCATGAGTAGAGAATTAGAACTAAAGCCCTGGCTGCTAAGAAGCGGTAAGGTAACAAACTCGGACGGATGGATTTTAGACCTCTTTATTAGTGTTAATCCAAGACTAAAAGAAGAGCTTACCAACAACAACGTAGATATTAAAGACATCTGCGCGGTTACAAAGGTTTATACAAATCCATCCCAAACAAACTCCTTTAAATACAATACAATAGCAGAAATAGAGACAGATGGCTGCCACCTTGTAGGCGAAGATGGCGGACCCGTTACCATTATATTCTCATACGGAAGGGTAGACCTTGCCCTATTGGAATTCTCTAAAACAGAAACAGTCGGTGTTCCAGACGTTCCATTTATTGTCAGAGAAAACACAGAAGCAGGCATAAAAGCCGCATACTACAACCTTATTGATGAAGTCAAATTCATAGAGGATGTAGCAGGCCATGAAGGTGTGAAGAAATGGAAAGTCGTAATTAAACCAGACAACCGCGCAGCTATCTTCACTAGATGGAATAAAAAACAACGTATATACTATAACGAGTTCATAGTGTATGCACGACAATACAAAGAAACTGATAACTTCAAACAGTCAGACCATCTAGGTGACGGAACATCAGGTAAAGCACCTTAAATATATACGCCAGAAAGGTACATATAAATGACCAGTAGAACACTAATGCCGATAGACTGGAAGAAGACAGATTCGGAAAACTTCTCCGACTTACTGGCCAAAGGTTTTGCTGACAGGAATATGGAATACCTTCCTGGCGGCATTGTTTTAAAGAAACCGACATTCGTAGAGGACCCACTAGGTACATCTCAAATACAGGTAATAGGCATCCCATTCCAAAATGTATTTGGGTCTACAAAATTCAGATACTTCAGGGTTAAGCTATCAGAATTTGAAAGAATTTATAGGCAGATTCTAGGCTCTGAAACCTCTCCAATAAGGATGAGGCTTAAACCAACAGACCAGGGCGTACTTGAAGACACAAAAATAGTTTTATCTAAAAGGCTTTCAATCCTTCCGCAAAGGTTTATCCTAGAGCTCTCCGAGAAAAAGCAAAAAGACCCGGACAACCCAAACAGTGTCCAATATATCTTTAAGTTCTATTTCTCTATCCCAGAAACAGACTATCAAGATAAAACACACGGCTTGTCTATAATTAACGATAAAGACGTTTTTATCTACGTAGAAAAACCAAATATCGTTATAGAAAACGGGCGCGGCATCATCCCTATTGATGACAAATTAGAATCACATCAATCGCATTCAACAGCCCTAATAGGGCAATCCTTTTCAAACTTCTCAAGTCTAATCCCGACAGAATACAAACTAGAAAACGTAGTGATAGGCGAAGACTTCGGAATTGAACCGGTCAACCAGATTCTCTGGAAATCTCCAGGCGGAAAACTAACAGGCAATATTCCTCAAAGACTAAAAGATGACCTCCTTAAAATGTCAATCACTGGAGACTTAAGGCACACAGGCGACACTGTTGAGTCTAGATTTAAAATAGACAACCCTCCAACCATGACAATCGAAAGTGTCTTCGGAGGGACATTCAGAGGCTCTTTGGGTGACCAAGTTCCAGAATACTCCGGCCCAAATGCAATCGACACAGTAAGAGGATATGGTTCTTCTTATTCGATGGTATATAAAATTACGTCAAAAGAGCCAGGAACGAAGCATCTCGTATTCTCAGACGATATTATGGCAACTGTTCAGAATACATTATCTCACGCCGGATTTAGATTTACCTCAAAAGACTGCCGAGGCGCGGAGATAGGCATATCAGACACAATGATTTCGACATTATCAAAAGTATGTTCCTTTGCAGGAATAAAAATCAAAACAGGTGAATAGATATGAATCTATATGGATACCCGACAATAGTTCTAAAAGACAAAGAAACGGGCAGGATTAAAAGAGAGATTTCCTGCAAAAACATACAAACAATCCCCGCCAGAATGATGCTTTCCAATGTAGGCTACTTTGAATATGCTGACTACAATGAAAGAAGATTCGGTATCGGCACAAGAAGTTGGAGTAGCGACAATTCAAGCGATATATATACCCTCCCGTTTAGGATGCCGAAAACGCCGTTTTATTATCAGAACAAAAACCCTGTTAGCCCGTCATATAATTTTAAATTCTCCGACGGACAAGAATACTCATCTTCGGCAACGTCAGACGGGGTCGAAAGAGTTTCCCTGGCGAAGGATTCAGAAGGGAGAAGCATTTTTGTGTTTAGAGGGATTCTTAATGCTCCGGACTCTGGGATAAGAAAAATAGGCACAATATGCCTTTCCCCAAGAACGACCGGCCCAATGTTCTATACCCCATTGGACGACATAATCGACCAAGATGCAACAACAGTTATTGATATCACATATAAGGTTATCATTGCCGGTAAAACCGATAAAGAGTATGCCCAAAACTTCGCCGCAGCGTATGGTTTTAACGATAGAGATTATTCTCCAGTTGGACAATGGTCTTTTATAGGGAATTCAAGGGACGGATTTAGAATACCGCTCTCTAACGAGACCGAGCATTCCGGAGGAGGTTCGAGGCAATCATCCTCTGCTCTATTTACCGGAATGACAGACGAAAAATACAATTCGGTAAGTCCTATTTCGTTGGATATATTTCGGCTTAATTTTTTTAACGACTACATATTTTCTTCTCAATTGGCGGCGTCAAGAAATGGATATATTAGTAGGAACGATATTTCAACCTGCGGTTCATTCTACGGTTCGCTTTCATACACAAGAGAAAGCAGTGCAAACCCAAAAGACTTTTGTGAAATCACAAATGAAAAAGGCGTTACTTCCACATTCTCTAAGTGTAGAGAAAATATTAATTCTGCAATTAAGCCATTCTTCGAGCCAACGTTAGTTAAGAAGGGTACAGGCGTAATTAAAGCTGCATCTGCAACACGAAAAGTTGGACTTCCGGAGAGGTGGGAGATTGACGTAATTAAAGGCGGCACCCTCGCCGAAGCAGAATTTAGGATTAGAAAAATTCCAGTAGGGAATTATGTGGCAAACTCTAATATTCAGGCGCTCACACCGATAGACCATCTGTCATATTACGGAGGATTAGTAAATCTATCGTATGACAAGTACAATCATCCCGACGGAAAGTGGTATGAGCACTCTGAAGCCGTATGGCCTTTATACGGACAAAACATAGCCATCGTAATCAGGAAAGGCGTATTACTAACCTCTATTGGCAATGCTAACTATATTATCCTTGATGAAACAAATCTGCCCCACGAGAATAGGGGAATACAAATCACCGGTATTGCATGGGATGACAGGAAGAAGGGTCTATTGATTGGGTGCGGAGAAAGCGGCCTATATAAAGTTGAATACGATAACGACACAGATACAGAGCCAAATGTCAAAAGGATTTCAAATATTGGCGTTGAGCACGTCTATGCAATAAACGGTAACGGCTTAGGCTCAGTGGCTATGGTTACAGATGCCGGAATTATGTACTCCAACAACCTCGGTGAAACATGGTCAACCAAAACATTTGAAACCGTAAAAACGCAGATGGCTAATGCCAGCGGGTTTAACTCCAGCACAAACTGGGAACCTATCTTAAAAAATCAGATTGTCGGATTCATTCTATCCAGAGATGGGTTAAGCGTGGGTATATGTACACCCGGAATCTATTATGGTTCAGAAATCCCGTTTATAAAGCTATCTGATTCTAGTCCGTCATTTAGGCTTAGTACATCAAGTAATTTGTATTCAAACAATTCAAGATTATTGGGTGAAAACGCCCCGAACGGCCGCTATATGTATAACCCCATATGTATTCCTAAATCTATTGCAGAACAAAAAAGGAAAAGTTTAAAGGACCTTATAAGTTCGGATGGGTTTATTATGCAGCCTGGCTCTTATTTTGGGATATCGGTAAAATACGGAGAGGCTTCATCTATCAGAACTTATGGTTTCGCCTTTGCCAATTGCACTTTAAACGACAAAACGAGATATAATGTAAGGGCAGAGACAAAGAACAGTTTGCTTGATCAATTCTGGACATTTGTATCTCCAAATACTTCTGTTATAGCAGTAACGAGGGATAATTATGCGGGCGGCGACCATACTATTATTCATAATGGAAGATGGGGGTTGGCATTAGTAGTAGGCTCTAGCGGCAGGGTAAGAGCAGAGATTATCGGTCCGGAAATCGGCACATCAAAAGATGTTCCTGCAAACTATTATTACTATAACAGCGCAACATCTTCATTTGTATTCAATCAGCCGTCAAAAGTTGTAAAACTATCTGGACAAGAGACAACAATAGACGGAGTCAAATTATCTATAACCGATGGAATGTTTGAAAAAGGAGACTGTTTCATATTTCATAGGACAATGTCTTACTTAGACGATAATGTGTCCACTATGAATGCTTATATAGAACGCTCCATTTTGGATAAGTCAGACTGGCTTGAGCAGTCCGGAACTATTTCAGAGGAGATGCCCAAGCCTTTGTATAGAAACCCTCTCTCTATCTGCACAAATATGTACAGAACACAGGATAATAGGCTTAAAACAAAAGACAGGACAGCAACTTTCCCAGAAGACCTTAAAAGACAACCACATCAGTTTAAGGTTCAAGGCTCTTCTAAAATGAAGATAGATGCAAGCCGGCTTAAGGGAACGTTTCTGATTGAGGCGGCTATTGACACTTTGCAATCATCTCTAAGTGCAAATATAGTTATCTCTAAAACAGATGCAGGAGTTTCTTATTATTGCGAGGCATATAATCTTAGAGCAGGCCTGGTTTTATCCGACACACAGGTTTTAAAATCTCCATCAGAGCTGTCTATTACAATCGACTCCGATAAAAGAGGCATAACCGTTAATGACGGGGCAAGAGTTATATGGACATCAGGTTCTTTCTCTTCCTCTTATGCGCAAGACTACTATATTTCCATTGTCCCATTATCAACAAGGAAAAGTGGAAAGTACATTCAGCCGTATTTAGTAGAATCTACTGAAAGAGGGAATGACCTGTCATCAATGAACGACGAGGCAGAGCTATTTATTCCTACCTTTGAATATGCCTACAAAGGTGTCTTATGTACTAGATTGGGTAACGAGGGTCTTGCAAATGGCTCATACGACCCACTATTCTTCGGGCTGCCGTCAGTTGCTTCGCTAGACGCATTTATAGTAGAAATAGATGGCAAACGTGCAGAGGTAGTTCCGAGCGTACACACAACAGACGCCGGGAAGTATGCAAGGTCGTATAAGTTCAAACCAGAAAGACCGGCAAGAGGCGGCGTATCCGCAAAAGCCAATGCCGGACAGGTTCTTATTGATACCTACACAGGTATGGTTTATTTCTCTGATGATGACATAGGCAAACCCTACAAGATTAAATACAAATACTACAAAGGCGACATTCTTGGTGTCGGGGAGGTAATTCTTGAATAACCGTATAACGATATACGGATTTAAGGTAGAGTTCGAGGACGGCAGCTCTGTTGATGTTTCAGAATCTGCCTCCGAGATTCTTCTTTCTCCGTTTTATGCTTCAATCAGGGATATTGAGCTAGGCATTCCGGTAGATAAAGTCTCCTTCCCTGAAAAATTCTCACAAGATGTATCCGAGATGATTTTCAACAAATCAATTTGGATTGAGAACTACCTAAGAAGGAAAAGGCTAAACCTAACAGAAGAAGAACTTTACGCCATCAAGCGAGACTATGTTATCTGCTCTGTCTTGGCGTCCGTTGCAAACAAGATTTACGGGACTCTGTTAAAAGGTCAGTCTGTAAAGAAGGTTCTTGGAGACTTCGAGGTTCAGAGAGACTCTACATTCGACACCAACTCAGCCCTTAATTTTGCAAAAGATTCAAAAGGTTGCGCAGATGATATTTTATCCGCAATTGATTCCGCCGCAAGTGTTTTGGCAAGTTCCTTTGTTAAAGGCCAATACAACTGCCGCAGTAGAGTTTCTGATAGGGAATGGCATCATCCTCGATACAGAAGTGTTATGCCTATAGCCGCAAACAAAGAGCTTGAAATCGACGGTAAATACTATAAGACTGGATTTGGTCATGGCAACGAACATCAGCCCCTTTCTCGCAGAGGTTGATTTACGACAAGAGATGGTGGACTTGTTTACAGGTGATGAATTTGTAAATAAGCTCCGACCATTTATCTATCGTAAATCCAGGCACAATGAAGACGGCACAAAAATAAAATGTCATTGCTATAATCCCATCAGCCAGGAAGGAATGACAGATTGCCCAGACTGTAACGGCGCCGGATACCTTTGGGACGAACAAATCATTCCAGGTCACATGTGGTTAACAAGGTCAATCATGCCAGTAACAGGCTCCTCTTATAATAACGGCACATCCCCTATTGGACGCTCAGTAGATTCAGCATGGGTTCTAGTAATTCCGTACAATCTAGAGGCCTTTGAGAAAGACGTAATTTATCTCCCAGCAATGAATGACGAAGGTTCTATAAAATTCCCAATAAGACCAGAAAAATCTTACTACATTACAGAAGTACTAAGAGTCGGATTCGATATGGGACGTAAGGATTTCACAGCTATAGGATTACAGACAAGATGATAGATAAATACGATATTAGCAATGAATTCGAAAAACTACTCAAGGACCTTGTCAGTATATCCGGAAGAAAAGTAGAAGAATCAATGTCATTGGAGGAAGCCTTTCAAAAACGCGCAGGATTAACGATTGACAATTTCATGGAATCGCTATATCCTCTATTCAAATCAGAAGGGCTTCTAATCGAGACAGAATCGGACTTTGGGCCATACGACCCAAACAAATTTTACTTCACCGAGTTCTTTCCCGACCAGCCAGATGACACGCCGGTCAATAACGTTGTTACATGGGAAATCAAACGTAGAGAACCGGCCGTTTTTGATTCCAAGGTTATCCAAGGTAGCACAACACAATTTAAACCTGTTCTGATAGGAGAAGTAAAAACTCCTCAAAACAAACTTGCGGCCGTATACGAAGCTATGTACGACAACACTGTCCAATTTACAGTTTGGTCTACAAGCTCAAGGGACGCAAGAAAATTGGCATCTACCTTAGAAAACCTATTCTTACGTCTAAATCCCTTATTTAAAAAGGGTGTTAGATTCATGGTCTACAAGGGCAGAACATCCACTATCAATACAGACCACTACAAGAACCGAAGACTGTTTGGAGTTTCGCTGGTTTACCTTATCGGTACCGCAGAACCCGGGTTCATCAAGCAGGACGAGATTGTAGCAATTAAAACCTATAGTCAAGTCGTTAATTCTCTTAAAGATAGAGAAGTAGAAGAAATAAAACAATTGATATATAAATGATAAGGTAATTAAATGGCCACATATCAAAACTTGCCAGGTGTAAACTTAGAGCTTCTGGACGGCAACCTGAGAATTGACCAGACAGATAACTCTCCCCGCGTTCTCGTTATTGGTCGCGCAGAGAAGGGCCCTACCAATACACTGTACAGTGTAACTGACACCAATCGAGCCGCAGCCGCTTTCGGTCAAGACTCGCCTCTTATCCGTAAGATGTCAGAAGCTCTTATCGGCGGCGCTAAACGTGCATCCCTATACCGTATTGGCGGCAAACAAGCAAAACTGAAAAATATCTTCGGTAGAGACAGCTATCTCGCCGCATTGGAAGCATCTGTTTCCGCAGCAGACAACCTGAAAGTATACGTTGGTCCACGTCCTAATAACGACGGTAAGGCATGTTTGATTGTCTTCAAAGGCAACGAAATCGTATACTCAAACGTTCCTGGCTCTGAAGTAAACCGCAACCAGGTTGAAGTCTTCGGTTTTGACCCTGAAACAAGAGTAAAAATCGGTACACCTACCGAACCAATTCCTTTTGCAGACGTAATTCTGAAAGAATACTCTCGTACTGCAAAATTCGTTGGTAATGGAACCGCCGTTAAGTTTTCACTTCCAGGTGTAACAAAAACCGACACCGTAACCGTTAGTAAACTGACTGTTGACGGACAAGTTAAAAACTCTCCGACAGATTTCTCTGTTAAAACCGACAAAGAAACCTCTTCTCAGTACATCGAATTTACCACTGCTCCAGAGGCAACAAAAGAAATTCAAGTTGCTTACAAATTCAAAGCAACCGGTAAAATTGCAGGTTCAGCAGTCTTTGTGGGTAATGGTACAAAAGACGAGTTTGTTCTTTCTGGAACCAAAAAAGACTACGAAGTAACACTGGATGTAGTTAAAGTTGCCGGACAAGATAAATCTGGCGAAGCAACCACTCAAGACGATTCAGGTGCATCAGACGCTAAAGCACTCAAACTTCAAAACGCTCCCGCTGACCAAGCTTCAGTTATCGTCGAATATACAATCGACACTAAACGCGAAGTTGTTCAGGGTGAATATGAAGAAGGCGAAGACAGCATTAATACAACCTGGAAGAACTACTACGAACTTTTGCACACTGCCTTGGCAGAACTGGAATCCGTAAGTGCAATTTCCGTTGTTACAGACTACGCCATTATCGACGCTCCGAACATTGCAGACGGCTCAGAAGACCTTGACCGCTTGGATTATGTTTACGTTTCTGAAGAAAATGGCGAACTGAAATACGAATGGTCTACAGAGAAAGTTCTGTACCGTAAAAACAGAGGCACAGCTACAACTTCAGACCCAGCAGAAGCAGACGTCAATGGTAACGGTCAGCCGGTTGTATTCAAGCGCTACCACGAAGCAAACTTTGCTCATCTGTTGGCTAACTTTGCCAATACCATTTCCGAGAACGAAGAGTTCTGTCTGGCAACAATCGGTGCATCTATGCCACGTTCACTGTCACAATACGAAGTGAACCGCTGGATTGGTTCTCCTGCTACTTACGATGCCTTGGGCAATATCGTTTCTAACGGCACAGGTCTGCTTGGCCTTCGCAACATGGTTGCCCGCGCAGATGTCCGTCAAGGCTTCTACAAAACAACCTCAGGATTCGTAGATGGTTCTATTGTAACCGACTCTAACGGTGCTCCAATTAACATCGGTAAATTCCTGTCTGTTGTTCCTCAGGTAATTGTTACTCCTTCTTACTCTTCTGCCGGTTCAAACACCATCGTTACTAACGGTGCTGCCGTATATGCAGGTTTGATTACCACAATCAATGCAAGCGTATCAACAACTAATATGTTGGTTCCTCGTATTGCATTGCCTGGCGAAGTTAAGAAAGTTAAACTTGACCAACTGACCGGTGCCGGTTATGTCTTCTTCAAGACCACCAACGGTAGCGTCCGTGTAGTTTCTGATGAACTTGCTACAAACAACAACTCAGACTACCGCTTCCTGTCAACCACTATGGCCGTAGCAGAGGCCTCAAATGCTGTTCGTACAGCCGTACTGCCGTTTATTGGTAGAGGTCTGACAGAGGCAACTCTGGCTGCTGTTGATGTTGCAATCGAAGGCGCACTACAACGTTTGGTTGAACAAGACCACATCGTAAAATATCTGCATGTAGTTAATCAGCGACCTGTCGTTAACGGCCGGGCTGTTCTGGACGTAGCATTGACTATTGTTCCTGCATTCGAACTGCGTGAGATTAACGTAGCCGTTAAACTGGCTTTAGAACTCTAAGACAAAAGGAGGGGCTTAACCGCTCCTCCAATTTAAACCAGGAATATTATGTCAGATTTTATCACATATAATGCCACAACCTCTGGTGTTGATATTACCCCTGTGCTTGCCGGTAAACCAATCGGTACCATGCAGATGATTTCTTATCGTCTAGACCGTGAGAAAATGCCCATTCACACTATGGGCTCTCCGGATGCCCGAGCAATCGCTCGTGGTAAACGCACCTGTATGGGTTCTTGTGTATTCACTGTATTTGACCGTGAAGCACTGTTCGACATTATGGACGAAATGGGCCGTTCGGACGTTTGGTTAGGTAAACATGAAACCGCAAACTATCGCCGTGGTGGTGCATACAAACACATCAACAACGGACAGTACCAAGATGCTATCCCGGAAGCTGCACGTAATGCTATCTACGGTTCAACAGACCCTAGAGCAAACAACGGCATCCGAGGCGGCGGTACATTGAATCCTGAGTACGGTAGACTTCAACTGAACACCTCCCAAGGCTTGCGTTCAGGTCTTCGTGACTTAACTAAAGCTCGTTTGGCAGACCAAATTCTCCCATTCGATATTGTATTGGCTTCTACCAATGAATTCGGTAGTTCAACCAAAATGACAATCTATGGTGTTGAATTCGTTTCCGAATCAGGCGGTGTATCTATCGACGACCTCTCTACAGAGAAACAGTATTCATTCATCGCCCGCTCAGTTTCTTCTTGGGAACCAATGGATACCTTCAACTCTCGTTAATACAACGTTCATTCTCCTGCAGGTGTAATATGCCGAATTACCAAAAGCAGCCATTACACAAGGAAGAATTTCATTCTGTGGGTGGCGATGCCACCCACATTATTTTTAACTTCCCTGGATACGGCTATCTTCACATGGGCAGTCTTCTGTCCCTATCCTATCAAATCTTCAGAGACAAAGTTCCTGTCTACAATCTGGGAAACACAAACATCGACGGCTTTGCTATTGGTAAAAGGTATGTAGCAGGGTCAATTGTCAAAACATCTTTTCTTCATGACGACCTTAGGCAATTCCTGCAGGACGTAGCATCCGGCATTGGAATCAAAGAGGACGTCGACTCTATCTATCAATTAAAACTCGAAAAACAAAAAACATACCATCACTTAATGATGGATGATGTCCTTCCGTTCGACATCATTATCTTAATGACCTCCGAATACGGCGGATATTCCGTATCAGAAGTTATCTACGGCGCAACACTTATCAATTCCGGCCAAGTTCATTCTATCCACGATATCATCACAGAAAACACCTTCTCATTCGTAGCAAGAGACGCAAGACAGACAAGAAATAAACTCGGAAGCGTTGTTTACGGCGAATCAAAAAATCTCGGTGTCAAAGCCTCCCAATTATCCGAAAACAATGTCAATTATCATGACCCTCAAAGGTCATATTTCTACGAACGCTGGAATCAGGAAGTAGACGCTGCTGCAAGAAGAGGAACATGGACTCCGGAAGAAGTAAATCGAATTAACGCATACTCTCAGCTTGCAGGAAACGGAACAAAAGCAAATGTTCCTCCAGAATACATAGAGGCCGCAAAAAACGAATACAAAAACGGAGGCATCACACAGATGCCAGACGTCAATACCGGTTCTCGTCCAAACACATACGATTCGGCACATATTGATAAGAATAGCTTTAACTCTACTAATCCAGGTTTCGAGGTTGAAGACGGCGATACCGTTCATGTTAAAGCCAAGAAAACAGATGGCACAGAATATAAGACCGATTCTAAAACAGGCAAAACGACTCTTCGTTTTATGGGCATAGATACACCAGAGACTGACCACCAAGAAAAGAAAGGTCAGGAGTACGGTAAAGAAGCTTCAGACTTCCTTAAGAAATATGTCCAAGATGGCAAATGGGACAGAGACATTAGAGGCGGCGTAACAAAGATTGTCGGCACAGATGTCTACGGACGTAAACTGTTCTACAATCCAAGATACATAGAAGAAGCCGTTGAGTCAGGCTCTGCATGGTTCAGACCAGAAAGCGCAAGACAGGCTGGTATGTCCGCAGAAGATATCAACCGTATCAAGCAAAAGTATCATAAAGCCAAGGCCGAAAAAAAAGGACTATGGGGCGGCAATAAGATTGTTGACCCGGCGGCACACAGAAAAACATGGGATAAATAATGGCTAAATCAAAATATCTTATCTCAAATACTCCCTCTGGTGTTAAAGTCTCTGTAGACAATATAGAGATGGATAACCAGTCAAGGGAATACGCTATTGGACTTGAATACTCTCTGTCAAAAGGACTTCAACAAGGAAAGTCTCTAGAGGTAGACAAAAACGTCATTGAAAAGATGTATCCTAAAATACAGGGTGCATCATCAGGTGACAGCAGATTCAAGCCAAAAGGCGTCCCTTCCCAAAAAGGGAAGTATGATCCTGTAGACCATATGTCTGCAATCTCTGTTAATGGCAGAGGTAAGGCCGCAAACTTTAATCCGACAGAAACCAACAGAGAAAAGAGTCTAGCTCATCAAAAGGTTAAGAGCGCTTCATACGACGGTCTGTATACAAAATACTATTCCTCAAGTGATTTCAATATCTATATTGGGGACATCCTTATTGACCGGGCGGCCGGAGTTGGTATTAGCGAATCCTTAACAAGCTCACCTATCTACACAATAGGCAATAGCAGATATGATTTCCTTGCAAGAGGAAACGTAATCGTCTCCGGTATTATCAGAATCAATAAGGCCGAAAAGAATTACTTGGCAAAAGTAATTTCCCATTATAGGAATCGCTCGGTAGAGTTTAAATTCCTAAGCCCATACGAACAAATCCAATTGACCTCAGAAGAGCTTGCAAACTACCGTAAAAAGCTCAAAGAATACAACGAGGGCCAAGTGTCAGCTAAGTCAGTATTAGACTGGGCAGACCTTGGAGATTTCACTATTCATATGGTTTATAACAACTCCGACCCTGTTACAGAGGGTGTTCAGCAAAGAATATCTGTTGTAGAATGCAGAATAGTTGGATATGAACATTCTGTTGATATTGGCTCAGACGGCCAATTGGTAGACGGATACAAATTTATTGCAAAAGAAGTAATACCGGAGTAAAAATATGAGAGTTCAGAAAATCGAGGGATTAGGGTCTCTTCCGCCAGACGACCTGACGCCAGAAGAAATTGGCCAGATTGAAATCGCAAAAGAAGAAGCGGAAGAAGCCAAGAAAGAGCAGACGGATATAGACATCCTTCTGAATGCACTTGCAGACAAAGAAGATGCCCCAAAAGCCCATGACATTGAGGCCTGGTTAGAGAAGTATGGCACAGTTCATGTATCGTCTATTCTTGGCGGCACAGACCTGTTTATCTGGCGTGTATTAAGAAGGCAGGAATACTCTACCTTAATCAAACAAGGAATGATGGACAACGAAGTCCGCGCGGAAGAATCAGTTGTCCGTAAGTGCCTATTGTATCCAGACCCAAATCATTCCTTCATGGTAACAGCCCCAGCAGGTTTCATAACAACATTGAAAGAACAAATCATGTATCGTTCAGGTTTTGTTCCATTAGCACAGGCATTCTCACAAATTAAGATTCTATAATATATGAGCGCACTAGATTTGAAGACAGGGACAATCGTAATCCCATTTAATGATACCCCAATTCAAATCGGGGGTCGTCTATATAAAAACCTATCTGTACTAGCAAGACTAATGTCTCCAACAGAGCTGGATAGGGCAATCAGGATAAATACAAAAGAGCCGGAAATAGAAGACGAATTATACGAAGAGATTTTCAAGCTCTGTGTAATTTCCGTTCCAGGCATCCCAAGAGACGCAGATTATAACACATCCTCTGCAGGGTTCGTATCTACAGTCGGTAAAATAATCTACATAAAATCAAGGGAATACGCAGACGACCCATACAAAGCGTTTGACTCTGCATCAGAATCAATCAGTCTTATAGAATCAATGTGCGCAGTTGTTTCAAGATACCTTGGCTACAAATACCACGAAGTAAAAGAATTTCCGATAAATGACCTCTTTGAAATGTATGCAGCATGTCAGGCTTCATTCCCCAATGAGGTTGTGAGGATTGAGAAACCGGAAGAAGCCAACACAGGAGTTCCTCAATAATGGCAGAAAACACAGGATGGTCAGCAATCAATGAGGGCCGAAGTAACGAGGAGAACCAATCTGCACACCGCAGAGTGTTGGCAAATGCACAAACCTTTGAAGAACACCAATCAGAGGAGCGCGGCAAAGACCTCGTAGGCTCTATTGTTAAATACGGACTAACACTAGAAGCAATAGTTCTAGCAAATAGAGCATTAAAAAATAAAGATGCACAAAGAAAAATAGAGCGTTATGTAAACCTAAGTTATCTATCAGATTCAATCAAAGGAAACAAACAAGACGCTCTAAATATCTTTGGCGGCGGGAGAGTAACCTTGACCAACTTGTCTATGAACGTGGCAAGGGCATTCGAGGAGCTCTCCCCTTTTTCTATTTTAAGAACATTTAACACATCACACATTCTAACTCCGTTCGCTACGGCAGAATCAAACTTCGATTTTAGTCCAGGGCTTTTAAAGTCGCAGAAAAAATATTTTAAAGAACTTTCCGTTAAATTCGGGGAAAGAGAACTTAAAGACTCCGACTTTGACCTGGGCTTAAAATACCGGGCAGGTAAACTCTTAGACGCAAACGATAATGTAGTCATTCATAATACAAGGCTTACATTAACAGAGTTTGCTGGTACAGAACCGGGCCACTCTGCAACATCAAACTACAATAAAATCCTAAGAAGACACATAGCAGTAGGTCAGGAACACGGATTCTTTGCCAAGAGAGAAGTAGCAGACCTTGCAAAAGCAATCCCAAGCGAAACTCCATTTACACTTATAGCAGCCAAGAAAGAGGCTAATATAGGAACGGAATGGATGAAGTCTGTTGTAGGACAGGCCGTAGCACAAGGCTTCACAATGGTAAACGAACCGTTCGGATTTCTTGAAGAAACCGGAGGGACGTTAATTAACAGAAATTCTACTCTATTTAAGCTAATCAGAAAGTACGGCAGGATTAATCCCACAGCAAGTTCAGAATCAACAATAGCAGAACTTGCAGGTGGATATGTTAAGCACGGAGCAATAAAACTTGGTGCATTGGCCGCAGGTTACTATGCTCTAGATAACGCATCTAAAATCTTAGGAACAGATGGTTCAGGCTTTGACAAAGGGATTGCAGAAGGTTTAGCAACAACAGCAGTCGGCGCAAAACTCCTATATGCTGAAACAGTCTCTGATAGATTTGAAGAATACAGAGAGGAGCAGGAATACGTTGCCCCAGGTTCGACCTCTCTGCTTAAATTGGCAGGATTCCCATTGGCAGGAGCAATGTTCGGCGGAACGCTCGCTTACGGAAGAAGAGCACTCCCCGCAATCGTTTCAAACGACGGATATCTAAAATCCTCAGAAAGCGCTACCAGACAAGGGCACATATTCGGACAAACAGTTTCTGCATTGGCCTCTAATACATTCCTAAGTGATGCTGTATCACACGGCTCAAGGGCAAAAAGATTTGCAACCAGAGGCGCCACAATCGGTGCATTGTTCGCACTTCCATTCCTACCAGGCGCACTAATAGGAGAAAGCTCAGATGACATTCGAGCAGAATACCTGGAAGGCAAAGATGTAGAAATCAGAAAAAACAGAGGCTGGTTCTCTTCGTCTACACCAATAGAAGGTGAAGGCATCAAGTATTACACTAAAAACTGGTACCAACGCCTAATGGCCGGAAATAAGGATAAAATCCTTTACGGAGACCAAGATACAAAAGAGGAATTAAACCCATTCCTTAGCCCATTGGATTACCTAAGAAATCCATACAAACTAGAACAGATGCACGAAGAAGATATGCCGTATCCTGTATGGGGCATGGACGTATCTATGGGCGGTTGGGCAGGCAAAGGTTTCCAACTCCTTGCCGGAGACATCATTAAGCCAGACCTGATTAACCCAAGAATGGAAAAGCTTAATGAAGAGCTTACAGGAGGAAATCAGGAAGAAGGAGAATTCGTAGAGGCGCAAGAAGCCACAATTATCCCCACTCTGTCTATCAAACAGAATTTCTCTAATAAGGAAATGTCCTTAATTCAGGATGGCAAAACAACCTCTGGTGAACTTGCTAAATACGACCCTAATACAGAGGCTGCAAACTACATGGTTTCCTCTGCTATGGACTTCGTAGGTCTTAAAGGTTGGGTTGCTTCAGGAGTCTTAAAAGACTTCGGTGTGGGTATGCCTGACCTAAAAACACAATACGCAAGGTCTGGTGAAGCTACAAATATTGCCAGAGAATTCGAGGCTCAAAACCTTGGTGGTATGGGCGGCGCGGCTGACGTTATCCGACGTATCATTCCAATGTCTTCAGATGTAACAGGAGACAGATTCAATCCATTAAGAAACACCGCTTCTCCAGAATGGCTTCCTTCAGGTGGCTATTTCAATGACTTCTCCAAAGGTGCATTCTGGGACAAAGTAGAAAACGGATATGACAGACTTCCGGGCCAGGGTTACGAAACATGGAATCCAGAATTATCCGGTATTGACCCTAACGAATATCCCGACATCCACAAGTTCAAAATCCTCTCCGATGTAGCATTTGGTAGTAACGAATACTATCAAATGTACGAAAAGATGCAAGACCTTTATAGAAGGAAGGTCGGTGGAGAAGATGTAGAGATGTCCGATGAGGACGCATCAAGATTTGAAGAAATCTACATTCAATCTCAGGAACGTTCCAGAAAGAAAAGATTCTTCGAGTATAAAACAGATGCAGACCTAGAAGGCATTTCAATGTGGGGCAAAATGCTTGGCTCTATCTGGGAGAACACAACCCACAATGCAGAACTTTCTACCGAAAGACTGACATTCTTCCGTCCCGCCGGAAAGTTATTGCATCAAAGGACAGCCATAGAGGACTACGTTAAGACACAACTGTCAGACGGTGATACTGCACTATGGAATAAACCATACAAACACTTCATCCGTCCATTCATAGAAGACACATACAAATACGTAGACCCTGAACATGTCCCAGAGCATATTCAGGAAAGACGAAACGTAGACAACTACTTCGATGCCCTTGAGTATTACAAACAGATGCGTATCTATAGGCAATCTGTCAATACAAACAAATACGAGGCAGAAAACGCAAAACGTAGAGCTTCAAAAACAGTCTATGGTGCAGTTGCATCAGGTTTGGACACAAGACAAGATGTAGAGTCTGCATTCGGCGCATTGTCCGATAATGAACGTGCATACTTCGCTTCATTCGTAAACGCCAACGAAGAAGACAGAGATAAAATCACAAGAATCGTTGATGATAATAATACTGCCCAAATGTACCGTATGTTATGGGCAAGGGCAGACGCAATAGACAATGGTGGAGACGTTGCCTCGGTTATTCAGGATGAAGAAGCTGAACTCATTGACGACAATCGTGGTGCATATGAAGCGTATCAGTCTAGCGGCGACAGTGAAATCGGTATATCCTTCAGAGAGTATCTGCAAGAACTAAGAGCAGCAACTCTGATACAGGATGCCACAGGCATTCCTACTGAAGACTTCGTTGGCTGGGACCCAAGGATTGATATCAAAAACGTTAAACTTAGAGCTCTTCAATTATCTAAAGAAGATGTGAGGGAGTATGGTTTCTGGCAATCCGACGAAGAAGACCTAGCACGACAGTCATACATCCTGAATGAAGACCAGGTAACAACCCAATTAAATTCAATTAAGGATACTAGGGCCAGAAGAGAATTCCAGACATCTCTGCTTATTAAAGACCAAATGATTAAAAATGGTGTATATGCAAAAGATGTAAGGTTCTCCAATACAGGTTTTGGTGACCAAAATATAAACATAGGTTAACACATGGCAATAAACAATCTAGTGCTTGGCGGTGCTGCTGCCGGGCTTATGGCAAACGACCCAATTGATAGTCCGATTTCAACCATCGCCGGCATTGGATTGGGGGCACTTGTAGGCTCATCAATAGAAGTAGTTAAGAGGGCTTCTCCAAACAGAGAGCGGCGCGGTGCAGATAGCATCAAAATCGACCAAACTATGCTTAATAGAGAAGCAAATAAAGCCTATACAAATGAAGATTATGAGATGTCAATGGCTCGTCAAGCCAGAAGGCACAACTCTGTATCAAGACTTTCCGCCCAAGCCTCTATGAGGGAAGCAATCAGAACTTCTCAAAGAAACGGCGGCATGATTAGTGAAGAGCTTCAAAAGGCTGCAGTGCAAAGAGCAAATTCCTCTATTGGACAATGGGAGCAATCAGTTCTATCAAACTACAAATCCCTATCAGGTGTAGACCTAACAGCATCTATTGGAAATGAAAAGGCCATAAAATTAATTAAAGGTCAATTATTCTCAGACGAAATCTCATCATTAGTTTCAGAAGACAAACTAAACGACGATGCATTCAAAACACTATCAAGAGCCTCATCAAGAGACTTCATTTCTTCTTCAAGAGAAAACGGCTCGGTTTCTTTCTCGTCAAAACTAAGCACAGTCGATATGGGATGGGTTAAGAACAAAGAGGCAAAACTTCGAGGAAGTCTCTCAATAGACAGAACAGCTACACCAGAAGAAAAGATAAACGCACTAAAGGGCTATCTATCTGGAACGCTCGGCCATGATGATGCGTTTGCAACAAGGTTCGCAACAAACATCTCGAACTTTTACAAGGGAGCCTCTATTGATATCTCTGACTCGGCAATATCAATCAAAATGCCAAACGGAGAAATCATTAAAGACTATATCCCAGAAAGAAAAGACGGAGTTCTGTCATATCTTAAAAACGGCAATAGATACGAAGCAAATCTATTCCAACCGCTTGCAGATGCCGGAATAGGCTCTACCTTAGGCGGCATTGAAATGGCCTCCATATCTTCAGACGGCAAAAGTGTCGTTATCAGTTCTTCCATTACAGACAATGCAATCATAGACGGCTTCACCAATCTTGAGGTTGCAGGCTTCAGAGGCCATATAGAAGGGACTCCATATGGCAGGGCACTGCAAGAGCTAAGTGGAGCAGGTGCATATGTAGGCCCAGACGACGGTGAGAATGTCGTCAGGGCTCCTTCGTTAGATATAAAATCCCAGTTCGCAAAAGCAGACAATGGAAAACTAACACGTCTTGTAGATACCTCTTCCCTCGAAGACACAAAGCGAATCATGGAAAAGATAAACTCCGAAATGATTCGTCAAACAGGTCTGTCTGTATTCCCATCAAATATCCGTCAAAGAACATACAACGTTTCAAGCCTAGAGCAATCAAAGGGTGTTGTAGCCGGACTAACTCCTCATCCAGAAAGGACAACAGGCTCACTGTCTAGAGGAACTATAGTTGACCTTGCAGAAACATCCCATAGCGACACTAGGAGACTAGCAGAAGCATCAAGAGCTCTCGTTGAACAGGGTTATGGACATAATCTAAGCGGGACCATTCTATCCTCTATTGCAAGTCATGAAAATGATTTCAATAAATCAATAGGCTCTGCTGTTATGGGTATGACCCTAGAGGATGGTAAGACAGAACAGATGCTCAAGGGCATTAAACTTAACTCTGCAGGCACAATAAGACTAGGTCAGGGCGACTTCACAGGCACAAAAGAGCAAATCGAAAAGATGGCCCAACTTCAATCAGGCGGCAGTGTTAAATATAGCAGTGGGGAAAGCATAGGCTTCTTCGGCGGCAAAGAATATTTTGCCCCAGAAACAGTTGATTCATTCACTGCTCACAGAATAGAGAATTCAAAAGACGGCTTTAGGCTCATCGGTAAGAATGAAATCGTCACAGACTCTAGGTCTAACAGCGGCATCAAAATCTTCGGTGATGTAAAGTCAACTTCTACACACAGAGACAAAAGAGAGTTCGCGCTAAAAGAACTCGTAGATAGCTTTGCAAGAGACGGCTCTATCTCTATGGATAGCAACGGCTCTATTGTAATAACACCGGATAGCTCCCATAATACAGAAAGACTATCAAGGTTGAAGCAAGCAATCTCCAGAGGTAAAACTAAATTCTCTCCGAAAGAATTCAGAGGTGTTATTGAGAAGTATGCTGCTGATAATAAAGAAGAATTTGAAGACGCACTTGATACCGTAAGTAAGAAATATAAGGATATCAACGTCAGGGCAGAAGACTTCAAAACAGGGCACACTCTTCAGGGCCTTCAGGTTTCAAACTTTAAAGACAAAGACGAGGTCTCAAGAGCAAGAAACGTCATCAAAGATGTACTAGAAAATAGTGGCGTTGATGTAACAAAAGGGCCCGATGCAAATTCCTCTCAAGGTATAAAAGACCTTTACAAAGCATACCAAGAAACCTCTCATTCTTTAAGAGCTCCTCAAATGGAAGCACAGTTCAGAGACGCGCGGGCAAGTCTATTTGCAGCAAAAGCAATCGAAGACCCTAAATTCTCTAACATAGGATTAGGAACAGTTCTAGGTAATCTATCCGACATTCATGATAAGATGACCAACAGAGGTAAATCTTCCATTGTAAGAATTGACCACGGCGACGGTAATTCTACAAGTGTCAAAATAGGTAAAGGTCAGGATATATCCGCAGCAATGGCCGACGTTCTAAAAGCAACAACAAAACGCCAGAACCTATATTCCTCAGGCGCCATTGATTACAACCAAATGTATAATGCAATCAAAGCAGACTACCTAGGACTAGAGTCAGCAGTAGGAGGCATGGGTCTGTACAACCTATCCGGACTAAGACCAGGTACAGCAGCATTAACAGGTGAATCCTCAAGAGACCAAAGAATCTCATGGATGGCATTGGATAGATTAGAGCAGCTCACAGACTCTAATGAATTAAGAGATGCCTTATCTGACGTCAATATGGATGCAATTTATGAAGTAAAAGCAAGAGCATTAGAGCTTGAACCAGGTAAAGAGTTCTCGGAAATATTCGATAGTGACCCTCATGAACGAGGCATTCAGATTCAGGACTTGTTTCACAAAGACGAATCAAAACGCCTAAAAGCATTTCAACCCGGGGGCTCATTAGAACACATCAATCCAAAAGACGGATATGTATCCATAAACCTTCCAAAACCAAGAGGCACTAACAAAGAATTCGGGGATATGAAATCATTAACAATCCCAATTCTTGATAGCAACATGAGTGGCTACGTCAAGCTTGATAACGGAAGGGATGCCGCAAGAGAGTCTACAAGAGCCAGACGAGACTTACTCTCTGCAATGGCTGAATACATCTCCTCTAAAAAGGTAGGAGGCATAACAGAAGAGTATGCTGCAACTGCCTATATGAATGCCTTTAAAAATTATAGGCAATTTCAAAAGGATACGGCAACCGGTGTCAAAAAAGCCGCAGCAGGAAGAAAATACAAGAATGCAGGATACTCTACCGTACAGCCTCTAAATGAAGCTCAACAAGCAGTCTTTGATGATGGAATGAATAGAGACAGAGTTAGGGTCTTTGTAACAGAGGACGCCGCATCTGAATACGGTTTCGATAGGAAAAGATTTGACTATCAAGAAATCGGGGACAGCGGTATGTTCCGAGTTGTAGACAAAGAATCTAAAACTCCTGTCCAAGCACTGTTTACTCGTGAACCTGCGACCGGTCCAAACTCCGTTCTTAGCACAGAGCTTATTGTCGATAGAAACATGACAAAAGGTAAAGCCGTCGGAATGGACGCAACCATCATGAAATATAACTCTGGTGACTTCGACGACGATAAAGCCTTCCTTGCCTTCACTAAGCCTGGCTCCAAGGATTATGCAAAACACAATGCAGAACTAAGGCGAATAATGAAATCTCAAGCAGAGATGATTAAAAGCCATAAAGCTGCTATTGTTGCATTGACTCCTAAACTAAGTGAAGTAAGTAAAAAATACACTTCAATCAAAGGTGACGATAATCCAACAAAACGCCTAATAGATAATGTCATCTCCGGTAAGGAAAGAGATATTGAAGCGCCAAGGGTAACAGCGTTTCATCAACTGGTCGAAGGCTCACTCAAAAGAGCCAAGGAAGAAGAGCTTGCTGCACTATCTCGTCTAGGCCTCGATAACGACGCCAGGAAGGCCGCTATGGAAGAAATAAGGGCTAGGTACTACATAGCCAATCAATCGGCCTATGTGATGCAGGAAAACACCCTTAAATCGGTTCGTCTTGCAGGCAGAGGTGGCTCTGATGAAAACCTCATGAAGATGGTCGAAGAGTTCATGGCAGAGAACAGAAGCAAAAGGTCTGACTTCTCTAAACTCGGAGACATCATCGGAGACTTCATGCACTCCCTCTACAGGCCAAACGGAGACGGAACAGACGATATTGTAAATTCATCCATTAACACCGTTAAGAAGTCCATCAGTAAATATGGCAAGGATGTCTTAAATGACAAAGAAGCCATGGTGGGGAGCGAATTTAATAAGGCAGACCCAAGAATGGCGGCAATGTACAGGGCTCGCTTAAACAGCGGTGCAGGTGCTGAATCATTGCCTTATGACCCAAATTCTAGTACCATAAACAAGATTGAAGACGGCGCGTATAGTGTATTAGAAACACTAAAACACAACAAACGCAAACTACTACTTGGCGGTGCAGGAATGGTCGGACTTGCAATCCTAAGCAGGTCAGACACACCAGACCCAAGTTCACCAATGTACAATGCACCCGTTGCAAGAACATCCCCGGTATTGGAAGCAAGAACATCCGAAACAGGTTACATAAAAGATTATGGCAGCGAGCCTGGTTCAGTAACCGTAAACGGACAAATGCTTTCAGGTTTCTCCGATTCTGTCGTTAAGCAGAATATAAGAGGCCTAATCCAGGGAGATTCAAACCAGCGGTCAACAGTAAGATTTGAAAACAGAAGTTATTAAGAGAATAAAATGGCAAGATTCACTTTTTCTATCAACGGAATGTTAGATTTAGAACCAGTCTCATTCGATAAGGTTGATAAATTCTACACAACCCAACACGAATTCCTAAGAGATACATCCGTTCTTACATCTAAATCTAGGTATAGCGAAATGCTACATCTTGCCACGTTCGCTTTTGATTCCTCTGACGCGCAAGATATCACTAAATTACAAACACTTATAGCAATTTGTAATTCATTCCCATACCTATTTATCAAATCAGATGCAATCATAGAAAACCATTTGATTCCTCTGAATCTCTCTATTGGTTCAGGATACTACATGTATGCATTACATGAGTTCCAAGCGGAAATGTCAGCAACAGATTCCGACCAAGGTGTAGTCACAGTTTCGCTAAGACTGCAAATGGTCAACTGGAAGCCCTTAGCAAAAAGCATTAAGTTTATCTCAATAGAAGAATCCGTTCAGGCTAGGTCTAAGAATGGAGCACTCCACAATATCTCAGAATATGATTCATCTGCCGGTGACGACGTTGTTTCTTCGGGAAGCTATGTTAAATATGTAGATAATCCTGATGAGTCAAATCTCCTGTCTCATATGGTCGAAAAGAATATCAGTGCGGACATAGAAGGCCTGTTGAATTCTGGGGTGAATCGCACATTTGAATTTAACTTAGGCTGGCCGCTAGTAATGGTAGACCTCCAATTTGAAGGACGGCCGAAATCAGACTTCTGCTGGAATCAGGTCAGAGAGTTCCGTACATTAAAAACCGTAGACCTAAGCGGCTCACTTAAAGAGGATAAGAAAACATCCCAGTCAAATATCTCCGAGGTCACAGGCAGTAATCCAGAGAGATATGATGAAACAGGAAGAATCTGGGTTGGCTATGTCAGAGAAAAGCTAGCAGGAACCTCTGTTAAAGACGGTGATGTTGCACTGCAATCTATCTCTGTTAGAAGAAGGAACAGATTCGCCAATCAAACCGTACAGGGGTTTGTATATCCATATGCACAATACCTAGGAAGGTCTCCCTCAGAGATTATGATTACCACAGCCGTTAATCATATGAAGGGAATGGCATCTACAACAGCAATGCAGGCCATTAAGAAGGCAGATGAAATGACAAACTATGTCAGAGCATCAACGCCGGCCCTCAAAGGTTTAGATGTCCTTGCTATTGAAAACCCTTTGGTTAACGGGTTAGGAATCAAATACGCAATCCTAGACTCATCTCATGCTACAACATCAGGCTCTTTAAACAACCTGCTGGTAAATAACTTCACATTCGTAGAGTCAGATTCATACGGCGCAATCGAATCAAGCCGCTATGTCCTTGCATCATCTGCAAATGGATGGAATGATTCCACAAACAAGGCGAAAAGAATCCTTGAGTTCTTATCTCAATTTCAGGCACTTCAAAAAGAAGGTGCATCAACATCTGAATACGACTCTATCGTCAGAACAATTCAAACAAGACTAATAGACGCACTTGATAAAACAGCAGAAGGCGAACTGTCAGAAGCTATCCGTCTTAAAAACTCAGAAGAGTACAAAAAAGCAAGTGATAGTTTAAAGTCTATCTTTATTGTTCAGATGTATATGATGCTTGCACTAACAAATACAGCATCAGGTTCCGAGGAAAGAATAACCCTTGAAAGAATCCGTCTATTGGACTCTGAGATAGAATCCCTTTATTTCGATGTCGTTACATCTCTTAATCCTGTTACTATCAAAGGTCTGCGTGAAGACATGCAGAAAGAAAAGAACTGGATAGAGAAACTGGAAGGGAGCTACACATCCTTTAACGGAGAAGGAATTCCAGACCTCAAGATAAGGGAGACTTTCGAAAATATTCCGTCGACACAAGAATATCCGTCATGGAAAGATTTGTCTTCATTTCCATTTATCTATGACCAAGGAATCTTATCTCCAGATAAAGTTGTTGCATTCTGGGATGAAAAACTTCCTGAAATCAATAAGTTGCTCGAAGCTGTTGGTGCACTGATTAAAACAGACCTGAACATTTACACCGCTGCTCCGGCAATGAATGACGCAGGAGGAAATGCAACAACAGGTGCTTCCGTTATGGTTCAAGAACCAACAGGCGGAACCAGTGTTAAGAAAAAAGCCAACGTAGAGTATAAGTACACGAGAGAACTCTACGAAAGAGACAGTAAGGTAAGTGCTTCGTCCAACCAAAAGCTTCTGCCTCTTGAAAACATTGTCGCTTACACAAGGCTTGGACGAGACCTCCAAAACTTCGGCGGAAGACATATGGGCCTTGACATGCCAGTCCCTGTAGGAACTCCAGTAAGGGCGGCGGATACCGGCACTGTTGCATTGGCTAAATTCCAAATGAACAAAAACGGTAAGCGCGGATATGGTAATGTAATCTATCTTAAACATAAAAACGGCATAGAAACAAGATACGCACACTTAAGCAGAATCCTTGTAAGAGAAGGCTCAACTGTAGAGAGAGGTCAAATCATCGGTCTCTCCGGCAATACAGGTGGCTCGACAGGCCCACACCTTCACTATGAGATAAGAATCAATGGCAAGGTTATCAGCCCTAAGGCCTACTACGGCAAAACCACCAATGGTCCTTTCTCTATTTCAACAGGACAATCAAGACACTCGGCTTCATATGCCTCCGCAGCATATGCACGAGGGGGTTCAAGTGCAAGGGCCAGTATAGCAACTCTTAAACAGTTTATAGCCGCCGGCGAGAGTGGTGGTAGTTATGACATCTCAAACTGGTATGTAGGTCAAAAACTTCATTCCGGAAACAAAGGGATTTCTAATAAGACAGTTGCACAAGTTATGGCTATGCAAAGCTCAGGGCAAGCATACGCAGTTGGTAAATACCAAGTTATCCCAAGCACACTAAGAGCAGCAGTCCAGGGCCTTAAACTTCCTGGCAATACTGTTATGTCTCCATCAACACAGGAGAGAATAGGTACATGGCTAATCTTCAATAAGCGTCCTGCATTAGGTGCATACATCAGAGGCGAAAGCAATGACCTTGATAGAGCTCACAGAGAGTTTGCCCTAGAATGGCGTTCAATCCCAATGCCAAACGGACGTTCTGCAAGTGCAAGCGGAGACAAAGTTCATGCAGGATACACCCCAGAAAAGGTAAGGCAAGCCCTATTGGCAGCAAGAGCAGCATTTGCCAAGTCAATTGCATCAGGCAACAGCAAAGAAAAAGCCCAAGAAGAAGCAGTTGCATCAACCGCACTGGCAAGGGTTGCAGGAGGCGAAGATGTAGCCTCTGTTGTTAGTTCATACGCAGATGAACTCGGCGCGGGAAGAGAAAAAGACCCAATCGAGGCAGTCGTAGACCCTGTTCCATGGACAGAAGAAATCCAAGCTAAATCAAGATTGGAAAACTTCGTTAAAGACCTTAATAGAGGAATTCAAAAATTAATTCCAACATACAAGGTCTACATGGTTCACGGCAACGATGAAAACAGTCTGATTAACCTTATTAACTATAGGCAACACGCATCATACTACGAGGTTCCGGCAGTTAGAAACATCCGCGTAGAAATGGCAAATCAGGACAACCCTGTGGCAGTTGCAACCTTCGAAGTTCTGAATGCTTTAAACACAGCATCTGACCCTAAAGAGTTAAGAAGCAAAAAGACCGAACAGATTGACATCCGTTCATTAAACTCGGATGCCGCACGTATAGTTGCCATTGACCAAATCCGTTTAAAAGCAGGCAATAAAATCCAAATCAGAATGGGCTATGGCAATGACCCTAATAAACTGTCTGTAATATTCAACGGAGTAGTTACAGAGTCTGATGGAGGAGAAGTCCTAACAATCGTAGCAGAAGGTTACGGGAGAGAACTTCAAAACGAAATGCTCTTTATCGGCGATGTTGTTCCTACGTTTATGTTCTTATCTGATATGGATAACCTCTACGTATCAGCAGCAGTTGCAAAAGTCCTTAAGTCTGCAAACTTAGACCACTTCGGCAGAAATCCAAGATGGTTCGCAGATAATAACGACTTCCGTGACGTAAGGGGAATGTCAACGGAGACCCTAGCTTCACAGACCGTTGGAGACAGCGGAATGAGCTTCGGCAATTCTCTATGGAACTCACAGTTAGACGAATACTTCTTCTATTCTGCAAAAGGTGCAACAGAAAGCCTTGAAAACTTCTGGCTGATGAATGTCGATATGGCAGACAGGTTCTTCGTAACGTCCCTGAAAGACCTATTCCCATTCTCCCTGAACGACTTCTTTTCAAACTTCAATGTCGTAAACAAAACAGTCTGGGACGTATTAACAACCGGCCGCCGGATGTTCCCATCGTCTGTCCTATTGGTTAAAAACATCGAAGGAAGAGCCACAACATTCTCTGGAATCAAAGAACAAATGATGATAGGAAAAGAAAAACCTACATCACTTGCAGCAGAACTTCTTGCAAGAATCCAGAAGAAAGGCGCTACAAAGGAAGTTGTAGAAGGCGGAATCATTAAAGACCCAACTCTTTATTACCATGTCAGAGACACAATGAAGGATAGGTACAAGATAGTTAGTGACCAAGCAGCACAATCAAACGGTTCTGACCTAATAGATATTCTAGATGCAGCTAACTCCGACAAATACACCGACATATCCTCATATGTCCCTGCAACAAACTTCCATATGATTAACAGTTCATATAACCTAATTTCAAACCAAATGAAATTAGACCAGAACTGCATCACAGGGGCAAAGGTCGAGTATAACTCTGACCCGGAAGACTTCGGATACGGAGAAAATATCTTCGATATGAAGGCTAACGGCGGACTTAAAGGCTCTTTGACCAAGTTCGGATACATCAACGACAATTCCATTAGTTCAGTTGGCATGGCAATTAAGACTGCACAGGGATATCTACTGGAAGAGCTTGAAAAGATGTATAGCGGTGCAATTATCATTACAGGCAATCCAGATGTTCAGCCTGGAGACTATGCATTTATTCAAGATGACTTAAGAAACATGTCAGGTGTCATCAAGTGCCGTGAAGTTCAACATGTATTCACAGAATACGACGGATACATCACAATTATCACTCCAGGTATGTTCGTAGAGCCATCTACCCATATGTATTCAAACCTATATATGAAACTAGGTATTTTTATGAACTTCGTTTCAACTGCGGCTTCTGAATATGCTCAGATTTCTACAGCAGAAACAGTCCCGGGTTTAATTTACGAACAAACAGCATTTCAGCCTACAGAAATGGGTGCATCTGTTTATCTTCTCGGGGCAGGCAATATTGCGGTTGGAGGTATTTCTTCAGCACTGGTCTACAGAGGTGCAAGCAGGATTGCAGGCGGTTCTCTATTCAATGCGGCGTCCAAAAGCGTTGGCCTTGCAGCAAGAGCAGGTAGAGCAATTGCAGGCATAGGGTGGGTAAGGTCTGCTGCTCACACAGTTATGGCATTCGGCTCATCTGTTGGTTCTAAGGCTCTACAAGCACTCCCACGTTCTGCAAAAGCAATATCTCTAGTCAAGAATATTGTTGCAGGAGGAAGGGTTGCAGCATTAGCAGCAATGGATACGGCAGCGGCGGGGTTCATAGCGGTAGCAGCAGTAGCAGCACTTATCGCAGTTCTAGTTTATGGTGCATTGGCAATGATTCAAAACTTAATCGAGTCATACGCACTTAAAATGGAAATGAGGCATAGGTCCTTAATGAAGTTCCCTGTTAAAGTCTACGGACAAGAATACACTGCAAGTCTTACCGGCTGGAATGATACAGAGACTCCTCTTGAGATGCAGATAGAAAATGTTAAAGAATCAGTTAGGGCTTTGAGTGACATTAATGAGGCCAGCAATCAGGCCGGATATGATGGCTCTAAATATGCCTTATATTTTAAATTAGCTACGGATTAAAATATGTCATCAGCTCTAATAAATAAATCTGGAGCCGACTTCACAAGAGTCGGTTCTATTCAATCTGTATCAATACAGGGAACACAACTATTTGCCGTCATTAGGTTAGAAGGTGAGCCAATGCAGGATATGGCCGGTAATACAGTCAACTGCGGGCGGCATTTAGTTGGCCTTCCAAGGTATGCGCCAGAAAGCACTGCAACAATGGCAGAGTTGTTAATCCCAATTAACATTAACAGCTCTGTTCAAGCAGTAGACCCTAAGACATTAATAGACTCTAGGGTTATAGTATTCTTCACTTCCAATGGATTTCCAGAGGGTGCTACAATCATAAACCAACCAGATGCAAGGGTTATGAGCCGACGGGAGTTGTTTGATTTACGCTTAAGAAACAAGGATGGTATAATAGACCAACTAACAAAAAAGGAAGTGGAGGCGGCAAGCAAAGAAGCTTCCAAGAATCTTGAAGTGATTCAAGGTGAGGTCTATGACCCTAGATTTCATAAAGGCGCGGTAGGTGTGTATGGCAGCGAACAAAGTATGTTTGTAGCAAGCCCTATGCACCAATCCCAATATGCAGACTTCTCAACCCGTATTGATAAGAAATACACCATACTGGACGTACAAAAAGAAACGCGGAAGAAGGAATGCTATATGCCTGCAACAGTTTTCACAGGACGAAGTTAAATGTCTCTTCTCTTAAGACCGTCTCCGACGAGTTCCGCGCTTATTGATGTAAGAGAAGATGTAAGTGCAGTTACTGCGGGCTCTATGTCCGTTTCGGTTCACAAGGATTACGGGGCGTTTATTAACGGCCCGCTTTCCGTATCAGCATCTCCAACATCAATAACCTTCGGCGGATTCTACAAATTCAATCCGGTAGCCCTATCGGGTATGCCATCAACACTAATTACTCCTGTTCCAACATTTGAAGTAACAGTTCCTACTAAAAACATAGGAACCCAACAAATACTAAATTCAATAGTAGTCAGCACCATAACAGGAATCTTTTAATGTACTCTAAAAATATAAAAAGAGACCTCCGTATGGACAAGTACGGGGACATCTCGTTTAGCGGCTACGATATTAAATCAACAACAAATGAAAATGACATTGTTGTTCAAAACTCTGCCCACAGAATCATGAGTTCTCACAGAGACCTGTTTTTACACAGACTGTATGGGGCAAATCTCCAATCATTTATTGGCAGAAAAATAAACGATTCTTTGGTAACAGAAATGCAGAGGGCAATCGTTGAGTCATTAACCTCTGACAACTTTTTAAACAATTTTCAGCTATCAGTCATTCCTATTGCGGACAGAGATAAGGTTTTCTTTAAAATATCGGTAGGGACAACCGGAGACTTCCTGACTAATAGAGAGAATGAACTTAATATAGTTTTTAGCCCATCAGGAGGCATAAGGTATGTTTAGCGAGATTACAAGTCCGACATTAACAAAGAAAAAGATTATGCAAAAGATGGCGGAGGTCACAGGTGTCAATAATGACAGCCGCTCATCAATCATGTCTGGGATAGCAGAGTCTGTAAGCGGAGTTATTTCAGACTCTGTAAAATATTCAAATGGAATTGTTAATAGCACATACACCGAGTATGCAGTAGGTGAAACTCTAACCAATAATGCCATTGAGTTTGGTGTAATCAGAGATATATACTCTGATATTTATGTGGATGAACAAGACGCAGCAATAGCAATAGAGCCTGAAAATGGAATCGCATTCCCAAGATTCTCGGATGGTAAGATTGCAATCAAGGCGGGCAAGCAGTATCAGCTTGGAGGCTCTACAATCGAAGTCTTAAAAGACGTCTATATTTCAACATTAGAATCTTCCATTCCTGTTCCGGCAAGAGTTATTTCTAACTCTCAAACGGACATCAAAACAAACACTTCAATTGATATCTTCACCAAGGATAATCCGTACACATCGGGAGTTGTTCTTAGATTTAAAAAACCAATTCATAATCGACTGTATGAAGAAACAGACGAACAGCTAAGAGGAAGAGTTTTCCTATCCAAGAGTAAGGTTCACGGCTCTAGCAATATGGCTTTGTCTGGAATCATTTCTTCAATTCCTTTGGTCAAACATTTTCACATCGAAGAAGACAGCTCGGTTGGTGTAACGAGAGTTTTTGTTGCAACATCTAAAACCATGATTGACGAAGAAGAACAAAACTTCGGGGCAATCGTTGCAGCAATCAGGTCGCGGGCAGATTATAAATTATCAGCAGAGCAAAGAATAGAAGTTCATCATGCAGAAGTTATCAGAATTTCCCCATTGTACACATACAAAAATATCTCAGAAGAAATGGCTATGTCAGCAATGGCAGATTCCTTCAATCAGATATACACTCCATTTTCTAAGTCAATCAGTATTGATGAGTTAAATAAGAAAATCATTGAATCAGGCGTAGGTGTTACGGTGGATAGATTCATAATCTCCAATAAGAGGCTTGGTATTATAGGCTCTCAATCAGAAGGCATTCTGTCTATTGATGGCCCATATATCACTGTATTCTCAGACGCAGAGGCACAAGGGGCTCCGGAGTGAAACAAAATTTATCATTAAATCTTTTCACGAAATATTTCGCCAAATGGTCTACACCATACCAGTCCCAATACTCAAACGTAGGGAGGGTACTCTCTCCCTTATCGGATATAATCAATTCGGGCATTGAGTATAGCTCTAACCTGCTAAACGTAAGATACCGTAAGTCTAGCTTAGACACCTACGATAAATTATATTTACTGCCCTCATATGGAGACTACAAACAGATTGAAGTAGAGTCTTCAAGGATTATGTCTGCAGACGGTAATATTCAATACCTAGGCAATTCTGTTCTGGAGAATGTCGGTCAGTATGGAGAAGAGTTCTTTGGACTATATCCTGCTTCCGGAGTAGAGCTCAGTGAGAACGAATTTAACTGGCTGGAGGATTCGGTATCTGTAAGCGTAGAACCAGGCGAAACACATCTGAACGTCAGATTCGTATCTCCAAACAGAATATACATCACATCGGGCGGCGGGTCTGTTAATATCCCTATTGTTATCAGCGGATATAATAAAAACTACAAATACATAACAGAACAAATCCAAATAACACACAAAGGTTGCTTTGAATCCTTCGATGAATTTTCGGAAATATGTTCAGTACAGTCTCCAATAAAAGTTGAAATCTCCAACTATGTAGACTGCCAGCTAGAACATTCTATAGTATCTAAAGAAACACTTCCCACAAGAATCACTAATCTTGACGGCTCATTCATAAACGCCGGAATTCTTCTAAATGAAGAAACAGTCTATATCACAGACAAGGCCAAAGAGCTTGAATCTCCCATTGGACAGTACGATATGGAGATTCCTCCAAGATTCGGATTTATCTCATCCTTACTAGATGTTTACACCATAGACGAAGCTGGGTGGTTAGGTGTAGCAAAACCAACGTTTAATCTGTCAAAAGATACAATAGCGGACGGCTCTGCCAATAACAACGAATATGTCTTCCTTGAGGATTACGAACATAGAGTTGGCTCAATCATCAGAGCAAGAGTAAAGGCACACCTCATTGCATCAAGAGCAAGCGGAAATAATATTCGTATCTCGGTTAAGAACGGGGATACTCTATATTACTTCGATAGATTCGGTAATCTCATATCAGACGAGAATACATGGATAGACGCCATTAAGGCGGCCGACACTATCAATATCGCAATCATGTGTGATAACAAAGAGCCATACCTCTTCAAGGTTGAAGACGAAGACGGCAATACATATTCAACCATGATGGCCCAAATGGAATCCCAGTACAAAGACATCATTGATGGTTGCTCTGCTATGTACGTCTACAACAAAGAGTTATACGTCGCCAGAAAAGGTTCTATCTATAAAGTTAGACCTCTAAGACACATCTACTCAAGATTCAATGGTTCTCGTATAGCCATAGACTCAGACTACAGAAAGATTAAAGTATCATGATTGATGTTGAAGTAATAGACATAGACCCGTTCAAAAGAACGGAGCTTTCTCCTTCTTACGCTAGCTCTATTGGGAATGCATATCCTGCAATAGCTATTTATGATACAGATAAAGAGATTTCTGTATATGATGGCGTTGTCAGGATAGACAAAGAGCACTTCGACATGAAGGATATGACGGTCGGCGGCCTATTCAAATTATTGAAATCTAAAGGAATTGATTCCAAGGTCTTCAAAGGTATGGAAAAACTTCCTGCCTTATCTATCTCAAACTACTCAAATATGGACCTTGTGTCAACAGAAATCAAAAGGTCTCCCATCTATATCTCTTCTATTGTATCCGAATATATTGCAAAAAACTTAATCGGAAGCTACAACGAAAACGTAAGCATAACAATCCTAAGCGACAATGTTATTCCTGGAAGTAAAAAATACTTCACAGAAAGTTCGATATCTCCAGTGGAAATACATAGCATCCATAAAGCTAAAACATTTCTACTTATGTCCGCAGAAGCAAATGTAATCAGGGATACAAAAAGAATTAAAGACATTCCAGAGGTAAATGCTTCTATTGTAGATTTCAACCTTCGTACATACGGGAGGGATAATGCCTACATTAACATATAATATTAAGGCAGGTTCAACAGCTGGAGTATCGGCCGAATACAAAAACCCTCACTTAAGGCTGTCTGATATTGACCCGTCCAGAACGTTTACCCTTGAATCCTACACAGGACATAACGGCCAGTCTAGATATGGGTGGGAAAACGAAATTATTAGCAAGGATGACTTCGGGCATATCACCTCCGGTTCTTCTGTATTCATCGGCAAAGAAGTCTCTGTCCTCGCATCATCAGGATATGCATTCGTTCCAACCGAAAAGAAAATAAAACTCAAGAACTTCGTAGATGCTTCAGCGGTTATCTACAAAAGAGAAGGCAATAGTCAGACTGTTTATATCTTATTCGGCAAATCAAAAACCGATAAGTATCATATAGTTACATCAAGAGTTGGCGAACTAGACCATATCGAGGATGACTCTCATAATCACGGCGTTAATCTTGATGAGGTTGGTGAGCTTGAAATAGAGCTTTCGCATAGCACAATTCAAATGGACAGAGTTAAGGCCTCTTCTGATAAGAATATCCTCCTTGATTTTTACCCTGTATCAAATGTGAGAGTCGAAAAAGTAGACCCTTCGGCAGACCTTTCCACGGTTAAGATTGACGAATACTCTGGTACGGTTCATAACCCTCAGGGCAAAGAAATATCCATCAAATATGACCTCGCGCCGCTGGTCCTTATTAGTAATGGCACAGTTAGCTATAAAGACTCTATTGACCCATCAGTAACGTTAAATCTTTTAGAGCTAAAGAACAGCAATACTAACATTGTAGACATAGATAAAAATAATTTATCAGCCTCATTAAATATATTTATATATCCTCTATCAGACGTAGACATCAACGGAATACTGTATCGGGAAGGTAAAAGGCATACACTTCCTGCCGGTAACTATAAGATAACTCCAGCGAGCTCTTCTTTTGCAAAATCCGCAAAAGAGAAAATCTCCAACAGGGATACTTCAGTTTTCGAAGACATTAAATCCGAGGTTATCAGACGGCTCTCATTTAACGGATTAAAACCCATATCGTGGGACAGCGGAGATATCTACAGGACCAGACCTCCGAGTGGAGAGAAAAGATATATTACGGAAGTTGCAGTTGATGACCCCGATAGATACATAGTCCTTCCATTATATCTTCATAGGTCAGTCAATATAGACAAAATTGGATATAGGAACTCAAGGTCATCTATCCGACAATATTATCTGCATCCGGCTGGTGTTATAAAACTAAAAGAAAAAGGGCGATACGTAATAGAATATTCATCCCTAGATACATCTAAATGGGATGACGATTATGCTACCCATCTGAATGCACTAATCTCTAGCATAGAACATACCGGCGCGGACATTAAGGTTTATTACGGAATAGAGCATAGCAACTCCGTAGAATACTTAAATACAGACAACCCTATCCTAATAGGTAATAACGATGAATGAACTAACTTTGCTTTCGGGCAGCACAATAACCCAACAGGGCACAATCGACGCACTTAACAGGGTGACTGAATCTTTAAACAGCCTAAATAGGGACGTCGGAGATGTAAGTAATTTTAGCGATAAGTCCGAAGCTCTTAACGGTACACTTGCAGGAACAATCGGCAATGGAGAACTTCTCGCGCCGCAAATTCCTTTTGGTGAAACAATCACAGACTTTGTCGAGAACTTCAGCGGTAACTCTTCGCACGATTTTGTATTGACCCTTATCCCATTAACAGACGTAACCATTTCAGACCAATCTAGTAAATCCTATGAAAAGGTAGAGAAGTCTGTAATGTCAGGAGATAACCACTACTCAATCGAAGGTAGACGGCTATACTTCTACAAAAACCCAGAGGGCCAATTCTCTGTTACCTACAAAGGTAAATTCCCAAGTATTCCTGGATATGAAAAATATTCAACTAATACGTATCCGAACATGAAAAATGTTCAAGATGGGAAACAACAGAAGTCATCTGTACAGAAGTTAGACAACACAACCTACTCTGTAACAATCAAACCGACTACAAAAGTTGGCGATATCAATATCCCCAATGGCCTGCAACCATCTTTGCCTGATAGAGTTCGCAAATACGTAGACCCTAACGGAGCAAAAGAAGCAAACAAAACAGAAGTATCTGTATGGGTTAAGTCAGATGGTAGATTCCAAAGGGTATCTGATGCTGTTGTCTACTTAATCAGTGACTCATCGTATAAATTTAAAACCCAGATGTCCCTCCCTGCAGACCCTGAAGTTGTTCTGTATGTAAATGGATGGACAGTATCGGACAGTATCGGACTTCTCTATAAGCTATTCTCTTCTCATGCTCACAATGGGGAAGACTCATCGGCGCTACTTAGCCATTCTAAACTTGTAGATTTGGTATCCGACAGATATGTTACAGGCCAGCCTGGGTTTGGTTCATCTAGACACAAAGGCGACGACCATCCTCACTACTTCCATAGGGACGGATACACAACAGACAATCCGGGCAACTTTAACAATGCAATTCTGGGCGATGTTCTTATCGGCTCCACCAATTCTGGAGACCTGTATAACAACACTCTTGATAACTCGCATAAACTGTTTTTCGGCTCTGTCTCTACCGGGTCTTCGTTCATGTACGACAAAGACTTCCGTGGTATCAAATTGTTCGGCACTAACTCCGGACTTAAGATAAATACGCACGGTCTTCCAGGCGAAGAGAAGAATCTTTATGGTACTGCTCTTGAATTCGATGGGAATAAAATCTTCTCAACCGGCGATAAGGGCAATGAAAACAACACCTTAAACATCAGAGCGAAAGACGGACTGGTTAAGGTATCGAAATCTGACACTGAACTTGCAGGGTTAGAAGCAAAAGCAATCAACGTTGAAAACGGCTCTGTATCAGGTACACTTGCTACAAAAGGAACCGGCGGCATTAAGATTGCCGAAGTGGATATGAGAAGCAAGGACGGCAATAAAGTAGAGGTCACATCAGAATCAGACCAAGCCTCTATTGAATACAAAGTTCAGGTATCCTTTGATAACCTAAAAGCAAAAGTATTAAGCCCATCTCTAATTACAATCAAGGATGAGTCTTCAATTAAATTTGGAGATACTGAAGATGCAGGCTCCATTAAGAGCGTAAATGGTTCTCCAACTGTTTCCGGCAAGCTTCCATTTACAATAGAAGACTCTGGCAAAAACACTGGTATCAGATATCAGAAGCAGCAAGGTCTTCCGTTTGCAAACTTCTATGTTGCGGCAGAAAACGGTGGGCAGGCAACACAAACAGACCACGACACTTACATCGAGACAGGTCACGGCGGTCTATACTTCTTAAAAGACAGTACTAAGATTAACTCTGTATTGGGAGTCAAATACGGCTTTGGTGAAATTGCAAAAGACGGGGCAACAAGACTAGATAACTTAACCTTAATGCCAAGGTCAGAAATCTTTGCAGGTGACTCCGACTTCTATAGTATCAAGGTAAAAGAATCATCATTAAAGGACCGTAGAGGCATCCATATCGGCCAAGACTCAAACATCTATGCCACAGGTGCAGACGCAGACTGTCCTCCAGGATGGCTCGTTATAGAGGCTAGAAACGGGGTTGTCTTTGCAGAGACAAGAACAGGGGAAATGAACTGTTCGAATCTCTCATATTCAGAAGTCACCACCGGCCAGCTAAAAGTGTTTGGCTCAGCTGCTATTGACAAGAACCTAGGCCTCAACGGAAACATTGACGCAGGCGGATACATCAGTGCAGAATCCGGCGAATTCAAAAACCGTATTCAAACCAAAGAGATTGAAGTATCCGGAAACTCAAGATTCACAGGAAGCGTAGATTTCACTGAGAATGTAGGTATTACCTCCAGCCTTGAAGTAGGCGGCTCTATTAAAACAAAAAACAGACTAGAGTCAAATGAACTTCAAGTCCAGTCAAGTGCAATCTTTAGCGGTCCGGTTTCCTTTGAAAAACCTGTTAACCTTCAGGGAGATATCTCTTCAAGAGGCGGATTCAGTGCATCTGGTTCAATCTCTACAACGGGGTCTGTCTCTGCAAACTCAGGCTCTATCACAGAGCTAAGAGCAGGCAGTCTTGTTGCTATCAACCAAATTGACGCACGAGGAGGAATTTCTGCTGCCGGGGACTTCATTACCAAGGGCAATATCTCTGCTGACGGCGACATTGTTGCAAAACACGGCAGATTCTCTGGGAACGTTACAGCAGACTCTGTTGATGCAATTAGAGATGTGTCCGTTAAAAACGACTTTTATGTTGGGGGTAAAGCACAGTTTAACGGTGATGTCTATATTGGTTCTGACGAAAAAGACAAAGTCAACGTTCTTGCCAATACAACATTTAATAATGCTAGGAATATCTTCCTCGGTGATGTTGAAATGGCCGCTCCTGTATCTGTTAAATCAGAACTTGAAGTGATTGGACAATCTAAGTTCTTATCTGCACTCCATGCAAAAGGCGGACTTGATGTGTCAGGCCCAATCAATTCTACCTCAAGCGCAGAGTTTGAAACAATCGCAGTTAAAGATAATCTGAACGTAACAGGTCAGATAACCTCCTCTGCCGACATCATGGCCGACGGTCAAATCCGTGCCAATAAAGGCTTAATCGCTCTTGGCAATTCTACTATTGGTCAACAAGGCGACAGCATTACAGTCGGTGGTGATATTACATTCGGCAATGAGAAATCAACATTCTCCGGGGAAGTTCTTGTTACCGATAAAATCACAATCTCTGGTGATGCTACTGTAAACTCCAAGATGAACGTAGAAGGCTCTATTAAGGCCAAGGGCAATCTTGATGTAGAGGGTGTTACAACCGTTCGGTCAATAAGGTCTGAATCGCAATCAGAGTTCAAAGGCGGCATTATCGCAGAGAGGCAGTCTGAATTTGACAGCCTCTTTATTAAAGGCAAGGTTGTAAGCGATGGTGATGTTACAATCGCTGGTAATGCTGGCATTAGAGGAGACATCACCTCTATTCCTGCATCTACCGCAACACTTGGTCAGGTCAATATTGCAAGAGGCATCAATCAGATTGGCGCGGCAGAAACCAATATATTTGCTGGTGAAACTAAGTTCAGTTCCACAGTTAATGTAGGTGGCAAACTTTCGGTATCTGGTGTTATAATGACAGGTAGTGAAAGGTCTGGCGTAATCATAGAGAACAACGCAATCCTCATGACTGGGGAGTCCTCATTGATTAAAGCAGATGCAATGTCTGTTAATACAATCAAGGGTGATGCTGCAAGAACTGTTCCGGTTACATCCTCTAACCCCGCAATGACAAGAGAGGCTAATAACCTCAGCCGTAAGAAATTTACCTCGATTAACAATGCCTACGTAGAAGACTCTCTCGTTGCTAACGGCAATATCCTTTGCTTAGGAACACTGTACGTTAGTGGTATTGAAGTAGTTGACAGTGAAGGCAGTAAAGAGCTGAATAGCAAATCTGTTTTAAATGTAATTTCCAGAAGGGCAAAATACGCTCCATGACAACAATAACCTACAACATCTCGATTGTAGGGAAAGCACATTCTGCGGAATTTCAACAAGCCACAGACAGCAGAAATGCTGTCGTGGCTGTTGATACATCTCCGTTAAACGGCTCCCTAGTCGAAATCGAACACAAAGGCCAGAATGACAGACTCAGATTTGTCAGGATGGAATCAAAATCCATTTCAGGAATCACAATTCGTTCAAGCGGCCCGGATATTTTAATTACAGATATAGTTTATAACGGGCAGCCAATGTGGTATAAATATCAGCTGAGGGCAGAATCCTTTGCCATAGAAGGTGCCACAGAATGGACAAAGGACGACAATTGGATATATAGCAACTCTCCGTATATAAACATCCAATACGGAAATACAAAACTAAGAGAGGTCGGCATTCCTGTTTATATCAAAGAATCAAACCATTTCTTAAATGGAATCAAGAAGTTAGATAATAAAACATATTCAGTATCACAAGACTCTTCCGGAGAGTACATTATCCGGTGTAAAAATCAAAACGTATTATTCTCGAGTATACACGGAGAAATAGCAACAATATCCGAGTATACAAATCCTAATAATCAATATATCGGAATCTTTGCAAACGAATACTCCAGCGATAGAATCGCCACAATTGACGGAGTAAAAACCAAATACAGATTCCAGTCTCCAGAGTTTATTGCTTCTATTGTAAAAACGAATAAGGCAAAACTTCCTATTTCAGATGGAATCGTAAGACTTCCGCACAAATACATCAACTCGGCCAAATCATTCGATAATAAAAATATTGTTTACAATCAAGGCATTGTACTAACAAGCAGTACAGATAGTTCCATTGACGTAGAGTATGAATACATTGAGCCTGTAAATAACTTTACAAACATCCCTATAGATGTCATAAGAAATGCCTCTGTCGTCAAAGTCTATACAACGCCGCGCTCAATAATAAAAGGCGATGCCCAAGACTTTTTAAATACAGAACTTCTATTCTCTGTATTTGATAAAACAGGGATATGTATATACTCTACAATTTCTCCTGTTCAAAAAGACATTCCTTCTGCTATTGTTATTTCTAAAAACAAAATAACTCCAGTAAAATACAATGCTGGCAAAGGCAAGGAAGATTCCTTAGAGCCCAGAAATATTCATACTAATCCAGAAGAAATCAACAAAGATTTCGTATTGGAAATAGCAGAAATACAAATCAAAAAACTAAATCTAGAATACGGTGTATCAGGAAGAAGAGCGATGCCAATAACAGGCAGCGCCGGCATTAGAGAATTAAGACTTCCAAAGCTATCTTATTTAAGAATCGTATTATCTGAAGCCGAACAGGAATCTATCAATTCAAACGTTACTGTTATAGATGCAAACATGTCTTCAAATATGCCAACATTAATTGAAGATACCGACACAGATATTCTTGTATCCGTAAAACTAAAAGAAGAAGAAACCGGCATAGAGTTCGTAGATGGAGACGAGGGAAGATTCCACAGAAGAAATCCTCCAGCGTTCCTTGGACACAACTCAAAGCTATCAATAGTTAATAGCTATAATGGTCATAGAGAAATACTAAAAGAGATAAAATCAAAAGAGCTAGACGGATTCATCTATTTCCGAGTTAAGAAATCAGACTATCCAATCGGCAGGCTAACATCGGAATATGTCCATCTATCAAAGATTCCTAGAGGCTAAATATGAAAGAGTTTATTCAAAACCATCAGTTTAACTATGTCAATGACAGCCTTAAGGTGTCAGGGATTGATAATGTTGACCATTTTGCAATTCAATTCATAGGTAAGGAAATACAGAGGGTTGGAGACACTGCAACTTCGTCTTCAGATTTCCTTTTAGAATCAATGGATAGAATTGAACAAGACCTAGAGAAATGGCATAACGGATATATCGAAAAGATAGGCATCATTAAAAGTGGGTCTGATTTTATTCAGGGAAGCAACCTCTCTTCTGAGGACGCGGGCCATTATTCAATTATGAAGATTGACACCAATGCAGACGGAAGTATGGTTTACTCCGTATTGGACGAAGCATATATCATGCCTCCATATGATGAAAGACATTTTGTATGAAAGAACTAAGAGAAGTTTTACGTCCTGGAGTTTCATTCTTCAATAGGATAATCATCAGGCCAAACGTAAGGGATGTTGTAATATCCTCTATAACTGCAATTGACTCGATGGGAAATGCTAGCCCAATCATATCTTTCCCAGTTGAACTTGATGAGCCTATAGTTATCAAAAATAAACATAAGAACTCAATGGCTATCGAGATATGCATTATTCATGAGCACATCCAAAATGGTGATTCTATTTCTAAATTCATAGATGTCGATGCAAACAGGCTATCCCTTAACGATGTAGCTGCCATAAGAACAGAGAAGGTGGAGATACTAAACTCAGGTTCTGTAAATATTGTCATCAAAGGCGAAGACCTTGAGACCGCAATCATCTCTGGTAATGTAAGCGTAACGGGCTATTCTCGTTCTGGTGTTGAATTGATGGATGAGAAAATAACCTTAGGCCTCGGCAAGACAAGAGAAGTTATTATCGGTAGTGAGCCATTAAAATACAAAATATCAAAGGCTTACAAATACAGAGACGGCATACAAAGCAAAGATGTCGTTAAGATAAAGGGCGGAGTTGTTGAGGATAAGGACAGCTCGTGCTTCTACATCGCCTCTCCGGACTATACCGGCGGGCTGTATAAAAACGAAAACATCTCTGTAGATGAAAACAATTCTATTAGAATCCTTAACAAGGATGTCTATAAAATAACATGCTCTCTTGATTCTACAGTAATAGACGTAGACAAGTCTGAGCCAATTATAAAATACGTAGGAGTCATATCAAAATGATAAAAGACTTCATGTCAAGCTCGTCCGTTTATTCTAAACGACTTCCCGGCTGGAGACAGCAGTTATTAACGGACATGAGAACAAGGGCAGACAAACTTGTCTCTGATATCAATTCTTCAAACAATCAAATCGCAATGGCAATAGGGCTATTTGCAGAGGGCGTATCGGATGTAAGAGAACAAATGTCAAATGTCTCAGAGCTTTATCTTACAGTCTCTAGCGTAAGCGGAAATACCAATAAGCAATTCGGCATTAACGATATGCCAATCTATAAGAGACATGGGATTATACTGAGTGGCGGTACCTTTGCTCTTGAGACAAAAGCATACTCACCAGTTCCTATTGTAGATGTAAAAATAATTACAAACGGACAAGAAGGAAACTCCTCTGACTTCGATATCCCCAGATACAATAACAAAGAAACAATAGTATCTGAAACACAATACGAAGTAGAAAAGTTTGATACCGCAGTTACAGCAGTCTTCAATATAGAACTGAGAGAAGTTAGCCAGGCAAATAGAATATCTCTAGTATTCCCAGAGTACGGTATATCTAAGCCTGACGTTATGCATCTTGAAGTGTCTTCTGACGGCAAAAGATTCTATCGTTCAGACTTTTCGGTCTATGAAGATTCTGGAACAACACAAATAAGCTTTCCAGGTTCAAATATTAAGTCACTGAAGTTATCAATTCTTCAGGGCAATCCGTACACATCAAAAAGCGGAAAGACAAGATACGCCATAGGAATCAGTAACTTATCTGTAGGCATTGCTACTGCGGTAGAAAACGGAGAGATTGTTTTCGGCCCAATAACGCAGGGACAAGAAGTGCTTAAGGCGTCTATTGCAGGCTCAATCCCGACTGATGGATACTCATTCGACAATATCTCATTTGAAATCAGTCATGACTCATCATCTTGGTACAGGGTATCTACGCCATTTACCATTAGTGAATATCCTAAACACCTTGATTTCAACACTAAGTCTGATGACTCTATTAACACTCCTTCTCCTGTAACTACTTTATTCTTAAGAATAAAAATGACAGGAGGAAAATATTCTATGCCTCTGGTTGCTACAAGTATTGATAGGCATATCCAGCAAGTTAGCCAACAGTCTCCGTTTATTCAGGTTCCGTTTAACCTTTCAGATAAATACATTGTCTCTGAAAGAATTGGATATCAGTTCGGGGAAAGAGGTTCGTACTTCCTATACAACGACAATCTAGATATGGTTGACTCTATCAGCTCTATCAAGTCCGGCGCGGATATGGTGGTAAAATCTATTTCTCCATTAAAGGACATTTCAAAAGCAACCATCAGGGCCGATAAAATAAAATGCTCAATAGAGGGTGGAGACATTTATCGTATTGTTCCTCCGTATAGCATTGACCCTAAGTCTGCAAAAGCTTTTAAAGCTTCCTTGCCAATCAAAAGGGAAGTCAGAATCTCCGATGGCTTCAATATGGTTTTACCATTTAAGCAACCGGCGGGCGTATATATCCTTACGGACGGAGAAGTAACAAGAAAAATAAACCTAACTCTAGGTGCATTCACCTCCTGTTACCAATGGGTATTTAAACCTTCAGTTAAAAAAGTGTCTCTAATTGACCCATTCGGCAAAAAGGTTCATAGTTTTGAAGAAAACAAATACATAAACCTACTAGACTATTTCTCTGTAACATTCCCAGAAACATCTGATAAGTCCGTATCTGTATTACAGTTTAATCACAGATACCCTGAAACGGAATTAAAGGATTCAGAGTTCACACTGATAGACGGAAAATACTTCTCTTCTTCTCATACCTCTATTGTTAACGGTATGTACATCAACTACGAAGAAATACCTTTAGTCATGAGGTCCAACATTAATGGTATAGACTTATACACAGAAGAAGCCAAGTTCTCTAAGTTCAAAGAAAAGCTCACATCATTCGATGGTCAATTATCTGCAAAGCTTTCTCACTCTGGACTGCTAAAAGGCGGCCTAAAGTTTACGAATAAAGCATCTTCACTCCTTTCGTTTGTAAAAGAAGTTCAATTCATCAACGGCATAGACGAGTTCAGAAGCTCCGGAACTATAGGCGTCCTAATTCCTAAGTCATCAAATAGATTTAGTCTAGGTAGACTTGTAAATCATTTCTCCGAACTAGACATAACTGGCGGAGTTGAGCAGCTAAGCTCCAAAGTCTTCAGCCGCGATGAGCTTATCTACAGAGGAGACTACATGCTGGAGGATGTAGGTAATGAAACATTTGTACAACTTCCAGAGGGTGTTCTTACAGATGACATTATAGATACCTTTATTTCCGTAGAAACAGCAGATTCAAACAATGCCAGTGGGCTATACTCTATTGACTATAATAGCGGTATGCTGTATTCTCAGTCTACGATAAGCGGTGAAACAGAAGTTGAATATATTTATTCAAACATCTTTGTCTCAGGCTTTCCTATTAGGGTTCTTGATAAAAACTCCTACTCTGTAAACGAGAGGCAGATTGAACTCAAGGACGCGGCAATTGATAGCGAATATATAGTGCTTTCAGAACGTGCTAAGGATAAGAGCTCAGAAATATTAAGGTCTCCTTCGTTAAAGAATTTAATACTAAACACAGTGACAGTCTAAGATGAGTAAAGTAGAAAAAGCATTAAACAACCTTAATCTCTTCCAGACTTCACAATCTGGAGTTGTGATACCGGACATTACCTCCGAATACACAGAGGCCGGGTTAAATAAAATTCTTAAAGAATGGTACGATACACTCTATTGTAATCAAGATAAGATTGATTCCCTAATTCCAAGGATTAAGGCATTTGAAATTAAGTCCTCAGATTACGTTAGAGACATAAAAACAAGACTAGCCAAAGCATCATCAGACGCAAGGGCTGCTAATATTGCAGACAGGTCTATAACAAAGTACACAAAAGCAGTATACTATTCTCCATCTTCTATATCATACATAGAGGGTCAAACAACCGCATACGTTGATGGTGGCAAGATTATCGGTGTTAAAGAATCGGATACATTCTCCGATGCTACAAGTGTTATTAGTAATAATACAGGCTCCGGTATTTCTTGCTATATTTTTGAGGGTAATAAAAAGATAGATTTAATTTGGACTACAGAGTCCGGCAGAAGTGCACTATCTTCACAGGTTCTGAATACAAATGAAAAATCGTCTATTTCGTACTCTTCGCTAAACGGCGGCCATAAAAGTTTCGTATTGGACATAGATAGAAAAGAATACGGCGTCTTTAACAATATTCAATTAAAGACAAATAAAGCTTACATCTATACCATTTATAAAAGCAATGACGGAATAAACTACAATAGGATAACAGATAGAGTTCTTACCAATAGTCTAAACGAATCTATAGGCAATACCAATGATAGGTATGTACGAATCATAATAGAGGTTGATAAGAACTCAGACTACATCGGCGGCCGATATATCTACAAAGTGGAAATCAGCTCATTTCATATAGCTGTTAAAAAATACTCCACTCCAACAGAATATGTCACCGGCGATATTCCTATTCAAGCCTCCGGAGAATTCGTTGCAATAGATACGTGTGATAACTACCAGTCTAGAAATGTCGATATGCACTACCAGATATCAATCAACGGCGGTGAATATAAAGACATTAAACCACTAAGAAAGTTATCTAAAACTGGTCATTCAATTAGAACAATACTTCCTATAAATGACTATTCTGATAATAACATTGTTACGCTACACTCCCATACTAGACATTCTGACGGCAATGTTTTCTCGACTGAAATAGACCCGGCACTTCTTGAAACAAACGTCTTTAAGTATTACGATGCTACAAATCCAATCTCTGTAATTGGAAATGTAGTGTCTGCAACGGGAATCTCTGTCTCTGAAACAAAGATAAACTTCAGGGATACATACTTCCTAAATGGTGTTCCATTCTCAGGGGAATCGACCGTATATACAGGTTTCAATAGTCTGTCATTCCCTGCGGATAATTATGTAGAGATATATGACGTAACTAAGTTTAAGCTAGTATCCTTTAAATCCGGAGAGTTCAGGGTTGTGGACGCGGCCGGTGTTGAACATACAATCATAGACCAAGACTGGGAGAAAAACCCATTCACCTCTATTGTTCTATCACTTAAATATATCCTCGGTAAGGAACTGGAATACGGAAAAGACATTTCCACAGAAAAATCAGAAAACGGATGTAGATTCAAAACACCATCAAACATAACATCCCTATACATAGCCGCAAGACAAAAACAAGCAATTATAAACACAGCTAGAATCAAAATAAAGATGAAAACACTAGACGGATACACAAAGCCATATGTATCTAGAATCCTAATAAAGGTGGCTTAATGCAGTTGGATTTAAAACTAAAAAATGCCGCATTCTTTTTCGTAAATGGGATTTCAGTCCGTAGAGAGTTTTCTACATTCGATGTTGACAACGGTGACGTCACAGCGCTCACTTCAATCGTCCGCGGAATCGAAGGCCAAAGGATAGAATCTTCAATAGATGTAGACTCTATTCGTGCAATCATAACTCCTTCCGGCAGTGGTGGAGGTGGTGCTCCAGGCAGACAAGGGCCACAGGGGGCTAGAGGCGAAACAGGGCCAGCAGGTCCTCAAGGACCACAAGGGCCAAAAGGTTCAACCGGATTAACAGGCCAGGAAGGTCCACCGGGCCCACCAGGACCTCCTGGACCCAAAGGCGAAAAAGGTGACCCAGGCCCAAAAGGAGACAACGGCAAAGACGGAAAACTTCCAGATGACCTCTTTAAAATATCCAGCTTCTACAATAGTACGCTGGATATGCACAAAGACTCAAGCATTGAAGAAGGTTCCCTAGTTGGCGTTCTAGATTCAATGGGGAACAAAGAAAACTCAGTGATATACAGAAAAATCAACGGTCAGCTTGAAAAAGTCGCGGATTTTTCTATTATATAGACAAGGGACTATAAATGAATGTATTACAAACTATATCCCTTCAATTTAAGAAAATAATAGACAAATTAAATAGGATTTCTTCTCTAGTCGATGAGCATAAGCGTAGCATTACACAGCTTGAAGTCGGATTGGCTAACCCTGAATTCAAAAAAGGCACAAAAAGAGAATATATAGAAATTCCTCAATCTGTATTTAACAACAACGGGAATGCTTTTACGGACAATGACATTAGGTTTAGCAGGTCGTATAGTAAGCCCCTTTGTACGGTCCATATCGTGTATAAAACAGCCGCAATGCCAGCCGTTCATATTGCACCATATTCTGTACATCTTCTAGGGTGCAGATTAAGATATATTGCAGGAAACAAAAAAGATATAGGTGTGAGATACACAGTATTACTAAGGGTAGAAGAAATGGAGAATAAATCTTGAACTTAATTGAATTAATCTCACTTCAAATAAAAAAGCTATTTGACGGACTGGCTGCAGTAAAAGCAAAGAATACCGAACTCGACGGTAAGGTCCGAGCATTGGAAACCACTGGCGGACAAAAAGGTGACCCAGGGAAGTCTGCCTATGAAGTCGCCAAAGAAGCAGGATACACCGGAACAAAAGAGGACTGGCTTGGAACTCTAAAGGGCCCGATAGGTCCTCAAGGTCCTGCAGGTCCTACAGGGCCACAAGGCTTAAAGGGCGAAATGGGTAGCCCCTTCTCAATTGAACGAACCTTCGCTACAAAAGCCTTACTAGAGGCAGACAGAACAGTCGCCCAAGGAAAATTTGCGGTTGTTGCATCATCCAATCCAGACACTGACCCTGATAACGGACGACTTTACGTTAGGACTGCTACTGGATGGACATTCATCTTAGACCTCTCAGGCGTTAAGGGTATTCAAGGTCCAGCAGGTCAAAATGGCCCGGCAGGCCCAGCAGGCGCACAAGGCATCCCTGGAGAAAGAGGCCAGGCAGGACCCAAAGGGGACAAAGGCGATTCTGCAAATCTCATTGCTGCAGAAGTAACAGCCCTACCTGCAACATCCGGCGCATACAAAGATGGAGACATGATTCTCGTCGTCCCAGCCGGAACCAGAAAGGAAAACGGCAAACTGTACTCCTTCAAACTGGCAAACAGAACCTGGGAACTAATATTTGACTACTCTACAATACAGTAGAAAAGAAAGGGTGGTCTCGCAAAAGCGGACCACCCTCTATTTAAAGGAACTGGAAAAATGGAAATCAGCACAATTAAAAGCGTTAAAGACCTTATGCCACTATGGGGAAAAGCCTTGTCCGCTATTGTTATTCTAGGACTAATAGTATTGCTAATCTATCAATACGGGGAAAACTGCTATCAGCGCGGAAAAATTGATGCTGAGGCCATGTATCTCAAAACGTCTGTAGACCTATCAAATCGTATTCGTAACGTTGAAGGAACCGTCCTTACTCAGTTTAGGGAAAATCGAAAAGGAATACAAGACATCCTTAAAGATAACAATGCCGAAATACGGGCAATGATAGTAGACCAAGAATGTGTTTCTAAAGACTTTAAGGACGAATATAACAAAAGGCTGAAAAAATGAGGATACTATCTGTAACCTTGATTACGTTAATTCTAGGCGCATGTTCATCTTTAACACACCAACCTAAAAAACAACAGCAGATACAAATAGCAGAAGAAGTAAGACTCGGACAATGTGAGCAAGAAATCACAGAGCTAGAAGGAACTACTTCCAGGGCACTGATAGAGCACTCATTATCGCTTATTGAAAAAGTTCATCATTGCAGGCTTGAGAAAAAATATCTGGTAGATTTAATCGAAAACTACAATAAGGAAGCTTCCAAATGAAATGGAATGTTAAAAAATTAAACGCAAACGAATTTATTACGATTGAAGGTAAAAACATTACTGCAGACGGCGTTGAGATTGAAGTTCAGGACAGCAATGTCCGTGTTATTAAAACAATTAAAAACACCTTATCAAGACTAAGAAGAGACCAGAGAATCGAAGTCGTTTCTGGTGATGTTCCGGAAAAACCGGAGTCTCCATTTAAGAAGAAAAATAAAGCTCAAGTCCAAGCACAAGCTCCTAGTGCTCCTGCTAGACAAAGACGCGCACTAAAAGAAGAACAAGAGCAATCGGAACAAGCTCAGGAAACTGAACAACAAGAACAGTCTGAGCCTCCAAAACAAACAAAAACTGAAGCTCCCAAAGAGGGTACATCAGAAGAGTGATATTCACGAGGAGTTCGTTTTAATACGGGCTCCTCTATTATTAAATGGAATCCACCATAAAGGTGAGCAATATGAACAAAGAACAGCTCCTGTTCGAAATAGAAGAGCTTAAGAATCACTGTAAAACTCTTCAAGAAAAAATAGAAGAGTTATCCAAAAGTGGCAATCAGGGCGCGGCCATGTATGTTATGGATGACCTACAAGAAGCAGAATCCCTAATAGACGTTAAGAAAGCACTACTGGAAGAAGCAGAATAAAATGATAGAAACCATTACCATCACAGGTGACGGAGGCTCTGCTTATGAGATTCCCGCAAAAGCAATCAAGGGTTCGGTAAAATCTAAAAACGACACCTATACTGTAGAAGAGATAGATGGAAGTCTTGACACCAAGACCGGCCGCATCCTTGTATTGATTACACCTGAATTACCAGAAAGCTTTAAACTAGAACTAGAGTACAAAGTTCCAGATAAAGAAGCGCTATCAAAAACAGAAAGAACACTATACGGAGAAACAGTTAAATCATCTTCCTTAAAAGACATCCTAGTAGTCCTGTCAAACATCATTGCGAGACAAGACCAATTGGAAAAACAACTCTATGATAAAGTTACCTATGCGGAACTAGACGGAGCTGTCTATCCAATAAAAGAAATCCTAGGTTTAATAGTCGAAGATATCAAACTGAAACAAAAAGAACGTGAATCTACAAAAACAGCAAAATCAAAACAGGCAATTGCAGCATTAGATTTATCTCCGGAAGTTTTAAGCAAAATAGAGCAACTTCTGAATTCTAAACCTTAAGGTAAAAATAAGCCCCGGCCCTTAATTGGGTCGGGGATATTTTATTTGTACAAGTCTTTGTTGTAAGCATCAGGAGTAAAGAACTTTAATGGGTCTAAACGTCCGGTCAGGCCTGGGCCCGGGCGCATAGATTCCCTAACTTCAAAATGAAGATGAGACCCTAACTCCATAGTCGGCATTGTTCTAGCATTCCCAGAACTACCGGTCAAAGCAACAAAATCACCTGCCTTAACTTTATCACCAACTTTAACAGCAATACTCTTCAAATGAGCATAAGCAACATAAAGACCAGTATCAAGTTTAATAATCAACACTCGTCCATAACCATTGTCATCATCTGTCTTAGTCAAAACAACAGTTCCATCATCAACAGCATAACAACGATAATTATTAGGGACAGCCAGGTCAACACCTTGATGAGGCCTGGTTCCACCATTGCGGACCATACCAAAACCGGCAGATTTGACAGAAGCCAACTTAGCAGTTCTAAGAACATTGTAGCCAAATTTTAAAGGCTGGCATTTAAAGCCTCCCGGGATTGGCTCATATTTGCTCTCAGATTGATTTTCCTGTACAGGTGAGGTGTTGGTATTAACTTCTGGAGAAACGCTCTCTACGGCCGTCTGAGGGGCCTCTACAGCAGTCTCTACCAATTCCTCTGTCTGCACAGGTTGCACGTCATTCCGATACACATCGCTACGACTTGCGTCGTTTCGATAAGGACCTTTTGGTGTTTCTTTTGTTTGCGGGTCAGGCTGAATAAACAACCCTCCCAGGATGTGAAATAGGTTCATGCCAACATTATCGAAGAACGACAATAATATAGCAATAGTTAATCCCACATTTGAAACTTATTTTTAAATTCAACAGCTAATGCAAAGTTAGGATTATACAAACAATCTTCCATATCATAAGAGAAAACATCGGGAATGTCATCAAATCCCGTCATATGCTTTCTCCACATATAGTTTGCATGAACAGGTCCACGTCTAAAAAAGTCATAGAACTCTAATTGCATACACACAGGAAGCTGATTGATTAGAAATGTACTAAACTTAAACCCGGCATCATGATTATAGGTCTTAAGACTCCACATCATAAACTTAGTAATTGAACGATTCCAAAGTTCTGGCCAGTTCTCCTTTAGAATTGCCCAATTTAAGTCATGAAATTTAAAATGAATCTTAAGTTCCAGCCGTCTCAGGATATCATCCCTTATCAGGACTCTGGATTTTTTCCAGTTCTTATCAAATGCCCTTTCAAAGGTAAGATAATTCCTTGTTAAATTAGACATTATTATGTCCATCTTTGCAGTATTTTTCAGCCCCATTTGGAGCTCTTCTTCCGTAAAATCGGAATACTTGTTTATTTCACTAGAAAGCGCACCTGTCAACCTCCATCCACTTTGGGGAGGAGGTTTATAACTAGGACACGCCTTCTGAGACCTTTGCTGCCTCTTCTTTTTGTCAAATTTTTTCCTAGCCTCGTAATACGCAGACCAATCTTTGACATAAGGAATTTGGCCTTCAAGATTTTTCATAGCGAGGCCAATTTTGCGAGTTCGGCTAAAGGATTTTTGCCATAATTGCGTTGAAAGGTTTTCTCTTTACGAGTAACAAGGTCCAATGCAAAGTTGACAATTCGTTTAGCTACAATAAGCATACTTTGGAATGCTAAGATTCCAAGAAACTTAGAAAGCGACAACATAAATAATACCAAGGATTGCTTTGGGTCATATCAATCTACGCTAATTTTGAAAGGCGAATCCTATAACCTTCTAAATCAGTTTGGGACGAGAGGACAGGCTCGATTCGGAACTCATAACCACAACATCTGTCATAACCGGTTATAAAGCTTTTCTCAGCTGCGGCGTTCCAGGCCAGCTTCAATTCCCATTCAAGAGGAGTGCCACATAAATGACAACAACTCATCAGTGCTTCTTCTATTGTATCGAATATAGCACCATCTTCGGCATCAAGATAAATATTATTATTCATTGTTCTGATACCAAATAGAATCAAAAGTTTCTTTAAGAGAAGAAAGATATCCTTCGGAGAAATCATTGTTTAATCTGATGATATTCTTGCTATCATAAACACCAACTCCAAACTCAGACAAATGTCCAGAGAATTTAGAGGCAGAATGCTTATCGGAATCTACAATAATATCAATCAGAATGCCGCCATTATCAATAATATAATCGCGCTCGTTATCAAATCTAATATCAGATACAATAACGACATCATAATCCATATATTTCTCAAGAATACGATTGTTCAAGATTTTAACCCAAAAATCTTTTTCAATCATATGCCTTCCCCAGTCTGTCCCTAGAGTTTGAAGAATCTCTCTTAAAGAAACTCCAAAACCGTCTATTGGGTCCTCTTTATTGCCCTTTCGATAAATTGCATCAACATCAAAGATAGGTCTAACCATATCTCTGACAGCATCTGCAAATCCGACTTTAACAATCTTAAGTTCGGGATAACTTTTAATCAAAAAGTCTGCGGAAAAATCTTTTCCTGAATGGGCCTTACCTGAGAACCCTAATAAAAACGGTTTTTTCATTATTATTGTTACCTTATTTAACAGGGTGTCCTTCTACAGCTACAATCCTGCAGAACCCCCATGTGTCATCAACTTCAATATCGACATTAATTGTTGAAAAAGCAGACCTAATGGCATCTTGCTGCTCTTCGTTAAACATAACGGCACAGCCGTCTAGAGGAGGGATATCTCCCACCACCATTTGATATTTGCATTTTACTAACATGGTTATAATCCATTAGAAAAGTAGCTGTAAAAAGTTATTTCATTAGGTATTGAAGAAACTGAAGAAGCTCACGAGCTTTGCGCTCATTCCGAATCTTTTGAATCTCATCATTATGACGTTGAAATTCTTTATAGGCAGAATATCTCTTCGCATCTTCAAGACTAACAATATGTTTTTTCGGGTCTTGAGGAACAAAAAGTTTTTCAAGTATTTCGATAAGTCCTTCTTTTCGTTCTTCTCGTTGAACTTTTTTGCTCTCTACCCTGCGCGGCTCGGAAACACGAAGTTTACGCTTAGGAGAAACACAAACAAGTGTCGGGACAATTTCTACTTCTTCTTCGGGAAAGAATGAATCTTCTTTCAAATAACCTAATTTACTGTTAGCTTCCATACGTTCAGCACGTTTATGGGCAGCAATAATAGCAGGAATATCACCTGCAGAAATTTCATAAATCATTATAATTTACACGCTACACAATCATCAGTATCGTCTGTTACATCGCCATCAGGGACTTCTATGATTTTACCATCCATAATATCAGAAGATTGGCCATCATAATTATTATTATAGTACATGGTCTTACCTCCCAACAAATAATGTAGGGTAATGTCCCAACTGATAACAGATGCGGGCACCTTATTATCAGGATAGTTCTGTTTATTGTAATATGTATTAACAGAAATAGCCTGGTCAGTATATCTCTGAATAATAGCATAAGTTTTAATCAAAGCCTCATTAGACAAATGGTCCCAGATTCGGTCATATTTATCTTTAAGTCTTGACAGTTCAGGCACAACAAATTTAGCTTGTCTATTCTTGCCGCCTTTGGAAATAATCAATTCCCGTATTGGCTCAATACCATTTGTAGTTCCAGAACCAGAAATTTTAGCACTTGTTTCAGCAGGAAACATTGCAATCATAGACGCATTTCTAACACCATATTTAGACACCCTAGCTCTAAGAGCAGTCCAGTCTAATCTTTCTTCATAATCAAACATAGACTTATACATAGGTGTAGTCATATCTTTGGGCAAAATACCTTTAGCCCATTTAGTGTCGTGGTATGCATCACAAGCACCACGTTCTTCAGCAAGGTTTACAGAAGCCTGAATAACAGCATAAGAGAAATACTGCATCCATTCATCTAACAGTTCATAGCAATTGGAATATTTTTTATCATTCTTAGCCATCCAATACGCAAGACCTGTGATACCAATGCCGATTGGTCTGAAGAGTCTGTTATGCTCTTCCGCCGCAGGGAACGGATGTTCTTGAAAATCAAGAAGATTATCCACTGCTCGCATTGTAACATAAGCAACACGTTTCAAATCCTTAGGGTTATCAAAAGCCCCAAAGTTAATGCCGCTCAAATTACATAAGGCAATTAAGCCTTCCTGTTTGTATGTTTTTGTCTCAGGATCGTAAACACGATTCAAACCTTGAGTTGGTAAAACAATCTCTGCCAATTATTGTTACGCAGATAAAATCTACGGTATGGTCATTTCTGCCATACTCCCTACATCACTGTAGGGTTCGGACTATATCATCACCATATGGTTAAAACCACTTAGGGCCGGGCGCTTAAAATCGGTAATTAAGGAAGCTCTATTCCTCCGATAGTCTCTGCACCTTCATACAATGTATTGTATGCTTGGCTCAGAATAATCATACAAATGACTTCTTCTGAATTCACCCGGTTTTCATTAAACGTTTCCGCTTAATGGTGCACAAGTTTACACAAATTAGATTGTTTAATAGGATACTTACTAACATCATACATAGAATGACGGTTAATATTATCCGCAAAACCAACATAGACCCTGCCGGTTCCGAATCGTTCTTCTATCAGCAAGTCAATCATATTCCTTGCATTGATAGAACCAACAGCCTCACCATTCTCTACTGCTCTGGCATAAGCATTACGAAAATCATTGCTACTGCAATCAGAATAAAAACAGTCATAAAGACCTCTTGAAGTGTGTGGAGAAAATAGCTTTATTTCTTTATTTTCTGCCGCAGCTTTAAGAATAAAACCATTCAGGAAAATAGTATGGTCAGAATGCTTCATAGATTCTGAATCTTTTTTCATGTTATTTTTATACAATAGCACTTCTTCGATATCAGAATGTAATCCCCACCAATTGAATGTTAATGAGCCTTTCCGAATTCCGCCCTGACTGCAAGAAAGTGCACTATATTCAATTGATTTTGCGTGGTATAAAGCACCACTGTTGATTGCCGCACCATTACGAATAGATGCATTACGTTCTCTGAGTTTAGAAGAACCAATACCAAGTCCCGCGCCCAGTGTTGCGTATTTACGTGCAGCAGTAGCAGATTCTCCTATTGAATCAATAGAATCTTCAGCTTCAATCAAGACACATGAACTAAAACTACGAGTCGGTTTTCTCAAATTAGCAATGTGAGGAGTAGGAACATTAACCCTACCAAGAGACATATTGTCATAATGCTCTTTAACAAAACCAAGACGGTCTGTATAAGCATCACCTTTATCATTGATAAAATACATCATAGCTGCAACCATATACGAAATCTGCGGGGTTTCGTAATATTCTTTGGTTTTAGCATTCTTAGCTAGGTATTTGCCTTCCCATTCAACCGCGCCGGATATCGAATACATCATATCACGGTCATGTTGAATCTGCTTATTCAACCATTCGATTTCTTCTTCAGAATATCTCTCAAGAATAATCTGGTCATAAATACCAAGTTCTGTATTCTTCTTAATAATCTCATACAAATGTTTAGGTTCAAAATCCCCGTAAACATATTTACGCATATTACAAAGCAGAATACGTCCTGCAACTATTGCATAGTCAGGATGTTCTTCATCAATAAGGTTATTGGCACTTGTCAACAAAGCCCCATTGATTTCTTCTGTAGAAATACCATCATAAAACATAATATTGCTATTGACGGCAATTTCAGAAATAGAAACATTGTCCAGCCCTTCACATACAAATCCTAAAAAAGAATTAATACGTTCAGGGTTATATGGGACAACGTCACCATTTCTTTTAGTAACGTTGAATCCCATTTTGTTATTCCGTTTCATTCAAAGATTTAACGAGTTCTAATACCTTTTGTCTCAGGTCCTTATACTCAACATGTTCGTATGTGCCAGAGTCATCATGGTCAATAAAAATCTGAGGAACAGACTTCGGTTCAGGTTTTCCCATTTCAGAGAAACGAGCCTTCATTTCATTCATTTCAGATTCACTATTGTCTACATAAATCTTTTCAAAATAGAATCGTTTATGCTTTTCAATGTAACTGGTTCCAAGATTTTCAAGAATAGAAGAGGCCTGAATACATTGAGGGCAGTTAGATTTAGAATAAATCAAAACCTTCATTTGTTATCCCCATTATTATTATCGTTATCGTATTCTATGAGTGCATTTAGAACTCTTCCGTAGTCAGCGGAAGATTTGTCTATAATTCCTCTTTCATAATCTGTTTTTTCTGCTTCTTGAGGAGCAACCTGTTCTTTCTCCTCTCCATTCCATGCTGTAATCCAAGGAATAGGATTTCTGAAGGCAGAAGGAATGCCGCATAACTCTTCCAATGGCGGCAAGTTGTATCGTTTCAATCTGGCAGTAGCCAAATAACGAAGATACTCTTCAAGGATAGACTGATTGAATGCAAAGATTTCTCCCTCTTTAAAGAGATATTTGCACCATTCAAATTCTTCCATGATTGCATCTCTCCAGATGTTCTTGACTTCTTCTTTAACGGATTCTTCTTCTGAAACGACCATGAAGTCTAAATCATCAATAGGAAGGATGCTTAAGAGATTGTTGGTAATTGCGACGTGAATGTTCTCATCCAGTAATGTTCAATAGGGTTCGCTACTTCCCTACCAGCTTTATTAAGCTTCTGCATATCGCTATGCAGCTCAGACTATATCACTATCTCCGTGTAGGAGACATCTGGCTTTTCGAGTGCCAATAGCTTGCACTCTACGCCTTTCGGCTAGTCGTTGCCCTACTTATAATAAATAGGTCAGGATTGTCTACGAGAGATGTTCCCTGAATTAACCAGATTATTCGACTAGGGTCGCCCCTAGAAGCCGCCAAGTGTTAACGGTTAATGAGTTTAATAATACGCGCAAGTCCGGGCAATTTGCCCATTTGTCCAAAGATAAAACTACATGCAAAAGAAACCTGGAATCGAATAGACTCCAAAGCATTAGCAGTATGCAATGCAAGCCATATCGCTCTTACAGCATCAATACGTTCACATCTTCCTTCGTAATAGTCTTGGACTTTTTGAATAGCTTCATCATAGTATTTACAAATACTATCCTTACACTGGACAATCTCTTGGATGTCCATAACGGTGTCCAATGTTTCTTTTGGATTAACAAAAGATTGCTGGATGATATGTGTATATGAGAAAGAGTGTAGACAGTTGCCGGTGATAGAAGGAATGCCTTTGTAACGAACAACAAACGCGCCGGTTGGAACTGTTAAACAGTAAACCTTGCCCCTGTATTGTTCATAGGTCTTTTCAATTTTATCTCCATCAACAGTATCATCAATAGAGATATCTAAAACATAACCACCATCTTCTTCTTTATAAACAACATGAATACCGGAAACAAACAATAGTGCCTGAATATCATCAGCAATATCTTTACGCTCAACCCAAAGATTATCCCTATCAGATGCTTCAATCATATTCTTGAGGACACCAAGCAGTTGATAACCTTTCATATAGGTCATCGAAGAAAGAGAGAATAAATCAGTAAGGCGATTATAATAGACATCTTGCATTGCTCCTTCTAATTCAAATTCAATTCTGTCGTCAAAGATATAACTAGGTTGTGCAACAGGTCCTATCAAAGACGCGGCATATTTGTTTTTACCATAGAAATGAAGCTCATCAGGAATACCTTCACTTGTATTGAGTTTATATCCCAATACAGTTGCATAGATTTTAATATTGTCCATCATATCAAAATCTTCAAATTCTTCATCATCAACGGCCGCGCCGGTTAATGGAAGTAAAACACTTTCACTAGGAGTAAAATCATCAGCAAGAGTAAAACCAATTAACTCTGCATTTGGAGCAGAAATAAAAGGCATCCTATGGTTCTTAGTAACAAACTGTTCAAACCGGCCGTCTGTTGATTTAAAACGAACCAACTCTTCATCTTTATCATAAACATGAATCTTTTCAGGCAAAGTCCAATACAACCCTCTATTGGTAGAACGATACTGAGCAACCATAGTTTCCATAGTCACGTCTTTAATATCAATCCAACCTTTATCAGTAAGAACTTCAGTCCCTTCGGCAAGACACTCAAATAAAGACCATGTTTGGACAACGCATTCAAGACTAGGGTCAGCAACTGCCGGATTAAACACGGCAGTAGGAGCACGTCCCATAATAGAATCTAACAAAATCTGACGCTTGATATTGGAAATAACAACATGTTCCTCTGCCTTAGTAAGCAAAGGAAAATTCGTTCTATCCGTAGTCATATCAATTTCTTCCGGACGCCAAATCTTCTCAAGCTGCATAGTAAACAAATCCAAGATAACCTTGTATCTCGGATTATCAAAACGTTGGACCGTAGCACCCTGGCTTCGGTCCAAGAATAAAGTCTTAGGAAATAATTCTTTCCCAAATACGGTACCTGTCATACAAGTATTCCTTTATTAACAATAAGGGTTTAACAACCACACTTTATCTTTCGAACATTTGTTCGCTAAGGTAGGATTCCAAGTCAAGACATAGTCGAGACAACGCCAAGATAACCTGCCAATCGTAAAGAACGGCAAGGAAATCATAAAGCGCGGACTCCTAGCGGAGCCGGCATGCCGGGGCCGCTTAACATCGATTTGCCCAAAGCGGCAAAACGATGTTGGTTTTTAGAATAAAAATAAAAACCAAAGATATACACTGCCCTCGAGCAATAAAAGGTGGGACTGCTAAGCTTTTAGGATAACAGCCCCTGTTAACAATGTTAACATCGGAGAAGAATAATATTAATTTAACTTCTATTTGAAAGGAAAATATCATAAATATCATGAACGATTTTGCCCGTGGAAAGGCCGGATACGATTGCATCCGTCAGCCCACCGGAGCCCGTAGGCGCCGGGGAGCTGATATCACCCTGGGGGCCAGGGGCGCAATTTTCCTTGCGAAAATTGCGAAGGTTTGTAGAATTCGAACCTCAATTCGTTTTGCAAAGTGTAAACTTTGTGGATTTATTGTTATTGTTTGCCGACTCTGCCCTGGTCGGCCCGGGTTAAGGAGATTTCATTATGAAAAACCAAATTAAACCATAATTGGAGGTCATTTTGCCTTTTGAATCATTGCAATTAGGTTCTGCTTTGTGTGGCATTGCAATCAACCACATTTCTTTTGTTTTGCTTCTCGGTGACGTCCTTGCCATTCTAAAGACAGCGATTCCCACTGCGGTTAATGACATTCCACTAACTCACTTCGGCGGGTTCTTGCTGCTGGCCACTTAAATATGTAGCTCACTTCACAAGCGCTTCGGGCACGTCCTGCCCTGGGTATCATAGTTATACAACTATGTTTTAATGCTACGTTTTTGTTTTATATCTCGATAGCGCATTTGCCTTATCTCCCTTGCCCTTTTAAGGTGTTGTTTTTCTTCAGTTTTAAGTATGTCTGAGAAAACATACTCTACATCAGGGTAAGGAACAGAGTCTATCAGGGCCTTAAGTTCTTCTTTTGTTTTAGGGCAATCTTTTTGAGGAATTCTGATTAGCTTTATCCCGGATTCTTCAGCTTCGGCATCTTTCTTCTTATCTTTGAATTTTTGCCAATTAAAGCCTGATTCATCTTTATGAAAATGTTTAATGAATTGGGTATGTTGCACCCCGTCCAATTCTACTACGATTCCCATTTGTTTTACAAAGCAATCATATCGAGTCCCATTAGGAAGTTGCGCCTCATAGATAACGTCACATGTAGGATAAAGCTGGCAGAGAAAACGATAGATAATTCTCTGCTCTTCAGAGCCTCTATTGTCTAGCCCCATAATTAATACCTTTAATAGAGCTTAGTTGACTTTGCCCAATGCCATCAAGAATAACACCTAAACCATTATCATAGAAGAATTTACGATAAGCTTCAAATGCTTTATCATCTTCAACCTTTTTAAAATTGTGGTATGAAAACTTCCAAATAGCATTCTTATCTATAATTTCATTTATATAACAGGCATTGTAAACCTTATCTACAATAAGGCCTACTTGAATGCCGTCATCTTCAAGGACAGCAACAACAACCTGATGGTCGTAGCTGCCATCTACATTAAAGCCCATGTTTTCAGGAGCCATGTGAACTATTTTCATCGCAATCCTTTGTTATTTTGCATCTCAAAGTTCTGTATATTTCACTAATCATCAAAAGGAGAATCAATAGGGCGAACACAGAGAATGTAAATATAACTGGGAAAAGTAACAATATCGGCCAAGAGATAAAAGCAAGGTCGCCGGTTAGCTTTAAAAAGACAACAGGTAAAGCCCCGGCCGCAAAGCCGAGTGCTAATGTTTTCATATGAGAAAAAGTAACGTCATTCCTCCTAAGAACAACACCTGCTTTCCTCTTATTGATTTTAATTTGATTACATCCCATGTTAAATCCTTTTTTAAAAGTTTCTGGGTATCATCTTTTCTATGCCGCAGAAAGAATGATTCGGACAAGAAGAACACTTGCCCGGATTGCCAGCAGAAGTAGAGTCTGAAGACATAAATCTAATTGTGGCTTCCCTTAGTATACCATCCATCATATCAGGTCTTTTAGAAATCCATTTGTAATCAAGCTCTTTATGTACAAAACCAAATGGGATATTGATGTCATGGATAAAATTAACTTTAATACCAATATTCATCATGTGTTTTGCAGCAGCCATAATTCTAGGGTTATTATACGAAAAGGCCGATTTATTAATCTTAGGATTATGAATAGGACTAATGAAGAAGAGTTCAACTCCATCTTCCATCATCAGAATTAAGTCAATGGAACTATTAAAAGTTTTCCTAGGTTTTCTTCCATAAGACCAGAAAAACGACTCATCATTAATTGCCCCGAGAGAATGATAAACCCTATCCGAGATTGTATCCAAAGCAGCATTTAGAACGCCTCTACATGCAGACTTATAGTCTTCATCAATAGGTCTTGCGTCTTTGAAATTTTTCACAAGGAATTGTTCAAAATAAAGAATCGGAACATTGCTCGGTCCATTAAGGTCCGAGATATACCTTTTGATAGACTCGCACATCGCAACACTTGTCCTCTGATAAAGGTTAAGATTTTCATCAGAGGACTTCAATCCTTCAAAAGAGCAAATCTTATCAATGTTTTTATACAACGTATCTGGGTCATCTATTTTATGGACACATTCCGTAAATAGCTTAAACATATTTGAATTATGTTTAAATAGATGGGAACCCTTACTCTTTCTCTTGAACCCATCTTCTTCTGTGTGTGCAGATGCTACAATTTCTTCAATTTCATTGTGAAGCATTCGGCTGATTCTCCATTGTTGCTTTATTCTGCTGAATAAGAGCCTCAAATTCTTTAGGACTCATTTCCTCAAAGTAGGCTTTTTCAGGCCAGAATCTAGTTGGAATATCACCCTTAAAGGATGCAACCTTGTTCTTACCAATACTCCATAATACAAGAGGTTTCTTACGTCTGGATTCTTCTTCACTATAATCAAGATGATAGGCTATTGCCTTTTCACGAAGACCATGAAGCTCATTCCATCCGTGCATAATCAGGTTGCTGTCATAGACCAAGCTATTTGACTCTGCAATATTATTATTGTGTGGACGAACCTCAGGGGCCATCTTGGTATATTCTACGGTAGAAACAACAGTTAAACCGTATTCAACTGAATACGCTTTCAGTTCATGCGAAATATGCTGGAACTTTTCACGTCCTGACCAATCGGCAGGAACCTGAATCAAGTGGAAGTTATCAATAAAGAAATAGATATGTCGGCCGGGATATTTGTCCCGATAGTTAGCCATCAAGGTTTTAATAAACGCTAATGAACGCCCATCAACACTATCATAGATAATAAACCTATCTTCTCGGGCATAACTCAGGAATTTACGGAAAAAGATTTCACGTTCTTCCAAAATCAAAGGATACTCTCGACTATCTTTGTACAATTCAGGTTTAGCGAATTTGTTAATATTGATAGTGTCAAAAACATCCAGATTAGAATTATCTCTTGCACGTTTGGATGCATCATAAGAAATGAACCTCGGTAATAGCTCTTTTGCACTATCATCAATAGACAAAAAGATTACCATTGCATGAGGATTGTTTTCTACAATGCGCCAAGATAAATTGACCTGCCAAGAGGTTTTACCTGAGTTAGAGGAACCTCCGATAAAGATAACTTTTTCTTGAATATCACCATCGGTAGCAGCAGACAGAATGGGCATATCGCCGCCCCAGTCTGTATATTTACCGCTAGTAGGGTCTTCCTGATACTCTTTAATACCAAGAATATTATTAACCCGGGCAGAAGTATCCATTATGTCCGTATTGTTCATATGGTTAATCTGACCAATATTAGACAAAGCTTCACCCAAAAGAGACTCTGCATCTTTAGAATCAGAAGACAAATCTTTAACGAGCTTATCAATAATTAGACGCTTAGAGTCTTCGCATCTACGGTCTTTTTCACGTTCAGATTTATTAACTTCATCACGAATAACCCTATCACTATAACCAGTGAATACAGACAATTCGGAAATCATCTTTTCTCTGCGAATAGAACTAGGTTCACTTGTTATAATAGGAACCATCTTTTCGCATATATCGGCAGCATCCATGTCTTCGTCTTCAAACAAAGACAGCCTCCAAGAGAAAGATGAAACCCTAGGAAGTTTTTTAAATTCCTCAATACCGTACTTGCGAATAAATTCATCAGGGTCAACCTTTGTTCTAACGCCATCAACATACTCGTCAGGCAGGAAAACAAAGGAGAACTTAATATCGTGGGTTTTAGAGATAACCTTATCCAGCATCTCTACGGCTTTATTCCTACCGGCTGTATCATTATCAAGACACATCGTAATATCATACAAACCATTGCGTCTCAATGTGTTCAGATGAGCCTCTGAGAACTCTAAACCACAAATTCCGACAGCATTAAACATCCCATTGTTATGCAAACTCAATGCATCGGAATTGCCTTCTACAATAAAGATGCTTTCTGTAGTTTTCCTTGCTTTATCAAGGAGATACAGTCGTTCACCCTTTTTGTAGATATTCTTTTTGATGCCGTTTTTAGTTCCAATAAACTTAGGGCCATTTACAAGTCTACCTTCTTCATTGACAACACCGTCATAAATAAGGTTTCTTGCTTGGAACCCTACAGGTCTTCCAAATTCATCGCAAATGGTATAGATAAAATTGGAAGGACTAAATAGGGCCGGATTACATAAGTCAATTTCATCAATAAAGGTGTTCTTAAATCCAAGGGTATTTAAGTGATGCCTCATAGCCGCAACATCATTACAAACACCAATACGGTAACGCTTCATGAAGTCTGGAGAGAACTGACGTTTTTCCATTTCTGCAATCTGCTTTTCATTAAGGTCAGTGCGGGACGTAATGTAATTGGAGGCAGCCTCATAAGCCTGATACATATTCAGCTCGTATACCTCATCTTCGGAAAGTTTACGATACACGAGCTCTATGCCGTATTTATCGGCTAGATATGCAACAGTATTATCAACAAATCCAGGGCCTGACATAGGCTTATCTTCAAGCACATGAGCCGCATTGAAGATATCCATAGTAGAGCCACAGCTCATGCATTTAACCAAAGGGTATCCCTGTTCTGCCATAAACATAGACATAGATGGATGATGGTCATTATGGTCAGGATTCAAACAGCAAATCTTTTTGCCGTTCTCAACGTTCAATCCGTGCTCATGAAGATAAGCAGGAAGGAACATTCGAATACTGTCAAGCTGGTTTTCAAAGTCACTAATTTTTCTGTAAGACATATCTAGCCTCTATTTATTATTGTTGTTTTTCGGCTGCTGCTTTAACTGCTGCTTCTGCAGACTCGGTAAGTTCTTGTGCCTGCTTTTGTGCTTCTGCTTCGGCTTCTTTGGCCAATGCATCACGATGTTCTTGAATTTCTTTGGCAAGTCGGGTCATTTCGTTTTCAATTTCTTCACGAGTAACAACTTCTTTCTTCTCAAGCAAAGCCAAAATAGCTTCACAAATCAAGAAGTTAGACATCCATTTGCCATCAAATTCAGAGAACCCATGAGAAATTCTTGCAAAGTTTGCTTGGAATGCACCCATTCCAAAATAGATTTCGGTAAGACATTTTGAAACATCTTCAAAGTTTTCCACTTTGATTTGAGGTTGTGTTTGTTCAGTTTGTTTTTGTTCTTGTTTAGACATTATGTATATCCTTGTTCTTCTTTTTGTTGTTTACAAATAGTCTTATAGTTACAATATGCGCATTGCCAGTCTCCAATAGGATTGGCTTCTGGATTTCTTGCCCATTTTTCATATTTTGTCTTTGCAATTTCACCTGCATCCCAAAGACGAATCACTTTTTCTTTTGAATAGACATGTTGATAATCGGGCGGCGGAGGGTTGTCTTTATAATTCTTAGCAGCCTCAATTTGCTCTTGATATCTTTCAAAAACACCATCCAATGTAATACCAGGCATATCATAAGAATGATGCACTCCTTTAATATCTTCAGTATCAATATGGATATAGGTTCTATCTCCTTCCGGGCGAAGTGTAACCCAGAATTCCCTATTGTTTTCAGGTCCGCCACAAGCTCTATCAAAATAAGTCAATAGAACTCTTTTAATTCCACCATTTTCAGGATTACTGAAATGATGCAAATACAATGCGGCCTGCATAACATTTTGATGCTTAGGCATAGGGACACGTCCTCCTATACCAGCATATTCAGCCTTAGCCTGATAATTTCCAGAACTATAGGTTTTAGATTCTACAATGATAATTTCGCCAGTACTAGGGTCTTTAATGGCAATATCGATTTCACCGGATAAATAATACTCGGGGATAGAAAACTTAAGGTTATTCATCACAAAGAATCCGCCAAGCTTACACTGCTCAATAATCCATTCTTCCCACATCTTACCTGCAGCAAAAATATATTGACTATAAGCTCCAGAAGGGTCAGATTCAGAGTATCCGGATAATCTATACCATGTAGCCCTTAAGCAACCTCCATGAACAATTTCGGGATTATCAATATCCCTACAGGAGGCTGATGAAGGGTAAAGCGTTTTTAGCCTGCTACCTTTCAAAGGCGGCGCGGCTAAGATATTATCCTCTATTGTTTTAAAAAATTTCATTTATTTAAACTCTGTTAAAAAATGAATCAAATCCATAGGCATATACGGACGCATATCGAAAGAATGCTCGTAAGAAACACCATCAAATGTAAACTTACATTTATAATACAAACGAATCATAGCATCTTCATCCCTACGGATAAAAACACCAATAGGTTCCCCAATTTCACTTAAGGACACATCCGCATAAGGACTCAATTCATAAATGGCTGTCCTATTATCGGCCATTGCTTTAATACAGGCCAAAAGAACAGACCTTTTAATTGAAACATGAAGATTAACTCCTTTGCCAGGAACACCTTCTCCATCGAAAAGGACGCCACCAAAGTCAACCTTTTCGTCAGGGAAGAAAGTTGTCTTCATGTTAATGTTATCAACACTGTCAATAAAGAACTGTTTTATCATTCCATACTTTCTGTAAGCTTAGACATGATTCTGTCCACAGTTTCGTTTTTCAGAACATAACTTTTGTCATTAAGTATAAGGTCGTCCTTAGTTATATCTTCAATGAAGAATACCAAAGGTTCATTAGCCTTATCTCTTACTTCTATAGAAACAGATGTAGGATGCTCAGACATCAAATAAAGCATTCTTGCAACACAATTGCAATTAGGTTTATTTGTGCCAGATGAAATGGCCTGATTAAACGAAGATAAACAGGACAAAGCTAATCTGATTTTTCCTTCTGGGATAAAATCAAAAAGATTGGTAGGCATAATACCTCCGTAATAAAGATTGACGGGCCACTTTAATGCGGCCCGATACAATCAACGAGTTGTAATTACAGCGTCTTTAATGCTATTAAAATCCCTAACAACATCAATATCTGCCGGTCTTATATAATAAGGCCCAAACCGTATTGTTGTTTTATCAATCTTGACGCCGGGACTTATTTCTGGCTCAAAGTCGTAAAAGCTAAGATAAACCTTAGTGCTTCCTTGAGAATCCTCATAACCCTGTATTTTATTTAAGATGGTTCTAAGTCTGACAGGAGAAGGGAACCCAGAAAAACCAATTCCGATTTCTTCAAAAATTGAAGAAGTCTCATTCTCAGTTTTGCTTTCTTCGGATAAATCCAATACAGAATTGATAACACAATCAATCCCTGTGCCTCTATAACTTTTCTTGGCAGAAACATAACAGAGCAAATACTTGCCAGCTTTAAAAGTTTCCTTATTGGGCTCATAAACGCCGGAGAAGACAGTCATAGCAAAGTCTCTGCCGTCTTTATCTTTAGCTTCAATAAAGGCCATGGGTTTGCCGGCTTTAGTTGTTATTGCCCTAACCTTGGAGATATAGGCAAGAATAGCTCCGTTGAAGACACCTGTTTCACTTACAGATTGTTCAATCTGAGAAGAGTCATAATGCACTTCTTTGACGCCCCTAGAAATGATTTCCATAGGATTACCAGAAACATAAACTCCTATCAGTTCTTTTTCAGCCTCAAGGATTTCTAACATTGTGAATTCTTTAAACAGAGGGTCAACAAAATATGCCGGCTCTTGTTTACAGAATTCTTTGATTTTAATAGCTATTTCTTTGCTTATTCCCTTTGCTGCCCTACATTCTTTTTTAAGCAGCCCTTTAGGGTCAAAGTCAGAAATGAATTTCGCATAAGAGCGAATCAAGACGCTTCGTTTGTATCCAAAAGAATCAACCGCGCCGGATATGATTAGATTGTCATACACCTTCTTATTGATACTTGTAGTTAATAAATAACTTCTCAATAAGAAATCACCAAAACTATCATAAGGACGAAGTTCAATCAATTTCTCAATTGCACCATCACCAATACTTTTAATTCCAGTAAAACCATAAATGATATCATTGTTACGGTTTAAACCAAATGTACCAACAGATTCATTCAAATCCGGCGGCAAAATATTAATACCTTTAGAAACAGCATCTTCCATATAAACTTCACGCATAGAAGTATCAGTTTCACAAGTAATAATAGAACAATAAAACTCTTCTGGATAATTGGCTTTAAGCCATGCAGTGTAATAGGTCAAATGACCATACGAATAGGCATGACTCGCATTGACATTATGTTCGGCCCTATTCGCAAGTTAAGGCCCGTTTATTAAAACAGCTCCATGTTTCCATGAAGTTCAGACTATATCACATCCTCCGGCATTATCCGGTAAGGCACCAATAAGGTGTCTACATAGAGGAAATAAATCCACTGCAGAATTCCCATTTTCACGCACCATATGCTTGTGCATTACGCTTTTCAGCTAGTCGTTGAACCTGTCCGTAGACGTGGCTGCTGATTCCCTAAACGGGTTCCAGCAATTAACGGGATTATCATTTATACATTTCTGTACAAAGGCGCCATTGACGCATACCTTGCAAACTCTAGGAGTTCTTCCCAGAATTGTGCTACCTCTTTTTCACTTTCACCATTGGCCACTGCACCATTGATGAAGTCTTCTCTGAGTGATGCTAATTTGGCCGCATCTTTTTTGCCCACGGCCTTTCTCAGGACATCAGCTTTAATATCAGAGAAGCCGCACATCTCTTTTGATAATCGGAGGACAATTATGTTATCCCGAAGGCTTTTTATCCTTCGGCTCTATATCTATTTTTGCTCTCGATATAGTTCGGCATACATTTTCACCATATTGAAAAAACAACTTAGGTGCCGGCCACTCGTGGAATCATTATATTCTCCATTAGAGTTTCAGATTCTATGCTCTACGATGCTACACACCATTTAAATGTATAGTTATCTCGGTATTAGGATAATAAGCAAAAATCCCTTCACCGATATTGGCCAGTAATAATAAAAAGTATTTCTACTTTAAACGTCCCTTTGAACCTTCCTGAAAAATCAATTCGTTATGTGCGCTTTTAAAAATGTGGTCATACTTAGGAAATCTGAATTTCGTAGGAGGAAGTTCTCCTGAAATCTTTCCTATGATTCGTTGCACTAGCCCGGGAATGTTAAGAGGCCCCAGAAAATACAATACAACGATGTCTGATATTTTTATCAGGATTGGACTATCTCATCACCGTATCAAATGACTTAGGTGTCGGGCGCTGTATCTGGTTATTAAGAGCACTATAGCCCTCCAGTAGTCTCTGCACCTTCCTGTAGTGTACTACAAGCTTGGCTCAGGATTGCCTTATCTTAAAAGACTTAGGTTTCCCTGAATTCACCCGATTTTCATCCAGACATTTCTATCTGGCGCCCCAGACCTCTTTAGGGCGATATGTCGCTACAATCACTGCAATGTCATGAATCGTCTTGGGCTTACAAGCGTTAACGAATCCAGACATACCGGCCTCTTCAAATTGAAAGATGCCATAGTTTCTTTCATTCCAAAGAACCTTATATGCAGCTTCATTATCCATTGGTAAGTTATACCAATCTACATCAACACCATGACGTTTCTTAATCAAGTCTCTGGCGAAGTTAAGGACTGTTAAATTTTTTAAACCTAAAATGTCCAATTTTACAACATTCGATGTCTCTTCAATCCTATTCCCTTCCCATTGGATAACAGGAGAGCCTTTGCTATCCCACAATGGGACATCTTCCCAAAGCGGACGGTCTGATAATGCAACTCCGCAGTTATGAACAACTACGCCATTAGCAATGTAAGAAGAGTCATCAAGCACAGTGAAGTTATATACATCAACTTCTGATTCAAGGTCCTTATCAAAGGCCTTGGAAGCGTCAAGAACTTTACGAGAATATCTAATCGCATCCTTGTCATTAACGCCAATCATTCCATTGCCAACACTTACATTGTCTGCATCAACCCAAACAAGTCTACCATTAAAATATCCTTCAATGCTAGGCTCTTCTAGGTCTATAAGAGCAATAGGATGGTTGGATGTGCATTCAATATAACCAAAGTCATCGTATTCGGAACACTGATAAGAGATATGTAAAATATCGCTTCTCTTAACCTTATTGACTTGGACACTAATTACAGGTTTCCATCTTAACTTATGAGTTAATGCAAGATAACCGGGTTTAACATCCTCAATATTCATTAACTCTGATTGGGAATATCCATCTTTTTTGATATACACTTTTGTGCCTGCTAACAGGCAAGCATGGACCGATTGAGCTCCAATGCAATCGCTTAGATTTATAGCGTCATCCCAAACCTCTTTAAACTCAGGGTCTGAATCGTATAACTGCTTGATTTCTTTGCTCTCTTCTAAGAGCTCATTCAGCGGAGGGCAGCCAATCTCAGGCATCATGCCTGATATTTTATTGGCCTTATCAAAGCCCATTCCGTGAATTCGTGCTGCATCTTTGAATGCTTTCTTGCCGCCGGTGTATGTCAGAGTCCCAAGATGTGCAAATCCTTCTCCATACTTATCCTTGAGCATCTCAAAGACTTCTGGTCTACGGTCCTTCTCGAAATCTGTATCAATATCCGGGAAGCCGCCGCCAACAGTATGAACTTTACCGGTCGGCGGGACTGTTACGATTCCGAGAAGATAAGCAACTGAAGAATTAGATTCATTCTCTCCAATGCCTTTAATTCCTGCATTGTATAGATTCAAATAGTACGAATCAATATGATGCAATTCACAATGATTCAATTCGAACATAATATTGGATTTATGTTCTTTAAACCAATCGGAGTCAGAATAGGATAGAACAAGTTCTCTTAAAGTTTTGAAATCACTCATTTTCTTTCTCCATGTAATATCCTAGGGGTTGAATCATATAGCTTATTCTTTCTGCTATTGTAGATTCTTTTGGAAGCATATCTATAATAAGTGCATTCATTTTGCCTTTGATTTCTGCAGAATGTGGTTTTGTGCAATCGAAACCAATAGGAACGCCCGGCACAAGATTGATAACATTATCTCCAATCTTAACATAGCTTCCTTCATTAACTTCGCCGACAGGAACAAATAATCTTATTCTTCTTGTGTCAAAGTTAATTGTGTCTGTATGTTCAGCAACAGAGCAATCTTCAAATTCCTCAAGTTCAATCCCTGATATAATATGACTATTGTCCTGATTGAATTTTTCAATCTCTATTTCTAATCCAACAGAAGTTAAATGAGACAAAGGATTTCTGTGTACCTTAGGATTTACAAGTCCATTTGCATAGAAAAAGTTTGTATTCCATTTTCCAGAAAGTTTATCCATTGTATTAGGATACATTCCAATTGAATCAATCATAGCCTGAAGCAACTGTGGATGCTTAAAGATTCTGAAGTTAGGAATGCTTACATTATCCAGATTACACTTGTCGCTTAGGATTGAATCTTTTTCTATGATTTCAGAATAACTTATTGTTTTCTCTGGAAGTTTTAAGTTAAGATTCGCACCTTTCTCAAAGACGGTAACAAATGCATAAATGCCCGTGCCGCCCACGTGCTTAAATTTAGAATGCTCTGTAATATTAAAACAGAACTCTATTGGCTTAGACTCATAGAACTCTTCTTCATATTCAATTGAACTCTGAAATAAAGGAATCAAAAACACTTTTACATTACTAGGAAGACTTCCATAAGGACATCCGTTTAAGATACCAGACCCACCAGGAATCCAAACCCCATAAATTGCATCGCTATCTTTAGGGCACGTTCGATAAGATTCTGAAATTTCTTGAACTATTTTGCTACCGAATTCACTTTCGCCTTGGGTTATGTTGGAAACATACCCATTGTCTCCAATAGCAGAGAATCTTTCATTGGCATAAAGCCCTCTGAGCATATATATGGATGATTCTTTCATCTCTCTATTTCCTTTATCATTTGTTCATATGTCATATATGGAAGATTGTCCGAATCAATTATTCTTGCAAGATTAAAGCATGAAGGAAGAATTTCAATTCCAGATATCATGGCAATATTATCAAGACATTCAAATTTAGAGTGTCTTTTTATAGGAAGAAGTTCACCTGAAGACAAATGGATATACTCACCATTTAAAATAGCCTCAAAATCATTAAGCGCCACAATATAAAAATACTCGCCCAATGTTTTACTGTAAGAGGTTAAGAAGGTTAAATTTGAATCCAGAAAATTTTTATCTAGAACGGCAAAAAGTATCGCCGCAGTTGATTCTTCATACGGACTACCATATTCTTCCACTATGCTGTCAACAATGGGTTTACACTTTATTCCAATAAACTCTTCATATCTTGACATATACATAGCCCATCGCTCTCCTCTTTTCCATAGTCTGTTTTTTGAAGAAGAGACCAATTCTGGTATAGTAATCATTCAGTCAGGCCTGCTTTTGTAATTCCATAGAAGATTCCAGTATCGCCGTTCCAGCTTTCAAATCGTTCTGAAAGAACATGGACTTCGGCCGGGTTCATCAATAGCAAGGGAAACTCTTCAAAGAATTGTTTAGAGGACAGTCCGCCGTAACCAATCATAGTGCCGCCTGGCCTTAAAAGATTTTCATAGACTTGTATAGAATAAACATTATGCGGGTCATATCCCAAGTCATCTGTCAAATCACATACAACCAAATCATATGTTTCATGCCCTTCTTGCAGTTCAGACAAGAAAGACTGAATATCCTTTTCTACGATGGTCAAAAATGCTTTAGTAGTCAGTGCTTCATATTGCCGTTTGTATTGATTCAATGCTTTACCATGATGAGGCTTAAACTTAGCAAAGTATTCACTAATGCTCGGGTCGACAATTGTAATCCTGTTATCATAAGACAGGAATGTACATTCGCTGATTAATTGGAAGTCTCCACCTCCAATAACGAGGATATTATTCCATTCCTCCGGAGCTTTGTTATCAGGGAACATCTTCTGATAGACTTTATGAAACATCCTTGGATATTTGGCATAATCGCGCCCAGTTGCCCATTGGATTGCTCCATCGATATAGTATCCGAAAGAACCGCCGGGCCCTTTTTTAAATTCAAGTTCCATATCTTTTTACCTCATCAAAAACAAAACAATTGTCAGCATCAATATCAGTGACATTGTATTTATAAATAACATCTTTCCGAGAAGGAAAGTCTTTTGTTTCACCATAAAGAATACGATACTTATCAGTTATAACAGACTCTTTCAAACAAGGAACAACAGACTGAGCGGTGGAAACAATAAGAGGAGCCCATGTATTAACTTCACAAGCATCAAATTCATCCTGGATTAAACAAGCACGAATACAAATAGCTTTAATTGCTTTGAGTATTGACATCTTACAGGAACGAGGATGAATAAAAACGGTTCCTCCGACAATCATATTTGTAGAGTCTAAATCTTGGCAAAAGAAGCCAATATCTTTCTGACCATTGTTTACAACAAATAAGTCTTGCGGCGCCTTTGGATAAATATACTTCTTAAACCAATCAAAGTTATAGCACTTTTCAATATCAGAATCTGCTACGCCAAAACTTTTAAGCCAGCCAATAAAGGTATCTGAGTAATCGTTGACTACCCAGTCCTTATTGGCACATTCTACAAGCCAATCAAAATCAGCTTCTGTAGCTTTCCTAACTAAAATCATTTATTCACCATTGTCTTTCTCTCCAGAAATGGCAGCACGAACAAAATCGTCAATTCTAGAATAAAAACAATCAACAATCCCCATAGACTCATCATCATTAGAATTAACTGCAATAATGGTCATATAAAGGGGCTTAATAATAAAATCCTGCCAAGAGTCTTTTAACCAATAAAGGTCTTTGTCTACACCTGCTTCTTTGTATTGGATATTTTTAACAGGGCAATGTGTAAGTTCTTTTTCGTTTTCTTCAACAACAGGAAAAGATTCATCATCTGATTTAAGATTATTTTTGCTAAAGAATCTAATCACTTTTGGAGAATAAAACATTTCTTCTTCATTTGCAGCATGGTCGCGACACATATAAATATTTCCTCTAGGAGAAATGGCTCTAACATTCTTAGAGCATAAATCCTTTTCTCCTCTATGATACCAAGAAGCAGCCATCAGCTCTTTTGCAATAAAAAGACTTTTACCAGAACCTGAAATACAAATATCCCTAGAAACTTCCATAACACCTTTAAACAAAAGTATCAGAAAATCCCTAGGGATAATAACAGCTTTATCTGTCCTGTAAATTGTAACTGGTTCATAACTAAATGTATCAGCACCTAGCTCTGAAAAGAACTTATAGTTATCAAATATCCGTTCGTATTTAGCCTTGCCATACAGTACGGAACTGAGAGTAATATCAAGCTCGGCCGATTCTCGCATTGTTCTAATATTAGCAATAACAGAATTAAATTGAGCTTGACTTTCAAATCTTTGTTTGTTTTCTTCAAATGTAGAACCATCCAAAGAAATCAAAACTTCATCTAGTTTGGAAGCAAGGGAAGATATCTCCTCCCTGCTCCAATTCAAGAAAAGGCCATTCGTATATAGCCTCGTCTTAACTTTTATATCAAGAGATTTGCAATAATCAATGATTTCAAAAATCTCTTTTTTATGCAAGGTAGGCTCGCCGCCATAAAACTCAACAACTGAACCATTCCTAGCATATTTAGAAATGAAATCCTTAACGGATTTTAAGTCAGCAAGAACAGGAGATTGGTTCTTAGACTGTATACAGCAATAAGAACAATCAAGGTCACAATGATTACTGAATACAACACTAAGAATATACACTTCTATTCTCCTTTAGGCATTTCTGGCGCTTCTGGCTCTTCCGCTTTCGTATCTTTAAAATAGTCAAGAATTTGAGCAGCCAAACAAGTTCGAACAGCATTGTCTTCATCAAAGAAAGACAAGATGAAGTCGTTTACACCGAATTTGGTTTCATAAACTTTAACTTTTTCATACATCGCTTTGATGTAACCCCAAAGCCAATCAGTTTCGTAATCGAAAACAAACTGGTATTTCAAAGACTTAAAGTCTGTTTCTTCTATGCCATTCAATGCTTTGAAAGCGTCATACAAATGTCCGACAAAGACTTTCACATCTTGAGCACTAGACTCTGAAAGGTCTTCAAATTCATTGGGCAATGCATATTTCTCACAATAGAAATCAGAAAGTCTAAGGAGCGCATATTGCTCTTGTTCTTTAGTGACCAATCCAAATTCTTTTTGGATAACTTCCTTTAGCATATTGTATGCATACAAAGAGAAGTCATCATCCTCGATGTTTGAAGCAAAATAGAAAATCTTTTCTGCTCTATCCATGGAACCGGCTTCTGAAAGCTCTAAAATCTCGCGGGCCTTGTCATAATTCCCGCCAGCTTCCGTCATTGTATTGTTCAATTCAAAAAAACTAATAGCCATTAGCAACCTCCTCCGCCTACAGCATCTTGATGGTAATGCGTATGAATCATTAGTGTTTCCACAACTCTACGCAAATCATTAATGTCTCTAACACTAATATCGTCTTCAGTGGTAACACGTCTTGCTGTCCCGCTACCAAAGGGTAACGCCTCTTGAGTGCTGCCACTGGTCCATTGTGGAATAGAAAAGCCGGAAGGCGTACTTGTCTCAGGCATTATAAAATCCTTTCATGTAAAAATAGTCTAACCGTTATTGATTCGGCAAGGTTTATTTTACACCAGACTGTAGGTCTTTACTACCCTCTATCTTTAAATATGCGGCATTGGAAATTAACATGAAGTACAGAATAGAAGCAAGTTCCTTCAAGTGGTCTTCTTGTGTGTTTTTCCAAATATGAGGAGAAGAGATTTTATCGTTCAGAATCAAATCGTCAAGCCTTTCTTCTCCATTTTCCATATCCATAATTGTTGCTGCCAAATCATACACATTGATAAACTGCCCAGGATTGAGCTTATGGGGAGTTCTTTTCTCAAAGTAAAGTGCTGGATTGATTTCTTCTGGCAAGCAACTTAGAAGAAGCTCTTCCTCATTGCACGGAATACAAAAAGTATCCATAAAGGAGTTCCAGTTGTAATCAAGTCCGGTCTTCACTAAGTCTTTGATAAAAAGATACTTTTCCTTGACGTCAAGATTTGTGTATGCAGAATAACAACTAAATGTAGCCGCATTTAATTTTGGGAGTAATTCGGTCTGAAGGTGTTGTAAAGACATTTGTTATTTTCTTTCTATTATAGCCACTCTTTTAATGGGTAGCCTTTTATTTCGATAACCGGAAGTTTGGCACGTCCGGCGTTAAGATAACGGCTGAACATTAGTCCATATGGAATAGGGTCAATAGCAGTAATGCCTAACGCATAAGACAAAAGCGAACCGGCAGCGCTATTGTGAACCATACACACATTCGTCCTAAATGAACAGTCTTCATCAACCATCAGGTCGTAAACCTTAACCAATTCATCTTCATCATAAAAGCTTGATAGTTCAAAACTATCAACTTTATCATACTTATAGTCATCAACTACAGATAGGATATCGTCAGAAAGAGTTCCTCTGTCAATAACATGAATTTGATTATCCAGCTGAGAGGCAGGAACAAAGCCATGGTGTTTGGTTTTAACCTTATGGTCGTCTGTCAAATGAAGCATTCCGAATTCTGTTTCCAATGTAATCATGTCTCTAAAATCTACAGTATACTTAACTGTATGATAAATAGACTTCCATCTGTTATTATGCGTCCAAACAAGGTCGCCAACGACTACATCTTCAATATGAGAGAAGAAAATCTTCCCATTTCTTTTAATAAGAACCTTTGTCCCGGCAAGAAGACATCCTCTGCCCGGGCCAATCATGATTCCACGAGATTTGGCTTCATCAATAATCTCTTGCAAAACAAGAGGATACGAACTAAAGCCCATTTTGGAATACATATCTAATTCTTCTTCAAGTCTATCCAGGTAAATCTTTTTCTTTTCATCGGATAAATTAGCCGAATATTCGGAATACCATTGCATAGCTCTGCCCCTTAATACAGAGTCAGGGTCTTCATATGGGGCAGGGAAAATAATATCCTCATTTTTTGGCAGGGTTACATTGCACATCTCTGCAATCTTATTTGTGTTTGCAAATGCTTCCGCATCTTCTGGATGTGAATAATATTCTTCTACCAATACATGGTGAGGTTTTAAATAATACTGGCCTGGCTGATAAAACATAGAGTTATTGTCTACGTCTGCATCTTCTTTGCTGGAGTCTGTTAAGCCTTCTTTTTTAACGGCCTTATTGATTTGTCCGCCGGTATTAACAAGAACAAGTTTGGCATGATTATCAGACTGCCAAGGATAAACATAATGGCTATCACAAGTAATAACCATAGGAATGTTGTGCTTCTTAGAGATTTCCACTAAGTTCTTATTGGCAATATCTTGCTCTTCAAGACCAGTATAGGTCTTTTCCAGATAGAACCTATCCCCGAATATTTCCTTCAGTTTTAATGCAACCTGTTCGGCTTCTTCCGGGCGGCCATCCAAGTATAATTGATTAATGGGTCCGCCAAGACAAGCAGAAGTACAAATCAAACCCTCATTACACTCTTCAAGAAGAGCCAAATCAAAACGAGGCTTATAGTATTTATACCTAGTCCAAGCAATAGAGGTAGCTTTCATAAGGTTACGATAACCATGTTCATTCATAGCAATCAATAGGATGTGATAGTTGGCTTTATAACCTTCTATCTTTTCTTTAATCGCGCCGGAATGTAAAGTCATGTATCCCTCATTGGCAAAGATAGGCTTAATACCGTGTTTCTTACATGCTTCAGCTTGTTCATGATGACCAAGCATATTTCCGTGTTCAGAAAGGCAAAGACCTTTCATTCCTAAAGCCTTTGCCCTTTTGCAATACTCATCCAGTTTGCCAAAGCCATCCAAAGGACTATATATACTATGTGCATGTAAATTGGTGTACATCCCGACATCTTCGGGTTTAATATCTCCGTCTGGATTCTCGGGAGTAGATACAAAGCTCATTAATAGTCCTTTCTTTCAGTATTATTTCATAAATTTGGCTAAGTCTGGGGCCCAATAATTAGGGCCTTTAATAACCTTACCGTTTTCGTTTTTCAAGGCTTTGCCATCAACAAATTTGGACATATTAGAAGCATGGACCTCATTAAATCCAGATTCTAAGTCTAAACCAAAGGTAACGGCCGCGCCGGTATTAACATAATCGATGTCTACAATAGCATCATAGACACCAAGTAAATCAACTTTCAAATCCTTGTCTTTTAAAGAAGAAGACAAAGACTTCATTTTTTCAAGATTTCTTCTCAAGCCGTTCAAAAGAGTCTTAACTTCTCTGTTCGATTTAGACTCTTCATTAAGAACAGCTTCAGCCATTTCGATTGTTTCTTCAAGAGTCAACTGGACACGAAGAAGACTATCGGCGGCAGAAGGAACCATAGGTTTATTATTTACAGTTTGACCAGCAATCTGCATAAAGTTCTTAACTTTTTGAGTATGGCTAACCTTATTGTTCACATACCGTTGAATCTTATTAACAAAATGACTCGCGGCCATCCAGGATTGATAGAATCCCATCTTAATATCCTTCTTCGTCTATTGTATCATCACTATGGGTGTGTAAATTATTATTATCTTTTTCCCTGATTAGTGATTCAATTTTTTCTAGCTCTTCTGGATGTTGTTCAAAGTAAGATTTCAGTCCATTTTTACCTTGAACTTTAATAACTTCGCCATCTTCTGTACAATAAGGCAGGGTGAACCATGCGCCGCCTTTTTCGAAGATTTCTTTTGTCACACTTTCTTCAATCAGTTCTTCGATTTTATTAAAACCGACACCAAAATAAAGGTTTGATTGACCAACACCAAAAGGGCTTCCGACTTTATTTTTAACAATCGTAAAGTCTACGGTCTGGCCGATAAATCCTTCTCCTCCGGGTTGCTTGATTTTCATAGAAGGAGTGGAATTGATTTTGACACGGCTTGAGCTGTAGAATGGAATGGCTTTTCCACCAGGGGTAGTAGTTCCGCCCCAAAGGTCCATCTTGTCCCTTACCTGATTCACAAAGATAAGAGCAGTGCCAGATTTCTTCAGTAATTCCAATAACTTAGGCAAAGACTTAGATAAAAACCTTGCCTTCTCGGCCATAGTATCTTTATCATAGTCTGCTTCTAATTCACGCTTTGTAATCAGAGCGGGAACACTATCTACAACCACAAGGCTAAATGCTCCTGTAGCAACGGCATTTTCAATAACTTCAAAGGCATTTTCTGCTTCTTGCATTTGAACAAAGACAACGCCTTCGTCATTTTCACAATCAAGTCCAAGTTTTCGCATATAGCCAAAGTTTTGGGATTGTTCGGCGTCCAAGTACAAAATGTATTTGTCTGGATATTGTCTTCTGGCATTTGCGCAAGTCAAAGACACGACGGTCGATTTGCCACTTGATGAAATTCCGAACAGCTCATGAATGCGTCCTTTGACCCATCCTCCATTGCCAAGAAGTCCATCGAGAATAGCAGAGCCCGAAGATATAGATTCAAAGTTTTGATATTTTGTGCTTGAAAAGATATCTCCGTCTTCGCCGTACTTCTTGTTCATGGCGGTTTTAAAGCTCGTCATTGCCCGTTTAACGTCGGGCGACACGTTCATTTCTATTTTAGACACTTCTGCGTTGTCCTTTTTTATTTAGAGTTATTATTGACCTCTAGTAGAGTACCTCTCTTCTAGAGATACCAAATACCCAAGACCACTTAGTCTTGAGTCAAAAATACGAATCTTTTCATTTTGAACATGCCAATAGTCGACAAAAGATTCAGCTATGGTTAGTGCAATGTATTTAACTTTGCATCTTTCCATAGCCATAGAATTTAATGTTTCAATACTAGGAAGTCTTTTTCCTCCTGATTGTTCAAATTCTTCAATGATTGATTTCTTAGCAGACATCATTGCGGATTCGTAATGAGCCTCGCAGCTTTTCAAGGAAGCTTTTGCATAGGCAAGGTTTGAATTTACAATACGAAGAATGTTTACAAAAGAAGCATTCGCCGCCCTTAGTTCTGCTACATCGGAATGCTCTGATACTGAGGGAAGTTGAACCTCTTTTTCCCATTCTGTCAAAGGCTTTCCTCTAAATGGGACATTATCCATAAAAGATGAAACATACTCATCGTAGTTTCTGTAACCGGCCAATGCCGTTTCTATTGTTTCATTCATGCCTCACGTCCATAAGAAAGACCATCAAGCAGTAAAGCGTAAATTCTGCTTATTTTTTCTAGTAAAGATTCTTTAAAATTTTCTCGCCCATAAAACGGAATAGGAATAACAAAATGAACAGACTTCAAATCACCACAAACTTTCTCATTGCTATGAAGAAGAGAATAGCCTGCCTCATATAAGGCATCCTTTACCAAACGATTGTATATACTATTTCTATAAAGAATACATACAAAATCCTTCGTTTACATAAAAAGAAAATCTAGACGAAACGCCCGATGGCCTACTGTCATACCTTGTAAGATAATTAAAGAGGGCTGGAGTAATCTGAACATTTATCTTAAAAGTAAGAACCTTAATCGGGTTATCATCCTCAAGATTTACTGGATTGTCATTTATCTGAATAAATCTAGGATAAACAGCCCTCATTGCCGCTATTAAATCCATTGGATGAGGAAATTCTGCTCCAGAATCAGAAATGCATTTCATTAGAACAAGTTTTTCGACATCATCTTTCATGATTTTATTTCTCTATTTCTGGTGAATCAGAAAAACCTTCTGACATTTTAATTAAAACATGAACTTGGAGCATAAGCTGCAAACCAAAATTATTCGGATAATTTAAGCACATGGCTTCAACCTCAAAGCTGTCATTGTAATTAAACTTGGGGATGTTTGCATCAGCAACTATATGTGCTAATGCAAATACCCTTAACAGATTTGCAACGGAAAGAATAAATTCAGAATTTTTAGGACATTCTTCTTCAACTACATTTTGAAATTTTTCAAGAATTGTCTTTATCTTTTTCACGTCCATACTTACTCCTTTCTTCCCGTTTGTTGTTTTTTCTGGCTGGTCTTTTTGCTTTAGACTCTTGTTCAGAATCTTTGTTTTCTTCTTCTTTCGGCTGATTCTGGAATTCTTCCATTTTTATTCCATAGGCAACAGCAACGGCAGCAGCATCAGACTCATCGTAATTGTTAAAAACAAAATCGTCTATATTCACGATAAAGTTTCTAAGGCCATCTCGGACGGCTTGTTTATCGGCCCGGCCGGACCCTGAAACAATCTTTTTAACAGATTGTGGAGCAATTAAATCATAGGTCTTATTCAGGCCTCTGATAATATGCCCCTTGTAAAGCCCGGCCAGTTCTGCTAAATCCGTAAGTCTTCCCGAAGAGCCGAAGCTATAGTTCTCCAAAACAAAGAACTTAGAGTCCTTAATCGAAGTAAAAGAATCAGATGCGAATATAAACAAATCGAGGGACTCCAATTTTTTTTGAAAGCCCCTTGTTTGAGCATTTGGTTTAATTGACTTAACATCAATCAAAGAAAATTTGCTTTCACCCAAATATTCAACAACTGCCAGTCCTGTATTGGTTATGGACAAATCAATACCGCAGTAATAAATACTCATGATTGAACATCTTCTTTTTTATCAAAATTAAGTTCAAACAAATCTGCAATCAATGATAGGGCATAGTTATCCATCAGGTAGTAAGTTGGAACTTTAAACCTAATCACGAAGTTATCACGAAATGGCCTTCTATCATTACTATCATTTACCCAAATTATATCATCCCTATAAGAATAGAAATAAGTATACTCATTTATATCTAAATAAGTAAAGCTATCCCCACGCCTAGGCTCTGCCTTCAAATTTGGAATGAATCCGCCATTAACCATATCTAACAAAAATAGATGAGACGGGTTCAATCCCTCTCTATTGGGTTCATACCTTCTGCAGGCAACTTCTTCGATAAGATTGTCTTTGAAGTTCTCATTCAGGCTTGATGCATAAACATCTTCTTTGAGCAAGAAATAATCGTAAAGAAGATGCATTGCTCTGATTTTAGGGTCAGGTTTAAAACAGTGATAAAGCGGCCTAATACACCTTCTTGACTGGTCTACAGAGTAGGCATACAGCAAGTCGGAATTCAATTGGTCTGATTTCTCATTTCTTATTTCCGGATGAACAAAGTTAACCCTTTGGTCTTCAACATAGATATAATCCATATCAATAGTGCCATTGGCGCCCATACCTGCTATGCCGGAATGAGCTGATATGTCTAAATCAGTACACTTTTTCAGTTGTGAAGTTAAAGACCTTAAGTAGCTTTGGTCTGTAAATCCTGTGAATTTAACTTTTGTGCCCCTAAGAGTTGCAATCTGGGCTATTATAGCGCGATAAATATCCGTTTTATTGATTGCCGTCATAATATTTTCCTTATTTTTTATTTATTCAACACCGGCATTTATCAAAATTTTATCCATGATTCCCAACGGAGGAGGATTGGCCTTCATAAGAATAGAGGCTTTAATCATTTCCAACGCGCCGATGATTTCATGTGAAGCCCAAACGCCTTGGACACCATAAGAAATTGAACCATCTGTAGCCATAATTGTAATTGATTTAGGTAGTTCAGGGGCTTGTTCTTTTTTAGGAGCCAATGTGTCATTACTCATAATCGGACCACTAGTTTGCATTGGAGTATCGCCATTATCATTCACTTCAACATAATTCATTACTAATCCCTTCTAAGGATAAATTGTATTTTATTCGAATCAGAAATCAGGGCAAGTTTAACCAAAGAACACATATCCTTAAAAGAAATATGCATCCCGTCACTGGGTTCCTTAACCACATTATTCGGATGAACTGTAATCTTATGTCCATTAACAGATTCCAGAACAACAGAGTCAATCAGTTTTAATGATTTGCCTAGTCCGGGGTCACTCAATTTCATAGAATCAATCATTCTGTCAATCATTTCGTCAACACTGAACGAAATAATATTAGGGACATCTGTTTCCTGGGCCACATAGAACGTTGTAGGGGCATCAAGAGCTCTGGTATACGCTTGCTCTACCTGTGCTTCATGTGGCTCTATTCCTTTGTTTTTAGGGCCTTCCTGAGGGGTCTCTCCTTTAGGCTGTTCAGCAGCATCTTGAGTCTGACCTGCCGAGCTGTATTGAACAAGGCTTGGATACCATTCCTTCAGCTTATTAGAAAGGGTTAAAACACAATTCCAAAGCATCTTTTTATCAGAAGCCAAACAATGCGGCATAGCATAATGGGAAATAGGTTCTGTCAAAATACAAACAGCAACTTTATTCTCATCATCAACAAGGTCTTTAATGAAAACATGACCAGGATACCCACGTTCCTTTGACAAAGGCATAGTAACTTTTGTAGATGTCTCATTGAAACAAAGAAAAATAGACTTCCCTGAGACATTAAAGGAGTCCGAATTTACATCCACAACTTTTAACAGTTCGGGCCCAATGCCGGCATATCCAAATACTTTCTTGATAGCTTCTTCTTCAGTAAGAGAAACATTCTTACTGACAATATAAATAATATTATTCATTTGGTTCCTTTAATTCCAGGGCATCGTAAATAAAGTGGTCAATAGGAAATGATATTGTTCTTAATGGGTTGCTATTTCTATGGCGGATATTATTCCTTGGCGCGACCCATTGTATGGCGCAGTATTTGTTTGAAGTCGGCTTAAAATATAGTGCCATAGGAGTATTCATTTTCTCAGAAGGAATAGTACAATCAGAAACGAATATATCAAAGAATAGTTCTATTTCTTTATTAACATCTACTTCGCAATCATTTAATTCTCTATTAGCTACATCTCTCATTGATTTGCAGCGAACACAAAAATCTTTGTAGGTAGGAAATTTAGAAGAAATTAGTTCTCTTGATTCTTCTTTGAAATTCAATACAGGATGCTCGCCTTTTAACATTAAGTCCCATGCTTTACTTTTATCATTGAAGAATGTATGTAACAAAATGTCGAGGTTTACTCTTACCATATTCCCAGCAGTAAGCCCATAATTGATAAGGCCCAACTCTTTGTCGTTAAATTCTTTTCGCTCTTTTACGAGGTCAAGAATTTCTTTTCTTACTTTTGAAGATACGGAAATACTTCCGACTCCGTTTTTAAATGTCACACCAAGTCCGGAAAAGGTTCCTTTATCAGTATAAAAATACTGCGTTTTCTTATAGTTAAGATAAAGCCCGCCGGCATTTAAAGCTTTTTCAAAGTTTTTGAAGAAGGTCTTGCCGTCTCTTTTCGAAAAAATGAAGATGTCATCGACATAGAAATAAACCATGTTGTCTGAATTTCTTGGAGCTCTGAAATGGCTGAGCAATGTCGAGAAAAGATGCAAATCTGCCAATGGGTTAGCATAAGAAGCTCCAGTAGGAACAACTCCATTGTGGAATAGACAACTTAAAAAGAAATTATGCATCAAATGCAATTTATCTACATCTTCTTCATCGCTTAAAGCTGTAGCGAAGAAGCGTTCAGAATGGGTTATCATGAATGCTTTAGAAGACTCACGAATAACATTTTCAAATTTAACAGACCTAAAAAATGCAGATATATCTGACTTAATAACACATTCAGCTTCAGCTTCAGCTTCATAACCAAAAGCACAAGAAGAGAGTTGATGTGCATTTCTTAATCTAGATGCAAAGCTTCTGTGTGGCTTTAATGTCTTCAGGATTTCTGACGCAATAGAGTGTCTGTATTTTATTTTATTCAATAAGGCTTCAGGGATGTTCTTGTTGAGATAACAGACTTCCCGTCCTTTGTCCGTAACAAAATTTCTGAACAAAATGGTGTTATTGCAATTGCCAATAAAATCTGAAAGAATTTTACCGTGCTGCAATATAGTGTTTAAATCAAACGAAAAGAAATCGTCTTGTTCGAAAAATTTAATAGACATTTCAACATGATTCTTCGGCGTTTTATTATAAATTTTACCTACGAATTCTTTGTTAATAGGAATTTCATCTTTAGAGATTCCGTCTAAAATCTCAATAAAATGTGAAGCATATTCTGCCATAAAGCCAGAAAAACTTTTTTCAATGTGGTAGTACATATTCGCAATTTCCTTAGAAATTTAAAGGCCGGCCTCCTCGTTAAAGACAGCCGGTTATTTTTTTAAAACCTAACAGTTTTCAGAACAACTCTTACTGTTGGCATTGGAATGCACGAGAAATTGATTCGCGCAGGAACTGTATCAGGTCCACTCATTAAAGAGCACAACCAATTGTGCCCAACCATAGCAGCAGTATCATTAGCCACAAGGAATTGCTCTTCAAGAGCTTCGTCTACGTCTGCTTCTGCACAACTAAAGATTTTAACTTCTTCTTCAGTTTCAATTGTTTCAGGAGACATAGTGAAGAAACTAAGTTTATCCATGTCGCCATTGCCATATGAAGTGGCAAACAACTGTCCATGAACAAGTTCATTGCCAATGTCTACAACCCATCCATTAATCGGAATACTGTGGACTGCGCGTCTTGCATTGTGGTTGTCAACCAAGTTGAAAATAATTGTACGGTCACTGTGCGGTAAGGAAGTAGCTTTGACGTAATAGTTGATGTCAAATTTATCCTTATAAGTCAAGTACTTGTCAATGTAATTGACTTCAATATCGGGCATAGTTGGGCCATACCGCATAGCCATAATTTCGGCTTTGTTTTTGCCGACATCCGATTCAACAAAGTTCTGTCGAATCAAGTTCTTTTCTTCGACCGTGTCGCCATCAACCAAAAACAATTTGAAATTACTCGCAAGCAAATTCTTGCGTTTCATATCATTAATAGTTTTGGCAAGTTTCGGAATCAACCAAGAACCAGTCCCGCCGCATCCTACAACGATGATATTTCTCAACGGTGCAACCGGTTCTTGTTTATAAGTCCCTTCGATTCTTTCGAGGACTTTTACTTCTTCGTATTGTTTCACTTCCTCTTGAAAAGCATCAACTTCTGCTTGTTCTGAGAAGTGAGAAATTATTTTATTTCCAAGTTTAAAATTATTCATGGTTTTTCTTTTCCTATTCTTCGTAAGACAAAACGCCTGCAATTCTTTCTGTCAAGTAGAAATCGTTAATGCCAGCTTGGCCAGCCATTTCATCTAACGAAATTCCTGTGTCTGAGCCGCTGAAGATAGAAACGTTTGTATCGGCATCAATAATCGAGGCTGACAATAAACCTACGAATGTTTTAGAACATTCAATTAAATTCTGTCTTATAGAGGTATTTTTTACTTCGCATACATTGCCAAGTGCTTCTTTCATAGATTTTAAAAACTCTTCCAGCATTAGGAAAAATACAAAGTTTGGATGGGCTTCAGGAACGGACAAAGACTGTATCAGCACTTCGAAATTCGTTTCAATTTCAGTTAGTTCCGCATCGCTGTACAATAAGTTGCTATCTCTTCCTGACAGTGTGCTAACCATACTATACAAAGAGGAACCGTATTTTCTTATTTCATGTGGCTCATTGCCGAAAATCTTAGCTATCTGGTCCTTATGGAAACCGCCAATATTACAATAACTGCTGTTATCATAAGCATTGGCAAGAACACCGGTATCAGAGTAATTGTAGTCTTGATAATAGTCATAATCCCACGAATAGGGCGTAGGATATTTTTTGACATTTTTAGCCGACTTAGATTCCGGAATGTTCCAGCCTCCAGTTTTGGGATAACTCTTCCCGGCGGGATAGGAATAAGGTGCAGCATAAACACGTTCTTTGACTTTAGAGCGTTCTTCTTGTGGAACATCGTAAAGGAATTCACAACCTTCATAAAGGTCAAAGATGTCTTCCAGATTTAAAGGAATCAATGCGTCCAGGCAGCACGCCCGCTGTACAGTCTTGAAAGAAAAACTTCCGTCTGCATTGTTAACCAAATTGCCAAAGACAAAAGAGTAAATACCATGTTTGCCTTTTTCATCTGAGTTGTCTGTGGAACTATAAAAGGCTCCCATTGTATGATGTGAGTGCGATGTCAATACCAGCACTTTATTGGGGTCATCATACCAACCGCCGGTTCTTTGATAGCTGATAGACGCGCCGGAGACTGTTTGTTCCGGAACTTCAACCAGATATTTCTGTTGTTCTTTATCCCACCAAATCTGGGCCATTACTTCGTTCTTATTGACCTTGTAAATGTCACGGTAGAAACGGATGATTCCATAGAACAGTTCGCCAGGAATTTTAGGAATATCACCGCCCTGTTCAAATGATTCTTGGACAGATGGAGAACCAATCAATTTATTTTTAAAGCTTTCTGATTTAACCCAGAAATCACCAATAGCGGCTTTAACAAGGCGATACATCCCATCTTCGGCAATGATATAATCGCCGTCTTTTGCTTCGTCTTTAGACGTAACAACTTTGGGAGTTTCAACGCCAATCATTCCAAGAAGGTCGAGTTCGTTCAAATCTGACATGATATTTCCTTTTAAAAATACAGATTATTCGCTTCCCAAAACGCCAGACAAAAGGCATGTATAGGAGCTTTGAATTTCTTCTTCCATCAAAAACGGCTCGTTCTTTTTGTGTTTGGTGTAGAAGTACCGAAGGGTTCTATTGGAATTACGATAAGGTGAAACCATTCTTTCCAAAAAGCTGCTTCTGAATTCGTAATCGTATTCCAGGTCGCGGTTAAATGTAGACGAGAAAAATACACCCGGAAGTCCTTGAATATCAAAAAGATTTTCAGAAGCCAGGATATCATTAACCAGTCTTTCATTTTGTCCCCAGCAAATACCATAACCACTACTGTAGTTATTCATTCTCAATCGCCACAATTTAGTATCGGGACGCAGATTATCACCGTTGCAAATAAAGATTTCGCAGGCGCTTCGAATACATTGGCCCGTATGGCTTGCCACGATTTTCATAACAATGCCGGGAAGACGAACATTGATAGGGTCATATCCTTCATACAGGATTGAACCCGGTTTGGGTGGCTGATAAATCAGGTAAGTTTTAGTTTTTGGAGTTTCCCAAATTCTTAAAATTCCTGGAGGAAGAAGACCTGTGTCCTTAGCCTCCAGTAAAGGTCCGGCTAAAGCCGCAGAGGCCGCCGCAGTGGTTACAATTTTAGACCGCTTTTGACCATTAATATCAATCAATGTCAAAATAGCCTTTTCTTCATTAATAACCTCAATAGTGTATTTGCCGTTCATAATCTAATTATTCCTTCCAGCCAGTTCAATAAATCTGGCAATTTTCGCAATTAAAACTTCCCTAAAATAGTCCGGATTTCTTGCAAATTTTACAATGTTCATATCGCCAACAGTCGGTTGCCTTAAAAATGACTGTGTCCTAATAAGAAATTTTATCCCTTTATTGGCTACCTCTTCAGGAACCAAAATATCTTCAGTGTCTTTTCTATGCCTGTAAACCGAGTTGATATGCATAAGGTCTTCATTAGAACCTGGAGGAGTGAATGCAAAAAACCCAGATGTGTCTATACCTGCTATTAGGCTTCCTTCAGAATCCATATAAATACCTGAACCAAAACTTTCTAAAGCATTTCTATTTACAAGGTAATATTTCGACGAAACGGTGGACGTTTCTTCTGATTCTTTGCATATTCTAAACTGAAGAGTTCTAGAAGAAAGGTTTTGAAATATGTTTTTATTCAAATAAATACAGGAATAAATGCTAAAACTAGAGTTATAAACCTTGGTTTCATAGACATATGGGAAAGCAATAGAGAATGCACTTTCAATATCCATCGGAGACATGAATTGGAATCCAGACCTTGCAATCATCGCACATTTAAAGGTTTTTTGTAACTCTTGTCTGTACATATGGGCCTTTCATTTAATAACCGTTAGGGGCAATTCTCTCTAATAGATTTTCAGATAATATAGACTCAATAGGAATATTGACCCGCCAGGTGTCATCAGTCCTAACAAAAATATCGCCAATTCTTTCTTTTTTGACCTTAAGGACGTATTCTCCGCGAATCTTATCCATGCCCATATATTCTCCAAAAATGTCTTCTCGAGAATACCTAACATCAACGTAAACTAAGGCTTTGCAAATTTGTCTGAACCTTTCGTTATAAAAGAGAACATTGATGTCATGGGTCTCAGGATTAGGATTAAATCTAATAGTAATGAAGCCCTTATGATTGTCTTTTATCCTAAAGAACGGCTTCGATTTTTTATCCCAATATCCATAATGTTTAATCAGTTGGGATAATGGTTTTTCGACAGACATTTCGCTGTGTACAATAATCGACTTAGATAGAAGAGTATCCTCTATCTCTATCTCTCTGATACGAACAGACTTAAAAAAGACATTGAAAGAAGAATGGGCGATATTTTTAGGAATTTTTATTTTTCTTCCAGACTCATTCGCCATTTTTAGAAAGAGCAATCTTAACAAATCCTGATATTCCATACCTTCCATCTTGAGTCCTTAAATATATCCGTCAATAAGGGCGGCGGCGTCTTTAAATATTCTTTCTTGTTTAGAAATATTCAAAGGTCTTTGCAGCCACAATGTCGGATTAAAGTTATCAAATATCCGCTGAATCAAGTCTGGCGTGATATATGCTGTTGACCTTGCTTCACGAATTCTTTGGATATCTTCTATTGCAATATCAACAGATTCACCCTTTTCAAAAATAGCATTAAGGTTTTCGATAGGATTCGAAGAAACATTTAAAAGGACGCTGATTTCTTTTTCAACTTCCTCTTTTTGGGTTTCAATTGCGTTAAGTATAGACAAAAAATCATTACTAGAAGACATGACATTCTTCCTTTCTAAGAGAAAAAGGACTCTCGGTATTTTAATTTACCGGAGTCCTTTCAGAATTTTACTTACGCTTTAGAGCCGGTATTGTTCTGGATTACCAGGAAGCCTTCGGCGTCGATAGTGGCAGTGAAAGAAGAGCTGTCACGCAGGGCAGGGAATTTTTGCTGTAGGGCAGTCAGCATTGCTTCTTTGGATGTTTTGCGGCCAGCCGGCAGTTCAAAATTTTCGCCTTGATAGATGTAGCCTTTTACTTCTTGAGTCATTTCTTTTTCCTTTTTAGGATTGTTTAAAAATCGGGTTAGTGGCGATTGTATACCGCAATCACTTGGCCCAGAACGTCGGTAATAACCAGAGTATCACCGGGGATGATTGATTCGGTTGCGTACTGCTTGAATTTTTCCAGAGATTCAAATACCAGGCGGTTATCAATGCCGAGAACCAGGGCATTTACATCTTCTTGAGTATACGGCTCTTCACCGTTCATGCTTCGCAGAACTTCTTCGGCATCCATAGGATTCGAAGCTTGTTGCATAGTCGAAAACAATTCGTCGGCAGTAAGCAATGGTCGCTCAACCTGGGCAGGAGCATTTGCTTGGGCGCTAAACGCATCTGTCAGGGCGCGAGACAGCTGTTCGGTTGTCAAACCTGTGCCTGTAATTGTGATTTGGATTTGTGACATGTCTTTTGTCCTTACCAATTTAGGATTTTAGGAATGGCGTGTTCAAACAATACCACTAGCGTTTCCAATTCTGGACCGCTAACAGGAATTGAATATTGCGATTTTACGCCGGCTGCGTTTTGAGAAACGGAAAGAAAATAAGGAGAGTTTCCGCCCTCTGCTCTGGTCAGTTTGATAACTTTCGTAGAGCCGCCAAACTCGTGAAACATTTCAGCGTTTTGGCCGCGTTTCAGAGAGTAAAGCATTTCAGATAAATCAGGAATTCCTAATTTAACACCAATCTTTTTATCTTCCCATTGATATTGTTTTTCACTTCCAGAGCCTTCACGGACTGGAGCAATTTCAAGGAAAATATATCCACGACTCAAAACTTCCCGTCCTGAATCGTTATTAATTTTTGGGTTTCCTAAACGAAACCGTGCTGCTGCTTTAGACTTGTAAATTGCATAGTCCAATGTGGCCTCTGCTGGATTAAATGTACTCATTGCTATCCCTTACCAAGGTGTTCCAAATTTGTCTTCACTGCCTTTGTCCTTACCTTCGCCCTCACCTTCACTCTGTGCTTTAGGTTTAGCTGCCTGGCCTTTATATTGAGACGGAGGAGGCTCTTGGACATTGTAGCTAGGAGTAGAATTAGAACTATTATTGTAGGCCTTAGAAACAGCAGCAGTAATGGCTTCTCTCGCCTCTTTACCAACAGGACCAGCCGTTTCCTGATAAGTTCCATCTTGTTTTTTATAAGAAGGAAAACCTATAAAAAGACCATTTCTTCCATTATAAACAACAATATTAATTTGGACGAAACCGCCAATTTTAACAAAACCCTTTGCAAGAGCATTGCCATGAGCAGAGTTTTCCCAAAGGGTTACATGAATATCCATTATTTATCTCCCTTTGGTTTGAAATTCGCAAAGTGACGATAAATTTTCTGTTCGGCCAATTCTTCTTTTTTGTTTCTTCCATAGAAATGAGAGCAATCAGCATAATAACGGATGCGATAACCTCGTTTTGCCAATTCTTTCATTGCATTGCTCATACTTCCGAAGAAGTCGATTCCTGCAAATGTCAAATCATATTCGGAAGGCGGCATCAAGAAATCGATGTTATCAAATCTTTCATGAACAACACCGTTTCCCTCTGATTCTGGAACGGCAATCAGGTTTTCTTTGCCAAACCAATTATCAGATTGAAGAGTAGCCTTGATGACTTTCTTTTCAGGAACAAGCCCATTGCCAGACCATTTGCTATTGGTACTGCCGACATAGTCGACTGCAACAACAAAATCATGAGAAACTTTCTTATCTTTCAAAGAAGATTGGAGTTTTTCAAGACTTTTGTCTGCATTTGCAATAACTTTAGGGCTTTCAGGATTTGTTGTTTGGTCGTTCAACATTGACACAATGAGAACGGATTTTCTTTTTGTTGTAGTTTGTTTTTTCATTTGTTTCTTTTATTATTATTGTTATCGAAACAAGGTATTATTTAAAAACAACCGATGTACAATCGAAAGCTTTCTTTAAAAGCTCTTTGAACTGCTCTATATTTAGTTCCATTTTACAGGTACTAAATGAAATAGAGGCCTTTTTATGTTCAGGGAATGTGTGCCAAGCCCAATGGCTTGTGCTCAACAAAAATACGCCGGTAGACATTGCTTTGTTCCCAAAAATATAATCGCAATAGCCCACGCAGGACATATTTAGTTCAGATAAAACAAATTCCGAGCAACGTTTTATATATCCGTGCTCAAGATAAATATTTGGGCTCTTTTCAAATAGAAGCTCAAGATTATAATCGAAAATTTCCATATAATACCTCAGGGAAATGCCGATAAAGGCTGGTCACTCAATGGACCACATGTGGATACTTCCATAAAATATATAAGAGCCTTGGCCCTTTTAAGGTATCCACTCACATCGCCTCTGTTTTGTTTAAAACAGTTTGCATTCTAGAGGGCATTCCTTTGCATGGACATTTAGTCCTTGCGTTTAAGCATAAGCTCTACACTTTCTTTATGGGAAAGAGTTGAAGCTTCAAGCTCATTTAAAAATGTTTTAACCTTGTTTTTGAGGTCTGGAGAATCTATATCTCTCCGCATTTCTGCAATCAAAGATTTCAATTTTTCATCTTCAATTACAGCGAATCTTTTATCATGCTCAACGGCTTCTTTGTACATTCTGAAGAAAATGAAACCGAGGGCAATAAATACTATTACATAAACCATGTTTAACCTCTATTGTACGTTATGTTCTATCCAATTTGAGATATCAACAGGAGAGTCAATATCTATATAAACAGAATTTGAATCAATAGGAATGCCTGATATATTTGCGTATTGATAACAAACCTTAATATGGTTTAAGATTTCTTCTATGTAATATACCAGTTCACTTACCATTCCGTAAAAGTTTTTATTTACATAGATATCGGCGGTTCTAACCATTAAAACTTTGCCGTTTGAAATTAAGGACATGGTAACAGGAAAAGAATTCCCGTCTTTTTGTATCCCAGAGTAAAAAGAGCTTTCTATTTCTTCATATATAAGCTCATTACTCCATAGCATCTTTTTAAGGACATATGTTTTGTTTTTATCCTCTATTAAGGAAAAAGCCCTTCTTTTGTCCACTAAGTTAAATAGAGCCATTTTGCATCCTATATCAAAAAGAGAGTTCAACCGGCTGATTAATTTCGCTTAGAATGAAGTCTAAGACAAATTTAATTCTGAATTCTTCAACCATAATTGCTTTTGTGTAAACTGAATTTAATCTATGGTAGGTCACTGAGCCTGCTGCAATACTGTCTTTTCTATTCGACATAAATTCCCAGATTCTTTTAGAAGAAATGAATTCTCCATTTTTATAAAAAGGGATATAAAAAGATTCTCCATCTTTGAAAGCATAAAGAAATCCGACCCTGCCCATTGACCCGCCATCAAGAGAGAAAGTAAATCCAAGATTATTTAACTTTATAATCAATGGATGAGCAGTCTTATTTAAAATACTGAAATACAATTCCGGAAGGCTATATCTAGAAGTATTAATATAGTTTCTTTTCTTAAATATAGGATTCATATTAACTCATCAATCTTAATACATGATCTATGGCTTCTTTTTCGTCTCTTTCTAAGAGCTTGAAAATAAAAAGTATCTGGGCCAATGCTGCTTTATCTTGAAATTCAGACCTAGGGTCCAATTTGCTTTCAATTTCGTCAACAAATCCTTTGGTAAATCTATTCAATTCCAAATCGTACGGAATTTTTATAGAACCATTTTTATACCAAAGATTAAGAATCCTAATGTGCACTGAATTTCCAGATGACCCACCATAAGTCCAAATGATATAACTATTGACGGAATGGCATTTTTTAATTATAGAGGAAATGAAATTATCGTACTCTTTATTTGCAATCTTACAATAAACTTCAGGCAGAGGATATTTTCCAACAATTCGTTCGAGCCATTTTCTTTTTGTAAACATTTCAACCTCTATGATAATGAATAGGTGGGATTGGGTCCGCTTTTAAACGACATTGGCAAAAGATGCCCATCTTAGCGGCCCGCTCCCTAAACTTTTATTTCATTTTCTCTGCCCTGTCTTTGGCACTTTGAGGAACGCCAGGCAGAGGAAACCAAGCGATGTCGAAACCATGGATAAAAACATCTTTTCTGCCTACACCATATTTACTCACGCACCACACCATTTTGTTTTCGGGCGGCGGGACTTCTTCGGCATCAAAGCACATGATTTCTTTTGTAGAAAGAATTTCATTTTTCATCGGAATGTCATTCTGCTCAATTCTCCAGTATCTCTGGAGTAGATAATTACATTTGCACCAGCTTCTGAAGTCCAGCCATGAGAGCTGCTGTAACTGTCTTTAGCAATCAGGGTTTGATGCTGCTCCACAATAATGCCAAGGTTTTCAACTACACGACGATGATGTTTATCGCCCATGTGTGCATAACGATATTTTGTCCTTCCCCAAATTTCAGGGAATAAAGAAGGAACGACTGAACCCATTTTTGCAAATTGAACTTTATCCCCATGATGATAAGCAAGCATTGTTTTACCAAATTCAATTGCGTAGAACGGGAATGCACTTTTAACTACCGAAATATTTGGGTCGTTCTCGAAATAGTAAGAGAACAGCTCTTGTAGCCATAACGAACCAATAGGGTCATGATTACCTTGTGCGATTAGCAGTGTTACATTGGTTGCTTTTACTCGCGCCTTTTGAACGAAGTAGGCAATAATCCTTACGGCAATAGAAATTAAATCAGAGTATTTAGTGTCCTGGTCTAAGATATGCCGCGATGCTGGTGTTATAGGCAAAGCAGAATCACTATGAAGAAAGTCGCCTAAGATATTTACTATTGCATGTTCAGTATGAGGTGTTGCTTCTACCATAGAATCGATGACTTGGTAAATCTTTTCTGTGGCAATTTTAGTTGACCACTCTTCACCAGATTCATTTTGAGATGCAAACATACCTAAATGGTAGTCTGTAATGGTATACTGAGCCAATAGACCTTGACCACTAATAGGGCGCGGCACAACTGCAAATGGAGCAGGAGTTACAACTTCTTTAAAAGACTCCATTGCTTTTGATATTGTTTCGGCAATCAAATTACCCCTGCCATCTTTCTTAACCCATTGCAATTTGACATTACCTTCAGCATCATATAGGGTTGATGTACCATTACAAGGAGAAATTTGAACTGGTGTTTCTACTTTACCAGATTTTTTATTAGAAGTAGGAAGAGTAAGAATAGCATGTGCATCATTAGCAGTAGTATCAATTTGATTATTTTGTTCCGATTCGATGCGGTCATGAATCTTCTTACTCAACCTAATTAAAAGGTTACCGATTGTACCGGTTGAAATATTTAGTTTTCTAGCAGCTGCACAAGTACTACCTGTTTCAACAATGGCTAGAATTTTTTCACGTTGGCTTGGAGTTAAATCCAATTCTAACATTTTTTGAAAATCATATTTAGACATGTGTTTCAATTTGCTCTTATTATTGTTATTATTTTGAGAATTCTGTTAGAAAACCGGCACATGATAACACATGCCGGTCCTTATTTTCATTTTGCATAAAGGAAGTGCAGTCTACAAAAACCGCATTTACCTTGTTTTATACTTCAACACCGCGCAGCAAAAGTTCTTTTTTAACTTTGGCTTTACGTTTCGGAGAAAGATTTGGCAGCATATCTTTCAAGACTTTAACAGACATGCCTTTTACAGACACTTGCTTTTCTTTGCGTTTTGAAATCAAACTTTTCATTTCGTTTCCTTTTTAAGTTAAACAGCCATTTTAGCCTTTAAAGGGCCATGAGATTCGTAACCATCAATACGGATATCTTCCATCGTATAGGAGAAAATATCTTTATCTGGATTTAACCATAGCTTAGGCAGCGGCAATGCCATGCGATAATATTGCTCTTTAAGATTATCAACTGCATTCTCATAGATATGTACGTCACCCAAAGAGCCAATCAATTCGCCAACTTTCAAGCCTGTTTCTTTTGCCAACATATGTGTTAAGATAGCATAAGACAAAATGTTAAATGGAAGACCTAAAAACAAATCAACACTTGCTTGTGTCCACATGCAATTTAGCTTTCCATTTTGAACCTGGAATTGAACTTGAGTATGACAAGCTGTCAAAGCGGCGTCGTTAATTTGTGCTGGATTATAAGACAACATAATCAACTTACGGCTATTAGGGTTGGCTTTTAATTCCTTAATTAGCCAATCTAATTGGTCGAACGTATCAAGTTCTCCCCAATCTGGAATTCCAAAATCCCGCCATTGAGTTCCATAAACACAACCAAGGTCTGCATAAGATACTTCGCTAACTTTCTTGCCGGACCATGCCTCATAATTGTCAGACCAAATAGTGCGCTTGTCTTTCAATTCTTCACGAGGTTTACCATATTGAATTTCTGCTAAACGACGCTCATCAGAACTGCCTTCAATAAACCACAATAATTCGGCAATACAGGCCTTTGTAGCCATTTTCTTAGTAGTCAGTACAGGTAACCCTTCTGACAAATCAAATCGAATCTGACGGCCAAATACAGTGTATGGCGTAGGAATTTCTGTACGGTTTGGCTTAGGTGTTCCATTCTCAAGAACATCTCTAACCAAATTTAGATATGGTATCATTTTATTTAATCCTATGAATTTTGTTCAAAACGTCTGCATGTTGTTGTGCATCTTCCCTATTGGTATGCATTAAAAGAGAATTCAGCAATTGATAATCTTTATTAGAGCACGTCCAAGTTTCATATTGTGCATAAAGACCATAATCGCTAATTTCAACATACCAATATTTGTCATCTATTTTAAGTGAATTAACTTCCGGTTTTGGAAATTCATAAATACCGGCTTTAATGAGCTCTGGCTTGCGGCGATATTCGTTATTAATGTCCCATTGTGGATGAAAAGATAACCCTTCAAATACTGCGTTTGGTTGTACATTAGCCGCTATCCTAACTTCCCATCGTTTCCACGGTTCATCTGTCTCTATTGCGTCTTTTGCATACTTTGCCATCAATTCAGCATGTGGATGTTTTGCCATATTATTCGCCCTTATCTTTGTTACTATTCATATACCGCTCTTGATAGACTCGGCACTGTTGAATACCTGGATATACCCTTATGCCTACAGTCGGAACGTATTTGAAATCTATGCCATCGACTTTGTGTCCAAAACACCGGATATGCAAAGCAAGTTCATCTTTATCACTAAGTGGCTTTTGAATTTGAGAGTTTCTGTCATTGAAATAAAACATAGCTGTTGTTCTCAAATGCTGTTTTAAAGCAGCATAATCCCTTGCTATTTCTCTATACGTCAGGCCTTGACATCTCGATTTGAAATCTTCATAAGGATAATGATTTTTCATCAGTTCCTTAATTACTAAATTAGACTTAGCGGTAATATCTTCGCATTGCAATCGTCGAATAAATTCATTGTTAGAATAGAATAGATTTAAGATGTTTACTGGACTCTTTCTGTCAGGACAATCCTTTATGTATTCTAAAAACCTTGAATACATAGGGCGCTGCATTGCTTTTGCAAGTTTCTTTTCTGGCAGGTCTGTAAAAATGCTTTTCTTGAATTGTCCAGAATTTGCAATCGCCAAAAATGCTTCTTCTTCTATCGTGAATTTGCAGCGGAAAATTCCAAGCACTCTTAAAATTTTTGACCAATCGGAAGTAACAAGTACATCATTCCCATTGTAAATATAGAAAAGACCAATATCATTTAACTTAAATCCTTGAGTTCTAAACAATTTTCCAATCATTGCTCCGAACATACCATAAGAATAGTAATTCAAGGTATAAGGCACATTGTCTGATTGAATAAGGTCGACCTGAATCATTCTTCCTTTGTAGTCAATCAATAGGGATGCACCGTTAACCTCAACAATACGTTCGGCTTCGTTAAGTCGTGCCTTAACAGAGTCTGTGTCAGAGCAAATAATGTCAATGTCACCGAAGTCTTGTTTATCTAGAAATGAATCTGGAAATCCATGATTCAAACCTTTTAGCAGTTTTGAGATAAATACGCAGGCTTCTTCGTATTCTTGCCTGGTCATTCTTTCCGTTTTGAATATATTTCCGCCCATATTAATAGACCTTTGTTTCTTTGGATTCTAAATATTCAAGCCAAAGTTTGTATTGTTTTCTAATGGCATCCTCGCCAACGCTATTTTCTCTTTTTGAGTCTCTTTCAATTGCCTCTTCTAGAGAAATAGGAAACTCTTTGACTTCAAAATTATACCCATTTTTATGAGCAAATTTTTCCCAAAAGTCACGCGTCCCAGGCTTAAGATTTGTATCGGATATGATAATCCCGTCGCCAGATGATATTGCTGATTGAGCAAGGGCCACTTGAAGTTGAATGACTTTTACTTCATTGCCTTTTGGATTATATGTCTTCCAATTGCCGCCGGGCTTAATAATATTAAAGCGAATATAATCCTTATTAATATTAATCATATTGAAGAATTCTATTTCATTTAGACTTTTGACCCCATGTAGTTTTTCCAGAAGTAGAAACACCAACAGTAATTATTAATTTAGGCATATCAAACCCATTTTTTGATTATAGTAAAATAACCGCCCGTATTTAACAGGGCGGTTTTGCTTTTCATCAATTTGTTTGTTTAAACAATCCATCTATAATTTTAAGAGCGTTACAAATTAATTCAATACCATGGACCGATTTAATGTCGATTACTTCCAGAGATTTAAGTTTGCCTGAAGAATATTCAACTTCGATGCAACACTCTGACCTTAAAATTGCGTCATATAGCAAATGAGCTATGCCGGTATTAATAGAGAAGAGCGTATATGAGCCAATCTCTCCGCATTTCATAAATTTTGGTTTGCCATTATTTGAGGTTGAGAAATTGTAGTGAGGGTCAACATCAAGCTTTCCAATGTTTGTAATGAGGAACTTTTTGGTGGCCATAGTCAGTCAACCTTTTTCATGAACGTAATGGGCGTTGTGCCGTATAAAGGTGTTTTACCATCCCATTTTTCAATAAATTGCTGTTGGAGCAACTGTTCAGTGATACCTTCTGATTTCAGTTTATTTGTTTCTGCTTCCAGACGAGCTAATTCCAAACGCTTTTTCTGTTCTTCAATTTGCTGGTCAATTACAGCAATGTTTTGATTGACTTCATTGCGTTTATCAATACGGTCTGTAACAGATTTGGAAAACGTTAATTGTGAACTGAATGTCATCAATTCCAGGCCGCGCTTTTGGAATTCTGTCTTAACGATTTCTTGAACCTTCTGCTCAAACGCCAAAGAGCCGCCTTTTGCCATCAATTCTTCAGTGGTATATTTGCGACTTTCCTCTTTCATAAGGTCGAGGATTTTCGGCTCCAGGATATTGTCTTGAAGGGATTGAATGAATTCAGCGCCATATCCGAGCTGTTTGTTGTCAAACACAACATCAATGGCACGTTCCTTCACAACACGAAATGTATAGACCGGCGTAGCAGAAAAGTCTGTATTATCAGAGGCTTTCAAAGTAACGGCCTCTTCAAATTTACCACGTTGTTCCCACAAAGGGACCTGATACAATTCAGTGCCGGGAGCGATAGTCCAAACACGGCCTGTAACAATGGAGAAATCTGCCTTACCATTTCGGCCGTAGTTTTCCATCAGTACGCCCGCTTGGTTTGGTTCAACACGAGAACAAGCTATCAATAGTACAGCAAGGACCAAGATTGTTAAATGTTTTTTCATAATTCTTTTCCTTTCATATATTGGAATAGCAAAAATAGTGGATATGCAAATGCAACGATGATTCCGGCCATTGGGAATGGGAAATGATTAAATATCCATACACCAAAAAGGAATAACGCAATGCATAAAAACACATTCAAAACAACTTTATTCATTGCTATTGTTCTTTCTTAAAGAAACCCAGTATAAGCGCTCCTAATCCCGCCAATATTGCGAAGGGAAGAGTCAACGGCCAGAATATACATCCAAGAGGTGTAAGGATTAAGAATAAGGACTTTTCTTGCATTTCCCAATCTTTAATCCATTCTTTTTTAAAAAACCGAATGTAGATACAGATGGAGGAAAAGAGAATTGTCGCAACTGATAAAAAGATAATATTTTCCATGTTAAATCTTTAAATACATTGATTACTAATATTTAAAAACAATTCTTTGTATATATTCTCTGCTCTATTTAAATAAGTTTTACAAGAATATTTATCAATTGTTTCATCATGAATACATCCAAAGAGATATTCCGCGTCCCATTTTATCTTATTGATATTGGGAACATCTGCTTTGAATATTGAATTGTCCAAAGGAATCATTTTATTGTCTCTAAACATACAATATGTATCCAGTATAATATTTTCTAGATTAGAGCATCTTGCTTCGGAATAATAAACTATTTCCGCGTCTTTGCCTTGTTTATACACAATAGAAATTAAAGGCGCTCTCCATCCTCTTTTTTATTGTTTCCATCCTAGAAACATAAAGGACATCACCGTATTCAATATTAAAATGACCTTGAATTGTAGGAAGCTCATTATGCCTATCTTGGTCATAAGTATTAAAACTATCTCCTCTTGCAACTGTCTTTTTATTGATGACGCAATCAACAGTATCTATGATTGTTTTAAGGAAGCGCAACTCAACCCCGTCTTCAACTTTCTTGATATGAAAAAATTCAGAATAAGCCATAACAACTCCTATTTTTCAAAAATTGAAGACGAGATACTCTTCATTGCTTTAAGAACCTTGGTCATATTACTAGGAGAATCATCTAAAGTTACAATGTCTGATAAATCGCAACGATAATCTAATTTTGATTTTAAATCCCTAATTGGTTCTTGAAAATATTTACTATCGATTTTGCAGGGTTGATAGTTTTTATAAATGTACCATCCAGAGGAAGTTGACTCTAATCTATCGTTGTCATATCTAAGTGGCTTAAAGAACATATGCTTTTTCTCTGGGATTATAAAAACAAATAGAGTATAACTTTTTAGAAACTGTAATATAAACAGGAGAATTTTCTATTAGGATATCTTCAATTTTCTTTGATTTTTCTAATACTGTATATGCATCTTGGTGAGGATACATGAATATATGTATAAGAAGAAAGAATATTGTAACGGAAGTACACCAAATGGCGCCAGCTTTAGTAAACAAATAAAATAAAAGGCCGATTATTATGAAAACTAATGATATTGATAAAAAGCATTTATCAGGTCCTGTTTTAATACGAAACCACTTCCCTTCTTTGCAGCGACTATCTTTCCAATAGCATTTTGGATAGCCACTGCTTGCATCTACGAATAATCCTTTTATGATTTATTCCTTATCAAATCTCATGTGCATTAGTTTTGGAAGGCGAATTGATTTGCCAGTGCTACTTGGCTGTAGACCTTTAACTGTCCATATTGAACCAATAAGAGGTTGGCGGCCGAATTCATAATCTTTAGTTAAAGTAACTCTTTTTTCATCATCCCAATTCAAACCAAAATCAGCCCAGAATGCAATCTCTGGATTATCAACAGAGCAGCAATACATTGAGCCTATTTGCCCGTTTCGTTTGCCTGCACCATATTTAACTTGTTCAATTCTTACATCTTCAAGATATTCACGAACACGTTTAACTTGTGTATTAACACGTTTACCCATCCGATAGATACCATTAGGGTCTTTTAATACGATACTCTCTCCGCCGGACCGTACAATCGATTCAAAGACCTTATCAATGAAATCGTGGCAATTATTGTTTGGAGAAGTCCTGTAGTAAACGGATGAGACGAAAGGCAAATAAAGCCCTGAAGAAGCCCTTCTATAGCGAGTGGCATAAGGCTCTCTGTCTTCACCATTGTCATCTAAAAGAATCGAATCGTGAATACCGATACTAAATTGGAAATTGACCTCTTCTTCGTTCCAAGATTCTTTTCTATTCGGACTTACCAATCCCGATAATTTTTCCAATGAAGTCTCTGGAAGGCATAGTTCAAATAGGATAAAATCAGACTCGCTATTGTTATAAACCGATTTAAGTTCGCTTATGTTCTGCGATAATACAGATTCTTTTGGTATAAACAAAGGTCGTTGTGTTCTACTATAAACCACTCCGTTTTTAAATTTAAAGCTGAAAACACACCATCTAATTTGTTTTGTACAATCCATCCGGAATAATCGTCAGATTCTTTGTATTTGCCTAACTTCATGAAGTCCATACTAGCATTCCTTTGAAATCTTTTCCAAAATTTCTTTTCCAATTTGCTCTTTTGTAATTGGTGTTGCAAATGCTCTATGAACAATATACGAATCTTTTTATAATATCCAAAATTTTTTCAGAGTCCATAATGTCAAATGGTAGACTCTCTTTGATTTCGTTTTTTCTTACAACCCATGTCGAATTTTTGTCTTTTTCAGATGCACCGTCTGCAACAAGAGGCATATATTCTCTAAGAAGTTCTCCTCCGCCATTAATAACAATTCCGGAGCCATCCTCCCATTGGATATAAAAGACATAGAAGAAATTTATACCATCTGTTAATCGTCCACAATTTTTAAGCAAATAGACTTTTCTAGAAGCCAAAATTTTATCAGGTTCCAAGTGACTGTTCATAACTAATACATTTTCGCTCAAGGCAAATCTAGAAATAACAGACACTGCCACTACTACTTGAAAATAAGAACAATGCCTTTTAGCCATTCAGGGAAAGACTTGAAAAATATTAAAATAAGAATGGTTGTAACTAAAAAGGCAATACCAAGAGAATACATTTTCAACCTGGCATTAGCAGTCTTTACAATATCAATCCATCTAGAAAGACCATACTGATACATTTCAAACTTATTGTTGGTTTCACATATAAAGAATGTACCCATATTCCTTCTATCAGGATATTATTTACGATTAGATTTTGTTTTCGAAGGAGATGTCTCTATAAAGGATATTACGAGAAGTGTTATTACCGCAATGAAGAATGGCAATAATGTAAGGATAATAATACCTGTCCATGAAATAGAGAAATAACCGAACAATTTTGCAGCAATGATAATTAAAATTGCCAAGTAATAAAATGTTCTAAAATTCATATATACCTCACAAAAATAATAGCCCTAGATTATTTTCTAGGGCTCTATTTAATTTACTCTTGGGTGCCGCCGGTCAAAGATTTGAAGTAGTCATCAAACCCTGCGTCTGAAACACCTGTGTTACCATTAGACAGGATTTTAGCAGCTTCGGCTTTACCTTTAGCGTTGATTTTGATTTCACGAAGGAATTCATCTGCTTCAATATCAACGCTGAACGTTTTACCCAGAGAAACATTCAGTGCAACTTCGCCTTTTTTCATTCGCAATTTTTCACGTTGAAGGCCCAGATTGAAACAGAGTTGTTCAAATTCAGATTCCTGTTCGATGTAAGTCGAGAGTAGTGCTTTCTTTTCTTCGAGAATTTGTTTGCGCATAAACACACGATAGGCGGCGTTTCGGTCTACTTTGCCAGATGCAACGTTTTCACGGAGAGCTTCTTCTTCTTTTTGAATTTTCGGCTATTCGGCTTTGATTTCTTTTTCCATGTCTTCAACAGACTGCTGGACAGAGGCACGATTCACACAGGCCTGGTTGATAGCTTTTGTGACGTCTAAAACTTTTTGGTTGATGTATTCTTGGGCACGATTTGAATCTGTGAAAATCATTTCGTTTGTCTGGGTACGAAAGAAAGACATGATAATAGCTTTGAGTTTAGCTAACATGAGGAGCTTCTTGTTTTAAAGTTAATTCGTAAATCTTTAAGTTGTAGCTATCTGTTGATACAGATTGAATTTCTTTTTTGTCAAATTCATCAAAAGAATAATCAAAGAATGTGTCATATTCATATTCCTTGTTTTTGAATTCGATTTCTGATAAATAAACTTTATCTACGAGCCCAATAGAGAGAAAGTGTTTATACAAGTCCGCGCCGCCGATTAAGAATATTTCTTCCCCATCAACAGCAAACAAAGACAAATAATCCTCTACACTCTCTATTGTATAAGAACCATTCCTGCCATCTCTAGTAATAGGAATAACCATTCTTTCATATAAAGTAGGCAAGTCCTTATATGTTTTCATACCAACCAGACAAAAAGAGTTAAGAGTCTTTTCTTTAAAAAACTTCAAATCATCTGGACAGTACCAGGGTAGTTTATTTTTATACCCTATCCCAAGAGTCTTTTTATCGACTGCAAGAATCATATTTAATTTTAAGCCTGCAAACATCTAGATATCCTCATCAGATTTAAATCTTTTATTCAGATTATATTCTATTCTTTTGGCCGCAATTCTTTTGTCTCTTTCTGATGGCTTACCAAAGGGTAAATCATGATTCCGCCGTTGATTCCTCCAAATCCACACATCAAAATCTGCTTTATTCATTTTATTTTGCATTTATATCTCCAAAAGAAACAAAAAGAAAATCCCATTGTTTGCAATAAACAGAACAACGGGATAAAGGTCTGAAGTCACATATCAAAACAATTGGCGGAAGCGGTGAGATTCGAACTCACGGAGGGCTATCAACCCTCGACGGTTTTCAAGACCGTTGCATTAAACCACTCTGCCACGCTTCCGAATAAGGCGTCCTGACAAAGGATAGCACGACATTTAATTTCCAATAAAATGTAATCGTACCTGCATTCAGGACATAAAGAGTTAGGCAAACAGGATGCGTAGAGGTTGTATCGACATTGGGCCTAATATGGCTTCCCTCGAACTTGCAAACGTTTGCCTTAAATTGTTGGAGCGGATTGCGAAAATCGAATTCGCACTGTCTGAGTGGAAATCAGAGGTTCTACCATTAAACTAAATCCGCAATATAGATTACAGTCAACAAGATTCGAACCTATACGTCCTCTCGGACTTCGGCACATTAAGTACCGATATGTCTACCATTATTCCATCATGACTGTAAAATAAAAATTTAGTGGACAGAATTGGCCTCGATTCCAATAACGTCGAAGGTTTGCACCCACGTGGTTTTTCCTCTTAAACTATCTGCCCATATAACTTTATGGTACTCCGAGCGGGAATTGAACCCTGCATCTCAGCCTTGAAAGGGCTGTGTCCTAAACCATTAGACCACCGGAGCATATCTTAGATACTCTATTGTTTTGAGTGTCTATTATTAGAAGTTTCATCAATCAACCTATCGGTAAGCTGTTGAACTTCCAACGATTTTTGCTCCAATTCTTTTGAAAGTTCCATTAACCTCATTTTTAGGAGACTATAAATCGAAGGGGCTTCTTTAGTTTCTGCCGCAGATGCTACGATTACAGTTCGTTTCATTTGCCTTTCCAACTAAACAGATGCAATAACTTTGAAGTCCATAATCAGGATATATCCATACCTGTCTGTGTATAAGTCTGCTATAAGATTTGAAACATGTCTTTTCAAGGACTCGAACATAGAGCCGGTGATATACATATCGTCAACTTCAATAAAGGCTGAATTTCTTCTTCCTTCACGTTCATAAAGGACGAAGCATCTTTTCTTGGACATGTTCTGAGTCTCCTATAAATTTGGTGAAGGGAGTAGGAGTCGAACCTACAATGTTAACCTTTCGGAGCAGATTTACAGTCTGCCGCAACACCATCGTCGTTGCCGTCCCTTCATATGGTGCGGGCGGAGAGGTTCGAACTCTCACGTCTTTCGACACAAAGACTTAGCCTTGCGCGACTGCCTGATTTCGCCACACCCGCATTGTAATCCTTTTCGGGCATCACTCCCCAGAAGGATTCACTCTGGCTAGATATTAAACATCACTAGTTCGGTGTATTATTTCCCTAAGGCCGAAAATACACTCAAAGGCCAGTTAGTTTTTAAGGGCCAACTAACAACCTAGCATTCTTCATAGCAATGCCAGACATCCAATTTACACTTATTGGAAAGGGAGCCATTAACCGAAGGTTCGCGGGATTCTTTAAATACACAGAGCAGTGAGTTCTCGGGCACTCACCACTCTGCATACTTTTTACAGTGCAGAGCCTTTACGTTCTAAGGGTATCAATCCTCATAGTCAAAGGCTAAACCTATCCGAATATTATGTCTCATTATCGGTTCGACGCATTTTATTAAGGAATTCCACACGCAAAAAGACCAAAGTTTTTACGAGAAACTTCAAAACGCACAGACTTACCCTCTGCAAAGAGATCGATTTCTTTGAACCAATCTAAGTCAGACCATTTAACCGAATGGTCATCGGGATTCTTTTAAAACACATAGCAATAGGAACAATAGAGATGCGCCCATTGCTCTGTATCCTACAGAAAGGAAAGATTTTAGTAACTATGAAAATCTAACTAAGCACGCCCTATTTCACCCATCAGGCTGGACCTCTGTAACGAAGTAGGCCACGGAGTTTTTTATATTGAAAATGTTCAAAAGTCACTTGGTGGTTAACTTCACCAAGAAAAGTTCTGGAAGCGAACTGCGGACTCGAACCACAAACTTAGGCTTATGAGGCCTACGTGTTACCAATTACACCAACTCGCTGTTGTATATGCCCATTGTCAATAAATACAGCTGAGTTACTGCCCATTAAAGGCAATGGGACTTAATTATGCCTATCAATTTTTAGAATAATATTTTAGCTATATTACGGAATAAACTAATAGGGCTTAAACATTAACGCCAATTAGGAATAAATCCATTTAGTCTAACATTTCCGACAACCGGAACCTTGTACCTCCACGGCACATGTGCAAGCATTCGCAAC